GATATTTTAACTTTAAATAATACTATTACTGAAAAGATAAATGGATTAAATATTAGAAATAATAACGGGATTATCGAAGATTTAAATGGTAATATATTTACAGCTCCTTTAATAGATATACAAATAAGACCACAAGCTGAAGAAACAGCAGAAGCTAATCAATTTGAAACTTTAAATCTAGATTTATTAGATTATACCATAGGTAATATTGAACGTATTCAGCAAGATGATGGTGAAGATTATATTCTTATTGAAGAAGATGGTATTTATGATTTCTTTATTCGAATAAATTTATATCACGATTTATATAGAGCTATATATTTGACAAAAAATGATGAGGTTATAGCAGGTAGTTTTTCACAAATAACCGACGATACTTCAAATGAAAATACTTGGGCATCTCTTGTTTCATATGCTACAGTAATATGTAATCCTGGTGATAAATTAAAAGTTAAGTATAGAACTAAAAGTGATTATGGAAATTGGAATGTTGTTAAAGTTAGAAGAATAGGAGTTTTAAATGTTAATGACTGATAGAGAATTATTTTCAAAAACAATAAGATTTTTTTGTAAAAATACTGGATTCATTATTAAAGAAGGTATATTAAAATACGAAAATATAAAATTAAAAAAGAAAAATATAAATTTACCTTCTAAAGAGGAATTTGAACAAAAATATATAGAATTTGAATTACAAAATAATTTAAATAATAAATATAATTCTTGTTCTTCTTATATTTATAAATATTACTCAAGTGTTAAACAACAATCTGACTTAGCAGATAAACTTCAATATGAGGTTATATTAAAAGCTAAAGAAGATGAAAATGGTGAACTAATTTATCCTAACTTAGAAAAGAATATCTTAGATAGGATAGTTAGATTTAATAACGGTGAAAGTTTAGAAGATATTATATCTGATATAACGGATGAAGATAAAATAGCTTTTGAACAATTAATTAAAGTAGGTATTAGAGTTAGTTGGGTTCAATCTTGTAAACAAGAACTTAAATTAGCTATACAGGAAAATAGAGAACCTAATTATCCTAATTATCCAGAAGGAGTATAAATGGCTAGTGTTATAAAAAGTAAACAAGGTAATATGATTATAGATAGTACAGGTGTTGATTCTATATTAGAATTTAAAGAAAATGGAATCCCTAAGTTTACATCTCAAGATTTATTAAATAATCTTAATGATGTAAACATTTTAAAAGAAAAACCATTAAAGTTTGATAAAACAGTAACAGTAGGTAATAGTGGAGATTACGGAAGTATAAATGAGGCATTAGAAGCCTTAAGCGAGTATTTTCCACTGTATAAAGCAGGTGGAGTAAATGTAGAAATAAAGTTATTAGCTGGGTTCGTTATGAGAGAACAAGTTATAGTTAATGGTATAGATTTAGGATTTATTACTATAACTGGGGAGGATGATGAGACTGTAATAAGTAGAGAAAGTTTAACATTTAAAGTTTCTGATTTAATAGATGAAGATCCTGATGAAAGATATCCAGCATTTAGTGCTATAAGAGGAGCTACTTTACCTAAAATAGGTCAATTATTTAATATGGATACGACTGGAGAAGATGGCAAAGAATATAATGGTTTATTTGCTATTAATAATTCAAATATTTTAGTTTTACCTTATTGCGGTGTTAAAAATGCTAGTGCATACGGTGCTTTAATTTATATAGGCTCAAAAATGGTCGCTCATTATGGAATATTTACAGGATGTGGTAAGTATGGAATTAGAGTAATAAGAAGTTCAATCCTTGAAGCTAGATATGTGGATGTTAGTAATTCTTATATAGGAATACGAGTTGATTATGCTTCTACTGCTCAAATAGATAGTTCTATTGGTAATGATTGTGATTATGCTGGTTTATATATTAAAAACGCAAGTATAGTATCAGCATATTCATCAAGTTATAAAAATTCTGGAGTTTTAGGCGTATATTTTATAAGTTCACACGGTGATATAAGTTTATCTGATATTACAGATTCTGGAACATATGGTTTAAGTTCAACTTATGGATCTATTGTAAATGCAACATCTGTTAATGTTTCTGGGGCAGGTTCGTACGGTGCCCGGGCTTACAAAAATTCAATATTAAACATTAGTAGCGGCGTTAGTAGAAATTGTGGTAGTTTAAGTATTGTTGCTGAAAGAGGATGTTATATAAATGCTAATGAAACAGATTGCCAATCTAATGGTGATAATGAGTATTATGTTGGAGATACTGGTATTATAGATATATCTGGTTATACTGGTGATGCTAGAACTAATGTATCTACAAACAGTTGGAGTGCTTCTGGTGCTATTAATAATTAAACAAGAGGAGAGTAAATGTACGCATATACAATAACTCATACTGGTAAAGTATGGTTAATAGATGATAGTCAAGAAGGTGTAGTTATACCACCTTGGTGTTATAATAAAGAAGGTTATCATGTAGTAGAAGAACTACCACAAGATATCAAAGACTTATTAGAACAAGAAGAAAGAGCTAAAGAGATTGAAAAGTTAAAAGATGAATTTAACGAAGGTATTATTAAATACTTAAATTCAACTTGTTTAGAATATGGTTTTACAGGTGATAGTCAAACTCAACCTTTTAGAGCTGTTGCAAACTATGTTGGTTTTGATAACGAATATAGAGAGATAGCAGAAAAGTTAGGGGCGTGGATAGCGTCTGTATTTAAAGTTGCTGAGGCTATTGAAGCTGATGTATTAGCAGGTAATAGAGAGATGCCAACACTCGATGAAGTATTAGCAGAATTACCTGTATTCCAAGAATAGGGGTATAAATATGGGATTAGAACTTAAAAGTCAAAACGGTTCTTTAATAATAAATCCTGAAGATGGTAATGATATACAAGAAATTATATTACCACGTTCAGGTGTATATGGAAAAGATCAAGTTTATAATAAAGAAGAGATTAATAAATTTCCTAGAGTATCTACTATCGTTAATAATGCTTTATTAAACCCTGAATCTATCAATATTTCAAATACAGAAATTAAAAAAGCTCATGCAGTAGTCACTTATACAGGTAATGGTGATACACAAGCTATTAATACTGGTATAAGTTCAGTAGATTTTACACAATCTAATAATGGTAGCGGTAATAATGGTAGCGGATATTATCACGATAGAAATGCTGGTGATTGTATAGTAAAAAATGACGCAGGTAGTATTATAGAAGAAGGTGAATGTAAAGTAAATTTAAGTAAAGTACATATAAAATGTAGAAGTGATGCTTTTGACAATATAGTTTTTGATGGATTACGAGGAGTTAGTAAATATATATTTACTAATAAATCAGATAGTGAAGGTTCAGGAACAACAAATGTCTTACAAGAGTTTAATGGTTCTGGTGTTGTTTTGGGTAATGGCGATGATCAAAACAAAGATGGTAGTACATATATGTTATATCAAACATTATACACTCATATTAGATGGGGTAAAACTAACCATAATAGAAGATTTATAGAAGCTTATAACCCTATAACAAAAGAAGGTATGATAATCTATGGTGGTAGCGGTATCCAAAATCATGAAATACCACATAGTATGCAAACTGAAATAGATTTTGCTATCGTTAAATCTTTAACACAAAGTAGACAATGGAACGGTGGTATAACAGGGAGTAGTAGATTAACAAAAACATATTGGAATGCTGGAAGTGAGTATAATAACATTGCTTGTGTTTTAAACACCGAGAATCCAATTTTATCCACTTACAGTATGGACACACAGACAAACGGTGATGGTGATGTTTATATAGTTTACTATAATTGCAATTCAGAAACTTTTATATCAGGAACGTATGTAGGTGATGGTAGCCATACGAGTATAATAAAAACTAAAAATTTATTAGGTGAAAATGTAAAACTAAGAAATCTTATAATTAAAAATATAAATAATATTGGATCTTGGAATCTCTTTGATACTTCTCGAGGTGATAATTTAAGATTGCAATTAAACGACTCCGTAGGTGAAGATACAATTGAATGTAAAATAAATAATGGATATTTTATTCCTAAACATTCAGGGTTAAATACACCAGGAACACAATATTTTTATTATGGTTATATAGATACTAATGCTAGTGAAATACCTGATGATACTTACTATAATCAACCTACAGATAACACTAACTTATTAATAAATCAAGGTAATTTTAGTTATACTAATGGTTTAGATATAAATGGTTATAAAAAAGAAAATGAAATATATACCGGAACTGTTTTAACTAATAATGATCTAGAAGGATTAAAATGGGTAGGTAAATATAAAAATAGTAATAGTTATAGATTTGAAGATAGAAGACCTAATGTAGGTATATATGAAAAAGAAGATGCTGATGATAATAGATTAGTGTTTCTACCTGAAACTGGTAAATTTTATGAAACATCGGGTGGTGATTTAATTACTAATGGAAAATTTGACAAAAATTTAGACGGCTGGTTTGCTGGGGAGGGAAGTGAAATATCATTAGTAGATAATGGTATAAAAGTAAAAGTCACAGATACAACTTCCATTGCGTGGTCTGAAGGTAAAACATTAGTAAGACTTAAAAAAGGTGAAAAATATAAATTAAAATTCACTAAAACTGAAGACGGTGGGTCAACATACGGTGGTTATATAGCTATAAATAACGAAATTGATTTTATAACAGAATATTTAGGTCCAGGGAATCTAGGAACGTTTGAGTATACCTTTACAGCTCAAACAACAGGAGAAGTTGAACTTGTTATTCGTGTACGTGAAGCCGGAGGAGATATAGGAGATTATATAGTAATTGATGACATATCTCTATTTAAAGCTGAACCTGATATATCAGATACACCAATAGACCCTATTTCCTTTTTACCTTATCCAGTATATTTTGAAAACGGTATACCGCAAAAAATAGAAACAAATGATATGTTACCTATAAATATATTAAAAAATCTAGAAGTTGTAGAAGATATCAAAGCTAGAAATATATATGCTGATAATTTATTTGGACAAGGATATGAATGGGTTGATGAAACTGATAAAAAAAGAATGGATGTTAATTATTTTAACGATTCTGATTATCCTATTTTTGTATCTGTATATTTAAGAGATGATGGTGATAGTGATATTAGTTATTTTCATTCTTTATTAAAAGTAGATAACTTACTTGTAGACAGGCATGGATCAAATTCTATTGGATCTAGTGTAGGATTTACTGTCAGTGGACTTGTACCCCCGAAATCTTATTATAGAGTGTATACAATTAGTAATGGTGCAACTAAAATAGAATTTTGGAAAGAATATAGAAAGGTTAAGAAATGATTAAATACTATATAGATGAAAATAATAACTTATACGCCAATCCTTTAAATACAGAAGGATTGACTGAATATGAGTTCCCAATATGGAATGGTAAACCTTTACCACAACATAAGAATTTAGATCAAGTTCAAAAAGATGAAAATAGCAACTATTATGATCTATATAACGAAGATGGGACACCTAAATTAGATGAAATTATAGTTAATTTAAAGAAAAAACTTAATAAACAAATTCTTTCTATTTCTAAAGATAAACTTTCTAAAGCTGAAAAAATAGTATCTGAAAATCCTAGTTACACAGAGGATTATTTTGGTAAAGTTTATCAGCGTAAATATGAAAGAGCTGTAGATTGTATTACCAATGACGCTAATTGTGATAAACTTCAAAATCAAGCGGATTCTTTTAACTTAGATGTTAAAGATTACGCTCAATTAGTTATCAACATGCACGATTTATGGTATGATAAATTAGATTCTTTTATAGACTTAATCGAATACACTCGTGTTAAGCTTAGAGATATTGTAAACACTTCTACAGATTTAGATTTACTATCTAGGATTAAAAACTCACTATCAACTTTAAAAGATGAATTCGACGATTCAACAACTAGAGAGGATATCGATGTTTTCATAGATAATTTAGTAAGCAGTGAGTAGAGGAGGGGTAGTGAAAAAAAGAACATTATCTATAGCTTTTTATAAAGGAGATGGGAGTATTATAGATAAGGTTATAAGAAAATGGACTAAGTCTAGTTATTCTCATGTAGAAATTCTAATTAACACAAATAATTTCTTTTCAAGCTCCTGGAGAGATAAAGGAGTTAGATATAAAGTCTTTATCCCTGCTCCTAAAAACTGGGATATATATGAATTGTCTGTTTTAACAGAAGAACAATATAATTCATTTATATCTTTTTTTATGCAGACTTGCAGATGTAAATATGATTTAACAAATATATTTTTAACTCAGTTTATATCTTTAAATTTAGAGAATCCAAATAAGTATATATGTTCTGAGTGGTGTGGAACTGTTTTAGATTTATTAAAAATTGTTAAAGTAGACCTTCCTTATAAATATAATCCTGAAAATCTTTTTCAACTACTAAGAAGTCAAGGTTTTATTAAAAATGAGTTATAATGATAGAATTATGGTGGAGACAAAAATAATGGAAGAAGCTAAACTAGAAGAGTTTATTGAGATGAAACAGATGTTAAAATCTCTTGCTAATGATATGCATGAGATAAAAGAAAGTCAGAAGCAACTTGTAGAAATAGCATTTGAACAGAGAGCTATTAGGGATGAATTTTCTCAACAAAGAGTAGATATTGAAGCTAAAATAAAAAGAGTTCATAGCAGAATTGATAAAATTACTGATAAACTAGATGAACTTGAAAAGAGAGAAATAGAATTAGATAAGCGAGAGGTTGTTATAGATAGTTTAGTTTTAAAAGTAAAAGACTTAGAAAATATAAAGAGGGAAGTAGCAGTTTTTATGTTTAAGTTCTTTGGAACTATAATTTTAACAGGTTCATTAGTTGGTTTTATTATATTTAAGTTAGTTAAGTAAAACAAAAATAAAGGAAGATAAAATGAAAATTTTTAAAAAACAGTATTATATTCTAGGAGTTATATTAACTATAGTTATAGCTACAATTAATTATAATTATCTTAGTACAAAAAGTGAAGTTAAAAAAGTAGAACAAGAAATATCGCAAATAGAAGAGTCTAATATGGAGTATGACTATGATAAAGAATTGTATTTCAAATGTAACACAACTTTGATAGCTGATAGTGATAAAAGTATTAGCTATTGTGAGAATGTAGTGTGTAATGAACCCCTTTTATTAGGAGAGGATTTTTACTGTAAGAAAAATCAAGAAGTAAATATAACAAAGGAAGAACAATGAATAAAGAAGTATCAATATTTGATTGGAGTAGGTATAAAAGAATAATCCTATCTTTGATTATAGTAACTACAGTATATTTTGCATTGTATAGTGAAGCTGTTTTAAGTTATCTTGCACCACAAGTACAAGTGGGTTTAGTAGGTATCATAAAAGCTTATATGGGAGCATTGTTTGGGTTTATAGTAGCTCTTAAAGTTGCACCTGCTAAAGTAAATTGGAGTAAACCTATATTTAGTATAGAGTCAGGAGCATTTGTAAGAGTTATACTTGTTTTAACTTTTATGTATGTGTCTATATATTATGCTTAAGGAAGACAGACCCTAATGCAAAATATATAGGGGATAAGGATATAAATAGTGTTTTCTCTAAAGGAAACTATGATGAATATAATAGGAGATAAAAATGACTAAAAAATGGTATTTGATTGTTGTAGTTCTATTGGTAGTTTTAGCAGATTTTAGTCATGCTTGGTCTTGCAAATGGACAGCTCCTTATTTTAGAAAATACACTAATCAGTATTTTGGTATAGATTACCCTTATCAATTATTTATAGCACAAGGAGCAACTGAAAGTCATTGTAGAGCTAGAGTTATATCTAATGATGGAGTAGGTAGTCAAGGTATAGGACAGATAACTTGGAGATGGTGGAAACATAAGCTTAGAAAACAAGATATACCTAATCTCAGAACTATTGATAACCAAACAAAAGCACAAGTTTATATAATGAAAGTTATGTATGATAGTATGAATAAAAAGCTACCTATCTGCTATAATAAAGGCTGGGTAGCTTTTCAAATGTATAATGGCGGTAATCTTGTTCTTAAAGAAGTTAAACGAGCTAAAGTGTGTAAGCATAATGTAGCTAAAATCTTTTGTAGAAGAAAGATAATCCATTTTAATAATGGAACTTCTAGGAGTGCTTGTAATATAAACTACAAGTATTCTGAGGAAATATATAGCAAAGCTAAAAGGTGGTATGGATACAACCCTGATTTATACAAAGGTAGGTGGAAATTTTGGTAAGGAAAACAAGATGAACTATTTAAAGTTGATTTGGTCTTTTGTTAGTGATGGAAGTATATTATCTTATTTAACTATTGGGCTATTAGCTTTAAATGGGTTATCAATATATACTGCTAAAAAGTATTATGACAAATATACTATTTTAAATAATAACTACACAGTAACCCTAAACCAACTAAAAGAAGATTGTCAAGCTGAAAAAGATAAAATTTTAAAAGATTTAACCAACTGTAATGTAGCTATGGATAATTTATCTGATTATGTAAATCAACAAGAACTTATAAAAAATAAAACTAAAAAAAGAAAAAGTTATATAAGAAAAAACTCTGTAAATGGGTATATAGATTTTATGGATATTCCTTAAGAGGTAAAGAGATGAAAATAGTATATTATATATTAGTTACAATGCTTGTATTAAGCTTGAATAGTTGTGAGGGTAAGTCGAAGGTTGTAGAGAGTGGAAAAGTTATTATACCTGATTTCTTATTACAAGAAGAGAAAGAACCTAAAAAACCTAAAGTCCATCAAAAGTTAAAAACAGAAGTGGCAAACTATATAGTAGATTATAAAGAAAGTCTTGAAAATGCAAACCTTAAACTAAAATTTATTAGGTTTTTATATTACCTACAAATAGGAAAGGTAGATAAACTATCTGATTTTACAAAAAATAAAAAGGAAGAACAATGAAAATTATAGCAGGTGCAGTGAAAACTAAAGATGATGGATTACACAGTATAACCTTAGAAGACTATCCTGATAAAAGCTTTATGTATCATAGTCAGTTTAAAAAGTGGTACTGGAGATTTAAAGATGAGATGAATTGGCAAGAAGTTAAAGATAAACAACTTATAAAAAGATTAGAAAAGTTAAAAGTGTCTATGTCATCTAAAGCTAGTGAAGATATAACAACTAGAGCTACTAAGAAATTGTTTGATATTTTATATGCAGATAAAAAGAACATTTATAGTGTTGAGAAAATAGATTATAACAAGTTTAAGGTAGAGATTAAAGTAGACGGGAAAGTTGTTTCAGGGATAGTTGAGTTTAAGAAGTAAAAAGGAATAGTTATGGCAATGTCTTTACAAAGTTTAGTAGGTAGAGTACCTAATTATCAAGATTTTAAGATAGAAGAAATAAGAGCTAAAGGCGGAACTGTAATCTCTTATAGAGATAGAGAAAATGGAAAAGCTTTAGAAACTTTAGATAAATTGATAAATATTTATACTTTTAAACCTTATTTAAAACATTTAAAAGTTTTAAAAACAGATATGATACCTATGGGGGTAAATAAAGGACAGGTGTTAGTTCAAATAGGTTATCCAAATGTAGGAACTGATATAACAGAGCTACAAGCTTTGAAGTCTTTTATAGAAGATATGGAAAATAGCACAGATAAATTTGCTAAAGATTTATATTTAACAAACCCAACTATTGTAAAAGAGTCTATAAGAATATTAGGTAGAACACCTATTATATGAAAGGTAAGTTATGAAAATAATATCTTTAAGTTCAAAGAGTAGTAAAGAAACTTTTTACCCTTGTGATGTTTTTGGGTTTAGGTATGTTATAACAGATGGAAAAGATATACTAAATCTTAACACAGGTGAAGTTAGAACTATATCACAATATAAAAAAGATATGAAAAGTTGTAAAAATAAATATGAGGATATCTATTTTCCAAGTAAGGAAAAAGCTTTAGAAACTTTTGAAAAAGCAGGAGGCAGTAAAGAATTTCCAACTTATAAAGTATCTAAGGTATATTATTAAAGGTTTAAAAATGACTTATGATGAAATAAAAGAAGATGTTATTAAGATTATAAACACTATGACTAGATTTCCTATAATGGATAATCTTATAGATAACCCTACACCTGAAGAGATTGAAAGAGCTATGCTTGATGGTGTAGAGGATATAAATAACTTTAAGCCTGTAACTGATTATGATGTAGAAACTTTATATAATAAAGGTAGCAGGTGGAGAAGAGTATTTCATTTAGCAACTGAAATAAATATTTATAGAACTTTGGTAAAAGATTGGGTAGCTAATGGATTAGATGCTTCTATTGAAGAGTTTAACTTACCTAATAAACTACCTGATTATCAAAGCTTACTAGCAGATTTAGAACAGAAGTTTGAAAACTCTGTAAATGCTTTAAAAGCAGGGAAACCTGTTGTTAGGTTAGGTCATTATAGAACAAATAATTCAAGTACATATAGAAGTTCTGCTTATGCTAGTTCTATATGTAGTAATTTAAGTAGTGGCAGAAAGATTTGTTAATTATTATAAAAGGACTTATATGTTAAAAATTATATCTAAGGTAGATAATTCTGTAAAGAAAGACTTAAAAGGTTATATAGTAGGTAGAACTGATTTTAAAAGAAAAAGCTATATCCCTTTAATTAAGAACTTACATAAAAAAGATTTAAAAGATAAGTTAGATGAGTATCAAGCTAAAAAAGCTTTTTTTAATCTTATAAATAAAGGTGCTAAAGAGTGGTTTAAATATTTCGGTGATAATCAGTGGAACAGTTGGAGAGACTATTTTCCTGTAGAGTTAAGAAAAGCTTTAGCAGAAGAGATGTATCAAGATTTTGTTAATGATAAACCTGATATAATTCCCGAACCAAAGGAAAAAATAATAAGTCTTTCTAAGTAGGTTAGCTTTTATATCTCAACTATGTATATAGTATTGTCAGAGGTTAAAGGCTTTGCTATAAAGATGAGAAATATGCCAATAACTCATAAAAATCTCCTCCTCCAAAAGGTGATTTGCTCTTTTATATAGCTATTTATTACCAACTGCTTTAACCTCTGATTTATAAGTTTTATGTATTTAGGTATGTAGCAGGTGTTTATAGTAGTGTGCAAAAACTAGAATTGAGTTCAACTGTAAAAGCCATCGGTGTGATAAAATCTTACCTCCTTATGTTAAGTTACATCTGCTACATCTCTAAGTATATAAATTGTAAAGGAAAGAGATGAAAGAGATAAAAACTGCAAAATATAATAGTAAAGAGTTTCCATTAGAGAGAAAGCTTATAGATGTAACTAAGTTCGACAGTTTTAATCAAACTAAAAGAGATTGTTTATTAACTTCTTTAGCTCAATTTAAAAATTTAAGTTATGAATTGTTGAAAGATATAAGATGGTCTATCAATAGTGCTGATATAAACCATCATCTTTTAAAAATAGCTAGAGCTTCGGGTGAATTAAATATATACTATAGAAAGATTGAAATTTCTAACTATTTCACAATTAAGCCTATTGTTTTTCAAGGCGAATATCTTATTAACCTACCTAGAAAATCCAAAATAGAGATTGTAGAGAATGTAGAAAACAACTATATAAAGTTTTTGTATAGATATAAAATAAAAAATACAACTGATTTAGTGGGTTATAAAATTAAACTTGTAAAAATTGGTGTTATGTTTGTAGCACCTGAAAAAGAAAAATATAAGTATATAGGAAGTATAAAAACTATGATAGGTCAAATGCTTGTATATGTATATCAATCTAAAAAAGAGTTCAAAGATTTAGACAATGGTTGAGTTTCATAAATTTCCTTTAGAGTTAAAACCTAAAGATATAAACTCTTCTGACATTGTTAATCCCTCTAAGGTAGTTACACCTTTAGAAGCAATTATTTTACTGTATTATGCAACTTTAGATGCTAAAGAGTATAAAGAATGTCATATACCTTATGAGTTTAAAGAGTATGCAGAGTTTATGTATAATGAAGCAGGGTTTGATACTTCTTTATTAATTGTTGATTTAAAGCTAAAAGAGATAAACTATCCTTTAGATGAAGATTTAATAATAAATTTATTTACAGGCGGGAAAGATAGTTTTACTTCTTATGTTAAGTATTCTCATTTGAATTTGAAGTCTAAAGAGAAGAACATATTTATAAAAGGATTAAATAAAGCTTATGTTTATGAATATAAACAAGCTGAGTTCTTAGCTAACTATTTAAATATTGATTTAGATATTGTTGAAGTACATCTCCCTAAATTGTTAAATCAACCTGAGCATCCTATGAAAAATTTATTGACTTATATGTTAGCTATAGAGTTCTATAAAGTAATACCCTCTATTTTTTCTTTCGGCTATGTTGAAGGAACTCTCCATAATAATTTAGGAGAAGAACTAGAAGAAGAGGACGAAGAAGAAAGTAAGAAACTAGATGAGTTTATACTTGAAGGCAAAAAAGGTAATTTCAGAGGGAGTTATCAATCACAACTTGTTACAGGTGATTCAGTAGAAGCATCTATCTTGTCTAAGTTTTTATTATGGCAGGTATATGGATATTTCTCTGATAATACAACAGGAACTAAAGATGAGGTAGAAGCATATCAATATATGAACTCTTATGGAGTAGGACACGAAAGTGCATCTTGTATGATGTTAGTTAATTTTAAGGTTAATATGAGAAATGTACAGTTACCAAGATGGACTTTAAATATTGAAGGTAAAAATGTAATAGCAGGTTATCTTGTTAAGGAAGATAAATCAATATTGTATTTATATCAGTTAAAAGATATGCTAGAGGATAGCTCTAAAGGGTTAAATTTAAAAGTTATAGATACATTAGGTAATTTGGTATTAATTAAAGATAAAAGCTCTCTAAAGCTAAATATGGTATATAAAAAAGATTTCATAGGAGATTATGAATGTGTAGGAAGTTGTTTTAAGTGTGCTGAAAGACATTTAGTATATGAAAGACACTTTGGTTATAATTATAATCCTAAGTTCATACAACGATGTATAGAAGTCTTGATTAAGTTCATGGTTACAAAAGAAAATAAAAATAATGTAGATACAACTTCATACACTAAAGATGTATTAAAAATAAAGTGGAGTGAAATACCTAAGAAGTATCAAAAGAGATTACAGAGAGATAATTTTATATAAATTTTTTAAAGGATAGCACGATGTTAGATAAGATAGATTTACTTTTGTTTAGGTTGTTTTTATACATAAAGCTCAAGGTAAGAACTAAAGTCTATATTGATTGTAACACTTTGATTTTTGAAATGGAATATAAAAACACTATTTATAAGCAATATGATTATGATAAGAGTTGTAAAAAAGATATAGTAAGATGGTTAAAAAGTGTAAGGAAGTATAAATAAAAATGCACTTAATTAAATGGAAGAAAATAAAGAACTTTAATTTACTTGATAAGGTAGATAATGATTACTTAAATAAGAAGTATCAATTAAGACCTTTCCAAAAAGAGGGAGTACAGTTCTTAAGGTTTTCTTTTCATTCTATTTTAGCATTACCCACTGGGTTAGGAAAAACATTTACATCTTTATCTGCATACACTTATTTAAAAACAAGATTTAACAAACATGGTAAAGATTTAAAATTAATTTATGTATCAGAGAAAAGTATATTACCTCAAACTAACTATGAGGATTTACCTAAATTCTTTTATGGTTTATCTAGTGTTATGATATTTGAAAACACTAAAACTCAAAGAGATAAATTGTATGATGAATTTGTAGAAGAACAGAGAGATATTTTGTTTTTGAACTATCACACATTGAGAAATGACTTTGATATAATTAAGCAAATGGTGAAGTTCATTGAGAAAGAACAAGGTAATAAAATTATATTTATATATGACGAAGCAGATAATTTATCAGGAGAAACTTCGCAAATACATAAAGTAGCTAAAGATTTGTCTAATATGTCTTATAGAGCTTGGGCTTTAACAGCTACACCTACAAAAGGTAACTTAGAACATATATTTAATATTTTTAGAGCGATAGGGGTTAAGGTTATAAGTAAAGCTCAATTTAGAAAAGATTATTGTATTACAGAAAAGAATTATATAGCTTCTATTAAATATCAAGGTAATAAAGTGGGTGTAGTATTCGGACAGCCAACTAAAAATATAGGAGTTATATTTAGAGGCTCATTTAGAAAGTTATTATATATTGCTAAGTATTACCATAGAATAGAACTTTTAGGAGTTCCAACTCATGGAAGCTTAAAGTTTTTCAATAAAAATAAAATGACTTTTCAGTTCATATTACCTTTAAAGTTCGTAGGAAAAAGCACTATATCTCTTAGGTTATACAATGATAAGGAAAAGACTAAAAAAGATATTTATTTAGATATATCAATGTTTCCTAGTGAAAGTATTATTGGTTATAAGAACATAGATAAGTTCAAAGAAACCTTTAGAGATTATATTATAGTTAAAAGTAAAAAAGAGGTGGCTAAGGATATACCTCCATTTACAAGGCATAAACTATCTTTAATTGAAGATAAAGTGACTTTCTTAGCTATTCAAAAGTATTATATTGAAGAAGATAGATACAACTACACTAAAATAAATATAGCATTAACAACTCCCCAGCTGTTAGATGAAAGTATTGATTATTATTATATAAATGAAAAAGTAAAAGAGTTAATACGGCTTATATATAAGTTCAAGGAAGCAGATGAAAAAGCTATAATATTTAATCCTTATAGCTCTTCATTGGTTAGAGTGATAGAGATATTAGTAAAAGAGGGCTATTTAAAAGAAAATGAGTTCTCAGTTATTTATGGAGATACTGAGGATAGAGATGAAGAGAAGCAAAGATACCTAAATGATAAAGAGTGCAGATTTTTATTTATTACAACTGCAGGAGGTAAAGGGTTGAACTTACAAGTTACTTCTCATTTGGTCTTTTTAACTTTACCTATTGATGCGGGTATGTTAATACAGTTAGCAGGGAGGTTAGCTAGACTTGGATTAACTGTTAAACATCTTAATTTGTGGTTTTTATTACAGAATAACACTTATGATATTGATATGTATAATTTAGTATTTAATCAAATAGCATTTATTCATAAATATAACCCAGACTTATTAGATGAAGGTCTTTTTGATGAAGCTTATGAGAAGAACTTTGTAAAAATAGAAAATGATAAAGATAGAGATAAATTTTTGAAAAAGAGCTTATCTAATAGAAAAGCACGATATTTAGGAAAATATAAGAAAGGGATATAATGGAGAAAAGAGTTAGAATATATCTATATGAGTTAAAAGATAGAGAAGGAAAGCTTATTGATACTCATATAACTAAGCAAGAAGTAACTCCTAAAAATAGAAGATTCTTTAAAGGGCTAATGAAAATGAAGTACGGTGGAAATGTAGTATCTATAAGGAAAAAGAGAGGAGTTTATTATGAATAAAGATAACTATAAGTTTATATGCAATATTAATATAAAAAATAATGGTGATTGGTGGAGATATATTCAAGAGCAGTTGAACACTAAAAAAGTTAGATATGAACTTAGAAAAGGTGCAACTGATATTTATAAAAATAAATTAGGAGATTCTTATAGAAGATTGTTTATTCATCAAGATGATGTACCTATGTATAAAAAGATAGATGAAAATTATAATTATATAATAAAACTATTGATTAGCAAGGGAAGACAAAATGGCAGAAAATAAAGAACAAGTTTGTCCTTTATGCAGAGGAAGAGGGGCTGTTTTAAAAGACGGAAAATTTAAAAAATGCAAGTGCATCATAGAAAAAGAGATTAAGAGTTATCTTAAACCTTTAGAGAAATACAAAGTAAATAAAAAGCTAGATATATCAAATATTGATAAAGATATATTGTTCTATAAGAATGTAAAATATACTTCTTTTATGAATAGAGTTAAATCATTTTTGTTTAAGAAGTTCTTTGATGGAGAACCTGATTATTTAATAGTAACAGGAGGAGAATACACTTCTTATTATGTGGTAGGAGAAGAAAGAGACTTCCACTATATAGATTATCTTTTCTTGATATTAGGGAGAGATAATTATAACCAAAGCTTACAAACAACTATGCTAACATTGTTAAATGATAGGAAAATAAACAACTTAAAAACTTGGATATATATTTATCCTAATACCTCAAAAAGTAAGCTTGTTGATTTATATGGAGAAGAGTTCTACGAGTTTATAATGGATAAAGAACTGCAAAAAGTAATTAAATAAGGAATTGAAGAGATGGGTATTATAGGGAATAAAGGAAAAGACTATGCACTTAATATTCTTAAAACTATATTGTATAATAAGGTTACGACTGAGTTTGATTATATAGAGGGTAGAGAGGAATTAGTATTTAAAGAAGAAGGACAATTAAAATTCTATGAGTTCATCCTAGAGTATTATAGAAAATATGATGTTATACCATCTTTAAAATATTGTAAAGAGTTCTTTAGTGCAGAGAAAGACAATCCTGCTAAGATGGTATATAATCAAATTAGACAGAAGTCAGTAGAAAAGATAAAAGATAATATTAGAGCTACAATAGATTTACAGTTAAGAACTTCTTTATATGTAGTATCTAAGAATATTGCTAAAGAGTTTCAAGCAGACCTTAAATTAGGTAATCCCTCTGAATTAGAAAGCACAGTAGATAAGTTACAAGAAGACTTAATTTTTATAAAAAACAACTTAGCAGAAAAGAAGTCTGTTGAAGGGTTACTACACGAGAAAACAAATGCTAAAGATAAGTATCTAAGTAAGTATAAAAAGAGAAAACTAAACGATGGTTACTATATAGCTAAGTTTGGTGTAGATTTGTTAGACAATACAATAGGTGGTATCCATTCAGTCGATTTTATATCTATTGTGGGATATGTTAAGCAGTTTAAATCTACACTAGCTAGACAAATAGGTTATAACTTTCTAACACAGGTAAAAAATGTAGTCTTTATAACTTTAGAGATGAGTTATGATGATATTGAAAATCATTTTTATACACTCCATGCAAATAATACTAAAAGATTTGGATTTGATAAACCTAAGATAACGAATAAAGCTGTAAAGGAAGCAACTTTAGATGGAGAAGCAGAAGAGTATTTTTTAGACACTGTTATACCCGATTTTACAGAGGCGGAGGATTTAGGCTCATTGTATATTAAACAACCTGAGGGTAATTATACATTAGACCATTTAAAATCAGACTTAAATAAAATACATAAAAATATCATGCCCATTGATTTAGTTATTATTGATAGTCCTCTTCAGATGTATCCTTATTTAGGTAGTAGAAGAAGTAGAGAGGAAATGAACACAATGATAGCAGATATAAGGAATTTGTCTTTAACTTTTAATGGTGGTGAAGGACTTCCTATTATAGCTACATTTCAGATTAATAGAAGTGGTTACGATGAAATGCTTAGAGGTAAAAGGAACTTATATGATTTAACTGCTATTGCTGAATATAATGAAGTTGAGAGGTCATCTACTCATGTAATATCTACAGCTCAAACAGAAGATATGAGAGAAAGTAATGAAGTACAGTTACAACATTTAGCAAGTAGAGAAACTGAGTTATTTGAAACTAAGAAAGTTATGATAGACCCTCAAACAGGTGTTTATTTTAATACAGACAATAAGTTCGACGAAGAAGATGTCGATAGCATCATTGATGAGATAGATATTTAAGGGGGTTGAAGATGAAAGGATACACTGTTTTAGAATTAGCTGAAATGAAAGGAATACATAAAGCTAATATTGAGATAATGAGTAAAGAGAGAACTGATATTATAAAAGTAAGAAAAGAAGAACTTATAAAATTAGAAGAGTTCATTATAGAACTATTGGATTTATTACTCTTTGAAAAATCTAAATAAAGAGGTTTAAAATGACAATAGAACAAATCATAGTATATGTATATCTTTATATAGGAGTTTTTGTTGCACTTCAAATATTATCTGAGAATACATATATGGAGAGTTTATGGGAAGATTTTAAGTATTTTTGGAAGGACTTATCTTTTTGGATAACAGTATTTGCTTTAATTGTAGGGTGGGTAGTTTTCTTTTATATTTATTTACAAGATGAACAGTAAAAGGTAGGTAATTTTATGCTGTTAATTATGTATATTACATCTAAGAGATTAAAAAATATAAAGATTCTAAAGATAAAAAGGTAGGTGTATAATGAATGAAACAAATAATAAAAATAAAATATGTATAAAACCTAAGCAAGGTTATGGAACTGTGTGTTTAAATTGTATGTATTTTGCTAACACATACAATAATTATATTACAGCAGAAACAGAGTATTTTGAACCAGATTTTTTGGGTGCTTTATTGAAATGTAATTCTAAAATAGTTAGCAAAAAACCAATTGAAAGTTATATTCATATATTTAATAAAGACCAATTAGTTGATATATTAAATCATTTAGACAATATAAATTTGTATTTTACAATGTTTAAGTCTAGTGTAGATGATTGTATAAAAACTAAGTTAGTATTTAGGTTTAACACAGAAGAAAATAAAGAAACTGTTTTTAGATACCAAACAAGCACAGCTATTCAAGCTTTACAAGTGCAAGAGTTCATAAATAAGTGGATAGAAGATAATAAACATAAAATAAATAAAATAAAATTCAACCTTGTAGGGGAGGACAAAGATGATAAGTAGTTTTATAATGGCAGGGGCATTTTATACTTTTTCTGCTAAAACATTTGAAGATATGCAGGTCGCTTATATTAAAAATAAAGAACCTAAGCAGGTTATAATAGCAGTTCAACCTTTAAAATGTGATAGGGTTATTGAAAATAAAACTAAAATGTATTCTATATGTGTAGCAGATGGTAAAAAGTTATACACTCATTATAGTAATATTCAAATAAAATAAAAGGAAGAACGATGGAAAAAATAAAACAAATAGACAATTTCAAAGATTATATAGAGTTAGCTCTAAGAACTGAATCTATAAATAATCCTCTATGTGCTACAGATGGACTTCATAGATTATTACATGGAACTATTGGTGTAGTTACAGAAGTAAATGAACTAAGAGTAGCTTTAAATCTTAATGACAATGTAAATACATTAGAAGAGATTGGAGATATATTTTGGTATATAGCTATAATTACAAACTGCTTGGTGGAAGATTTTAATTTTAAAGATAATGAGAATAGTCATTTAGTGGAAGATATAAACTTCTTACTCTTTGAAGCTATAACACCAACTGATAATATCTTTGATAAGATATACAATAGCTCAACTGATAGCTTAGATTTGCTAAAGAAAGTCTTATTCTATAATAAACCTGTCATAAATGTTATAGATGATTTAGGAATTAACTTGTTAAATACAGCTTTATATGCTTCTGAGTTAGTTAGACAAATGGGTGAAGATATATCTGTAGTATTAGCTACAAATATAAATAAGTTAAAAGCTAGATACCCTGAGAAGTACTCAGATAGTAAAGCAGATGAAAGAGACTTAAATACAGAAAGAGATATACTTACTGATTCTTTTACTATTAAACCTTTAGAAGACTAGGTAGTGAAATAGTTTTCTAAAAAAGGATAAATAATGAAGATTATAGCAATGAAGTCATCAACGGTAAAATTTACAGCACCTAAAATCGAAAATATGTTTGTTAGAGAGCTGAAAAGACTTCCTAAGTTAAATAAAATATTTTCTAATATAGTAACTGTAGTTACTAAAAAGCTTAGAGATAAGACAGAATTTATTTTTAGTTTAAATTTCAATGAAGCTTTGAGTAATGATTTAAAAGAAAAATATAGTATGCTTGTAAAGATGTCTATCGCTCATAAGCTTAAGGGTAGTAATTACAGAGTAGAGATAAAGCAGATTAAATCTGTTAAGGATAATGAGTTAAGATATAAGGTTATAGTGTATATTTAATTATATCATATTTAAGCTAGTTTTAAGTTTATTATGATATAATTATAGATGGTTAAAAAGTTAAAGCTCTTTGGCTATTGTTCTTTTTATGTTTATATTTGTTTAGAGAAAATTATAATATAAGTAGCTTTATATAAAAGTTTATGTAATCGCAATTTATATTCCATAATATAGAGTTTCAAACTAAGTGCTATATAAGATTTGTTAGAAAAAATAATATAGAGGGCTGTTAAATGGCTATATAAAGCAAAAGTATTATAAAAGAGTATCAAAGTATATCTTAGTCATCTATGGCTCTTAGAATCTAGTTTAAGAGTGATTAAGATATATAATCAAGCAAATATAAATATATGTTCTTTAAAAAGATAATGTTAAAAATCTAAATATTACTAAAGCTTATAGTATCTCTAATCCTTAAAGATTTTAAAAATTCTAATAAGGAAAGAAAATGAAAAAATTTGATAAATTTCAAAGAGATATTATAAATTATGAAGTAAAAGAGGATTCATGTCTTACAGTCCAAGCAGGTGCAGGTAGTGGTAAATCAACTACAATGGTCGGAAAGTGTATGAGATTGATTGAAGATGGATTAAATCCTAGTTCGATATTGATGACTACATTTTCTAATAAGTCTGTGAGAGATTTAAAACATAAATTTAAAGCAATGTATCCTAATCAAATAAAGTTACCTCAGATAACAACTTTACATAGTTTTGGTATTTACCTTTTAAAAGAGGTTATAGGTCTTGATTTTAAAGTTATAAATGAAAGTCAAGCTACTAAGCTAATGTTAGAGGTGTTAGAAGAGGAAGGCTTTTTTGAAGATGTAGAAGATAAGCAAAAATACCCTTTTGCTAAAACAGTTCAAGAATATATAGCTGTTTATAAAGAGCAGAACTTAGGGTATCTTGAAATATTGTCAGATAAAGACTTTGATATTTTTCAATATTCAAATGAAGTAACTAAGGTCTTTAATCGTTTTCAATTCTTAAGAATAGCAAAAGCATATCATAACAAAAAACAAAGTGAAGAGGTCTTAGACTTCGGAGATTTGGTATATGAAGCTTTTCATATCTTAAGAGAAAATGAAGAGATTTTAGAAGATGTTAGAAAAATGTTTAAGTTTGCTATAATCGACGAAGCTCAAGATATTAATCAAGTTCAATGGGATTTGATTATGCTTATCTTTCAAGGAAAGAAACTTGTCGCTGTTGGTGATAGAGTCCAAAATATCTATAATTTTAGATATTCTATGCCTGAGAACTTTACTCCTGATTATTTAGGTAAATTTTTCTCTAATGTTAAAGAATTAGAGTTAAAATATAACTATAGGAGTAAAAAAGAGATAGTGGAATTTGGAAACATTGTGAGAGTCATTGCAGGTAATACTTTGCAGTTGTTACCATATCAAGAGAGCAAACCTGACTCTGTGAGATTTGAAGCTGTATATGATAATGTACAAGAAGGTAATAAAGTTGCTGAAATCATAAAGGATTTGGTAGAAAATCAAGGTTACGATTATAAAGATATTAGTATAGTTATTCGTGGCAATGCTGTTATTAAAACTATAGTTGAACCTTCTCTTATTAAAGAGAAAATCCCTTATCTTATTAAAAATAATACCACTGGGGCAAAAATGACAGATAGGCTTTCAACGGAGTTGTTTTTTAATGCTTTGTCTGTAGTCTATGATATAAATGATAAGTTTGCTTTTGTGGATTTTTTAAGAGAGTTGGATTATCCTTTGGAAGAAATAGAAAAAGTATCAGATTTTCTGCAAAATAATCCTTTAGAAGATGTTACGAGCTTAGATGATGAGTTCATAACAGATTTGTATAATAATTTTGTATCTATGCATGATTTGCTTGATGGTTATGATAAAGTTGAAATCATCTTATCTGATATATATCATATTATTAAAAATAATGTAAATTCGGTCTATGGTGGGGATTTAAGTTTAGTGTATAAATCTATTGTAAATCTTTGGTATAACATCAAGGCTGAAAATACAGAGAGTAGTATAAAAGAGACTCTCCAAGAGATGATAGTAAGGGTAAGAGATTTTGATGAAGCAAAAGAAGCAAACAAAGTACAGTTAGGAACTATCCATAGTTTTAAAGGATTGGAAAGTAAAGTATCTATAGTTTGTGGATTTACAAGCTTTCGCCCTAAGAAAGACCCTCTTAATGATGAAGCAAATATGCTTTATGTGCAAGTATCAAGAGCTATGGAAAAGCTATTTATAGTAAATAGCTACAATTTTGTTAGCAAGAATTTTAAAACAAGTGAAGGTTATATAAATGAGTATCTTTCAAGTGCTGTTTTAAAATATAAAAGGCTTAGAGGTTTGATAAGAGGTTAAAATCCTCTTATCATAAATGTATATGATTAGAGTCTATAAGCTTTAGTAATATTTAGAGAGGTAAAAAGATGAGTGAAAATCAAGATATAAAGCTGTTAGAAAAAACAGACGATTTACTATGGGTAGTAGAAAATGAAAAGTTTGTCTATGATAGTGGCAACTGGTTTTGTATAGCTGAAAGCTGTGAAGGTTGTGAGTATAAAGAGGTATGTCAGTATGAAGAAGATGAACTTGAAATATCTCTTATTAAAGCTACAAGACGAAATGTAGGGGCAGGGTTTAAGGAAGATATAGGAGATGAACCATCTTCTGAGAAAATAGATATAAATAAATTAGAAAAGTATCAAAATAAACATCTTAAGTGGATTGATAATGAAAAAGGTTATTTACCTATAAGTAATAAGAGGATATATAAAAAGATTATAAATATAAAAGAAACCAACTATAAAAAGAATGAAATACCTTTCGTTTTATATAGTGAAGATGATGAAGCTTATTATTGTGTTAGACAAGTTTGTTCTAATTGTAAATATCTTGATAAGTGCAAGGTAGAGTTACAAGAGAAAGACTTTCAAATGTTAGTAGTGTCTAATGATATTCGTAGTCAAGAACCTAGAGGATTTACAATTTTATCTAAAGAACCAAATTGGGTTTCTGTCTTTGTTAACGACAATCTGAGACAGGAAAAAGGGTTATTAGATTTTATAGATTTTATTTTTAGAGAAGAGTTAAGGGTAGATGTAAAATCAGACCAAGCTTATTTTACATATCTTGATAATAGATTTTTCTTTGATAGAACTTTACTTTATAAATTAAATTACAATTGTTTGAAATATCAAGAAACTGAAAAAGTAGAGTATAAGAGAGAGATAGAAAAGTTAATTAAACACTTTAAAGAAGATTATAACAACTTTAAGGAAAATGAGTTAGGAAAAACAGTTAAAATAGCAAATATAAAAAATTTAAAGATTTAAGCTTGTTTTAAAGTTATTATGATATAATTAAATATCTAAAAATTTTAAGGAAAAAGGTGGGTAATATGGCATTATATAAGACTATTGAAATTTTGGAAAAGTCTATATGGGAGCAGTTGAGAATAGCAGGATTAAAAGAGATAGCAGAACAAGAGAAAATAAATATAGCATCTCTTTTATGGAACTTATCTTCTAAATATTTATCGTATTATATAGAGGATATTAAAGAAGAACTTTTATATGATATGTTTGTTGATGTATATCTTAGAAAGTTGGAGCAGTTAGAAGAAACTTATAACAAGAAACAAAAATTATACACTTTCTTATATAGTATAATGAAGAACTCTCTTATATATCATAGTAATAAAAGGTTACAAGTATTACAAATGCAAAAAGATGTAAATCCTATTGAAGACGAAAGTGAAGGTGAAGCTTGGGATAGAGTTACAATGGGTAAATCTTCTGTTAAAACTACATCCACTTATGGTGATGATTTATATTATGATAGTTTAATAGAGGATTATACTAATCTTCTAAATAGTATTCTCCTTGAAGAGAGAGAAGTAGATAACCCTAAAAAAGTTATAGATAGTCTTAAAAAGAAAATAGATAAGCTTAAAGAACAAAAATATAAAGCTGAGGGGTTTATGTCTAATGAAAAAATAGTATCTAGTAAGTTTGCAGATATGTATAGACCTGATTACAATGATATAGATGTAGAGGGAGAAGAAGATTATAAAAAATATGTAGATATGTTAAAAAATAAGCTGTTAGAGAAAGTTTATAAGTTCAGACAAGAATATATTAAAAGTTGGGATGATAAAAAGTTAAAAGTCATAGATTTACTAATTAATGATTTTTCTTTTAGTGAGATAGCATATCTGTATGGGGTAACAGGGGTTACTATTTCTAAGTGGGTAGAACAGATTAAAGATGCTTTTATAGAGGTAGGAGAAGAGTTAGAGTTTTTTACAGATGATAACTCTCTCATAAATTCTATCATAGATTGGCTAGATTGTGTAGATGAAAGTAAAAACACTAAAAAGATTTTAAGAATAGATATGAGTATCGTAGAACAAAATGTTTGTAATTTGTTTGGAGAAGACTTTCTTAGAGAGATAAAGCAATATGAAAACAAAAGGTAAAAGCTTTAAGTGGCAAAAGCTAACTAAAGAAGAGATAAGTAATATTATCTCTTTTATCAATAATAGTGTAGATTTTGTAGATGTATTAGAGAAGAACTGTAATATTAGTTTATCTCATAATCAATTACCTACAAACATATTTTGTCCTTTTCATGATGATATAGATGAACCCTCTGCTAGGGTGTATGCGAATAACTCTGGTATGTATTGTTACGGTTGTGGTAGGAATTATACTTCCTATGATGTTGTGAAAATTGTAAATGGCTTTAAATTCGCTCAGGTGGTCGATTATTTTAAAAGCGAGTATAATATTGAGATTAATCAAGATTCGCTCTTAGATGGGAATTATGAGCTGAACAGGAGGGTATCTTATTATATCAATAAGCTAAGAGATAGTGATAAGCAATTATCTAAAAAAGATATAGATAAAATATCTTTTTATCTCAAAAGCTCTTTTGCTAAGGATAGATTATCAGTTAATTTAAAGAAAACTGTAAATAGTATTATATATCAATAAAAGGTGGGTAGATGAAGTGCGACATTAATTTAGTAAGCTTAGTTCATTTAGATTTGTTAGAAGATGTTGAATATAGAAATGCACTTATAAAAAGCGAAGATAGAATAAAAGAAACTATATGTAAAAAAGTTCCTTATGATGGATTATTTAGAAAAGAGCTATTAGAAAAAAGTAAAACTTTCAAATGGTTAAAAGATGTTGAAACTATTTTGATACATAATACAAATGGAGAAGTTACTGACGAAGATTTTTTAATGGAGTTCGCAGATAATCTGTTAGATGAAGCTTTGGAAATAAGTAAAGATTTAGTAGGAATTGAAGAGGATTTACCTTTAATAGCACTAGATTTAGAAACAACTGGGTTAGATACTTCTGTTACAAGTGAAGGTGGAGAACTAAAAATAAAATCTGAAATTGTAGGAGTCTGTTTAGCTAGTTCATCAGATAGAGGTTATTATCTACCTGTAATGCATACAGAAGAGGATGGGGTTAAGAACTTAGATTTAAAAGCTGTATTAAAGATGTTACAGTATTTAGTTGATAACTCTTTTATTATTTATCATAATTATTACTATGATGGTAGTATCTTAGCTAATAATAAAATTAGATTGAATTATAACTATGCTGACACTCTTCTCATTGCAGATAGTATAGGTATGAAAGAATGGGACGGTGTTTTTGGGATAGGATTGAAGTTCTTATCTCAATATTGGTTAGATAGAAAAATGTTAGAGATACACGAGATGTTAGGTAGAAAAGATATTGTTATGTTTAACTCTTTAGCTAGTAATGACGCTGTTGTTTATGGAGCAAGTGATGCTATGAACACCTATGGGTTATTTGAAGTAATGGTGTTAAATGCTGATGATGAAGATAACCCTTATATATTTAATAAAACTGCTATGAAGTTAGATGTTAAGACTTTAAATCATATAATTTCAATGTTTAGGTGGGGATTACCTATTGATTATGAAGCTCTTAAAAGAAGTATATACACTTTAGAAAGACGGATTATGATTATGCAAAGGGTTTATGCTGATTATGAAATAACTGATGGGTATTCTATTTCAAGTGCAGAACAAGTTAATTTTATGTTAGGTAAATTTTTCTCTGATAGATATTTAGAGAGATATGGAATGGAGCTAACTGTTGATTCTGATTTGAACTCTAAAGTTATGAAAGATTTGAAAAAGAAACTATTTGATGATTTTGGATTAGAGTTAAAAATAAAGAAACTAAAGAACTCGGAAAAGTTACAGTTCGCAACTAGAAAAATAGGAAAAAGTGGAGTACCTGTTTTAGTGTGGGTGCAAAATAATATAGATAAGTGGGATTTTATAGACGAAGACGAAAGAAATGATGTTTATTGGCTTTGTAAATTAATTGAAAATTATAGAAGTATGATAACTGAACAAGGTCGTCTTGGGAAGATGTATCGTTATGCTTATAATGATAGTAACAATATGGTTAGAGTTGGAATTAAACTTAACTTCAACGGGGCTGATACAAAAAGACTAAGTAATATGAGTGGAAAAGGCTCTGATAGAATTAGCTTGAATATTACTAAAACTGGGAAAGTAAATGCTAAGTTTATAGCAGGAGATGGTATCTGTGGTATAAATGCACAAGGTGTTCCCTCAACTCCTCATAAAACTATTAAAGCTAAACGGCTGAAAGTTTTACCTGATGATATGCTTGATTATCTTTCTGAGGAATACTCTTTATTAGATGAATATCACAAAGATTTGTTGATAAATATATCTGCTAAGAAGTAAAAAAGTAGGAAAAGATGAAACGACTTAAAAAGGCAAAAAGAAACACACTTATAAAAATTGATGGTGTTACCTTAGATAAATATCAAAGTAAAGTTTATAAGAAAAATATTGATAATAATGAAGCACTTATAATTCAAGCAGTGGCAGGAGCAGGTAAATCTACTACAATGATATATAAAGCTTATAGGTATATTGTTAAAGATAAGGTAGAACCTGAAAAAATATTATTAACAACTTTTAGTAATAAATCTGCTAGAGATTTAAAGAATAAATTTAAAAAGGTTGCTAGAGGAAAGATAACAGGAAGTCCTATTATCACAACTATTCATTCTTTTGGTATTCATATTATTAAAAAATATTTAGGTAATACAACTCCTATCATATTATCTGAGTGGAAGTCAATATTACTTATAAGAGAGATAGCAGATGATATAGGTTTATTTGTAACAGAAGACGATATACCATTAAAAAAGAAAGAGCAAACTGTAATAGCTAGAAAAATCTATGAAGCTTTAGACTATTTAAAATCTAATATGATAATAAATAGTATTGATAAGTTCAAGGAAAAAGACTTTAATATTCACGATTACAAAAACTATGAAGCTTATTTTACTTCTATAGCTTTTAATGAAGTTGCATACAGGTATGAAAAGCAAAAAGAAAAGTTAAAGATGTATGATTACCACGATTTAGTTTTTAAGATATATTCTATATTAGTTCATCAACCTACAATATTGAAAAAAGTCAAAAAAGATTTAGAAGTATTTATTATAGATGAAGCACAAGATTTAGACAGTTCTCAATGGGCTATGCTGTTGCTGTTAGCTAAAGGAAAAAAGCTCATAGCTGTTGGAGATAAAATGCAGAACATATATAATTTTAGATATTCTGTACCTCATAATTTTACTGTAGAGTATTTATCAAAACATTTCAAAAAAGTTCATAAGTTACCTTTGGTAAATAATTATAGAAGTACAAAAAATATAGTAAATGTTTCTAATTTAGTCCGTAAGTTATATAAGGATGAGTTAGAAGCTGTAGCTATAAAAAGCAAAGAACAGAACTCTGTTAAGATAATATATGCTAGAAGTAATATCCAAGAGGGTAAATTAATAACTGACAATATAAAAAGATTGAGAAAAGAGGGGTATAACTATAAAGATATAACTATCATCTGTAGGAGTAATAGTTATATAAAAACTGTAGTTGAACCTGCTTTAGTTAGAGACAATCTACCATATAATATTTTAACTAAGTCTGTCGCTAAGAAACTAACAGATAAAGTATCTAATCAAATATACTTCAATATTTTATCATTAATAGTTAATCCAAATGATTTTACAGCTTTAGCAGACTTATCTGCTTATATTAGAGATTGTGGGGAGAAATTTCAAAACGATTTAACTAAACAATTATTAAAGTATGGTGATATAAGGAAAGTTAGATTTGATACTAAACAGGCTAAATATAAGCTAGATAAAGTAATAAAAGTATATCAGTATATATTTGCTATAAGAAAGAATTTAAGGTCTGTAAATGAAATGCACAAAGCTTTAGATGTTATATCTTATTTAGTTCGCTCAGAGTTCAAGGAAGATATATTATCAAAGAAAGAACAAGATACTATTGAAAAGGTTATTACTAATTGGGTTAATTATTATGCTAAGGACGGCATAGTAGATGTATTTGAGAACTTAAATCAAGTACTATTCGAGATAGATAGTTTTGATGAAGACGAAGAAGTGGATAAAGTTAAGGTAGGAACTATTCATTCTCAAAAAGGACTTGATAATCCTGTTTCTATTGTATCAGGCTTTAATACATATAAGCCAAGATCAGACCCTTTAAATGATGAGTGCAATATGTTATATGTACAGTTATCTCGTGCAGTAGATAAACTAATAATAATAGTTTCAGATAAGTATGTCTTAAAAGATGGAACTGTGTTAAATGGTAATATATTAGCTCCTATGAAAAAGATATTAGATGTCGTTTATTTTAATAAACAGTAAAAACAATAAAGGAAAGAAGATGTTAAGATTTATAAGATACCAACTTTTTAAACATTTTAATTTATATAGAAGTGAGTTCATCACAACTAGAGCTTTAGTCCCTATTAAGTTATTTGATGAAAAGTATTTAAAGAATGAAATAGATAGATATATTTTAAGTGAAAAGGTCGATAAACTTCAAAAGAAAAAAGAAAAGCTAGTTAAAGAAACTAAAGAGTTAGAGCAGGGGTTATCTCATTTTAAAGGTAAAGTAGATAAAGAACTGTTTGATTTAATGAAGCAGTATTTAGAGTTAAGAGAGAAATTAGCTACCTCTAAAGAAGATTTAGAAGATATACAAAAAATGAAAGAAGACTTTTTAAATCAAGATAGTAGTAATAAAAAACAAAAAACTATAAAAAAGAAACCTAAATATGAAAAGAAAACTAAATTATATAAACATCTTGCTAGTATATATCATCCAGATAAAGCACCAAAAGATAAGAAAGATTTGTATAAAGATATATTTATAGAACTTAATGAAATTTATAGATTAGGTGATTATAAGGCTTTAGTGAAGTTTCAAAAAAGAGTTAAACAGATGTTATTTAAAAGTAAAAGAGTTTCTTTTTTAAGGAAAGTATTAAAGCAGTTAAAACAAGAGATAGCTATGTATTCTAAACAACTGGAAGAAGCTAAGAAGACTGAAATATATAAAAATTATATTATGTGTAAGGATAATCCTTATTATATGAGTGTGTATATCAGAAAAGAGAGACATAAGTTACAAAGAACTATAGAAGAATTAGAAAATATTTATTACAGCTCAATAAGAAATAGTATTACAAGATATGAGTATAACATTTTGTAAAGGATTAAGTATGGATAAGAACAAAACCATAGATGAAAATATAAAGATAAGAGAAAGATGGAATAATCTTATAGGAACTGATGTTAGATACCACTTTGGAGAGTGGGTGTTTAATACAGAACCTAATTTAAAAGATTCTCAATATTTTGTTATAGAGGATATAGAGAAGAGAGAAATACTTGGTGGAGTTCTTTTTGTAGTTAAAAATGACCATATTTTTATAGATAAGATATATTCAACTACAAAAGGTTATGGAACTAAGTTACTCGATATAGTTATAGCTATCAGTAGAACTATGTATAATAATTTACCTATTTTATTAAAGGTATATAATGATAATGTCTTAGGGTTTTATCTTAAGAATTATTTTAAAATAAAAGATGTACGAAATGATTATAAGCTCATGGAGTATTTTAAAGATTCTAAATAAAAGGAAGAACTATGGAAGTTGGAACTCAAGAATATCTTGTCAATGATATAGAAACTGTAATTAAATACATCGGTGAAAAGATTGGTGTAGATTATGAAGTAACTTTAGACAATGAAGATAGCAGTAGAGGTAGTATAGTAATTTTTGAGTTAGAAGAGGAGGAGCATTTAGCTTTGAGAAACTTCATAAGTAAAAATAGCTTATGGTTAGAGGATAACAAACAAGATGATAGTATTAGGTTTAAACTTTTAGAAAGACGAGTTTCCTATAAAGAAGCACTTGAGATATGTTCTGAACAAGGTTGGAGATTAATCTCTAAAAATGATATAGATAATCCAAAATTAATAGAGCTATTGAGAGAGAAACAACCTAAAAATTTTATATGGTGCAAGGAAGAAGCACCTAGAAAATCTGAGTGGGATTCTATGGTAGCTACTCATCAATATGCTATATATTTTGAAAATGATAAGATTGAACTGTGTGATATATCTCCTCTGAGGTTAGAAAGAGTCATTGTAAAGATAGACAAGAATAAAGTTAATATAGGTGATAAGGTAGTACATAATAACAAAATAAAGACAGTAACTCATATAGTATATAGAGTAGAAGATTTAACAGAAATATATAGATTAAACAGTGAAGACGAGTGGTTAAAAAGAAGTGAGTTCATAACTAAAGAGGATTTAAGATGAAAAAAGCTAAAAATAGAACAGTAAGCATCGATGAGATTATAGACTTCTTAGATGAGAATAATTTTAGTTATATGTTGAACTTAGGTTATGTTAGTGGTATAGGTATAAATGTTTTAAGAATAAAATTTTATGATAAAGATGGAGAACCTATAAACGATTTAAGGTTTATTATAGATGTATATCAAGATGTAATAGAACAGTTACAAAGTGAGTTAAAAAGGAACGGATTATTATGATATATGTTAGCAATTTTGCTAGTCTTAGAAAGATAGACAAAGATAATAAATATAAAGATTTAGAAAGAGTTGCTATTGTTAGGTATAAGTTAAAATTCTTAGATAATTTTTCTAATTTGAAGTTCGATAGATTTATAGCTCCAAGTTCAAGATTGTTAGATGAGTTTAAAGCATGTAAAGTAAATCAAGATTTTTATAAGAGAGTTTATTTAAAGAAGTTAGATAAGATAGGTCATAAAAAGTTATATAGTAGATATAAGAATAAAATCTTGTTATGTTATTGTGGTAAAGGTAAATTTTGTCATAGATATTTGTTTATGGATTATATGCTTAAAAATGGTTATAATGTTAAGGAAATATAATCTTATAGAAAATTCAAAATTATATTAGATTTAAGCTAGTTTTAAGAATTAGTATGGTATAATTATCTTAGATAAAGAGGTAAAAGGCTTTATCTATGTTCTTTATCTTTATGGTGTTTAGAGAAATTTTATAAGCTAGTATGCTTATATGAAGATTTAAGTAAATCCAAATCATCTAAGCTTTAGGTGGTGGGGTGTTAAATTGGATTATAAGAGGAAATCTTATAAAAGAGTATCAAAGCTTAAGAGGTTTAATAAAAGCTCTTATATCTCAATTCTATTAAGATATAATGGTAAATCTTTTGAGTATTCAAGCATTATAAAGATAGTGTTATTTAAAAATTTAATGTTAATTGGAAATATCCTTTATAAGGCTAGTTCCTTAGTCATAAAAAATATCTATCTATTTATGCTTATTTTTATAAGTAGGTATAGATAGGTTAAATCCTAAAATTTTAAAAATTCTTATAAGGAGCAAATTATGGCAGAGAAAAAAGGAACTAGTTTAGTAGGTAAAGTTGTTGAAGTTGGTGGAAAAGAGTATAAAGTCATCGATGAAACAAAAAGTGTTCTTAAATGTGAGGATTCAAAAGGTGTTACAAAAAATATCTTAAAGAAAGCAAAAGCATTTAAAAGCTTAAAAATCATTGGTGATGCAGAAGCTCATGAGGCTAAAGAAACAAAAAAACCTACAAAAGAGGAGAAAGAGGTCGAGAAAAAATCATCTCCAAAAGCTGAGGTAAAACCTGTTGCTAAAGAGATAGACCCTGATGAGTGGGATAAGGAAAGTGGAAAACTTCTCTTAGAAGCTGAAGCAGAGGGGCAAGATAGTCCAGACTTCCTTTATGAGAGTTATCGTCATGTTGAGTTTTGGGTATATTCAATCCAAAGAGCTACAAAGGCTCAGAGAGTAGAATATATAAAAGCAAAGCTCAAAAAAGAGGGTAAAAATAGTCCATTTGGATTAATGTTATCTTCTTATAAAAGAGGTAACAAAATCAATCTTGATAGAGCGAAGCTCATCGATATGGTTTTAGTTGATAGAGTGCAAGAAGGTAAAAGAGTCAAAAAGCTAAATGTTGCTAAAATCATGGAAGAGCTTGATAAGCTTAAAGGTAGAAGTAGAAGCAAAATCAAGAGAGAAGAGTATGAAAGACTTATTCATCTTGTTCCTGATGACGGTATCGATGGTTTTCAAGGTTGGGCTTTCTATATGATAAGTGGAGAGTTTTACAGAGATATAGGTCTTAAGCTTACAACTAAAGAGCTTGAAGCTTTTGATTTATATTAAGATATAAGGCTAGGGAGCTAGTCTTATAAAGGATATTTTCAATATTCTAAAAATTCTAAGGAGTAAATCATGAGTTTAAAAGTTAGAAAGTTAGGTGACTATGGTTGGGCTGTATATAAAGATAGTAAAGTAGAATTTACTGTTAATGGTTTAACTGACCTAGTAGATAATCTAAGGAATATAGGGTTAGAGGATAAAGCAATAAACTCTATGATAGATGAAGCTAACCTATTTGCTAATAAATGGTATATGGGTATAGATTTAGAGTCAGATGGAGTTTATCCTGATGAACCTACCTATGTTGATTGGATATATGAATATGAGAAGTTTAATGATAAGTTCGGCTATAAAGATTGGAGAGAGCTTAGGTTAGCTTTAGCAAAAACTGACTATAGTAAGCTGTCTGATATAGAAAAACAAGCTTATGGAAAGTGGGAAGTCTATGAAATAGAGGAGAAAACTGCTACAGCTTGTTTTGGCTGTGTTAAAAGTATGGCTAAGGTTGTTAGTTTAGGAAATATGCAAAAAGTTATAAGCTCCATCCCTAAAGAGTATCATAGCTTACCTGTAACATTGGATTTGGATAGAGATTACACTTGGAGTGAAGTAGAGAGAATCTTTGTAGTTTCTAAGGGGGATTTAGAATTAAATGAATGTAGTTTCTTTATGTATGAAGGCTGTCAAGTTATCATTGAAGGAGGTGCATAAAGCTTAAGGTTAGATGATTTCTCACCTAACCTTTTTAATTAGTAAAAGTAGAAAGGAAAAAAGATGTATCAAGTGAAAATAGTTAAAGATTTAAAAACTATAACTTTATTAGGTAGAACTAAGAAAGATGTACTGCAACAAGTTCAAACACTAAATCTTGCAAGTTTATTTGCAGAACAAAAAGCTGAGGTAAAACCTTTAAAAGTCATTGTAGAAGCTGAAAGTGATTCTAATGTTACAATGGTTTCTTACATAGATAATAAAGAAAAAGCTAAAGAGTATGTTAAAACTTACGGGTTAGGTGAGATATATTCTATTTTAGAGTTTAATAATAAAGTTAAAAAATATCAAAACAATGAAGGTGTAGTTAAATCTGTACAAATATGTAAGGTTAAAAGTTTATAAAAAGACTTTGTATAAAATACAGTAGCTAAATAAATAAGAACAGGAGGTATATATGTGGAAGAACTAAAAGAGTTAAAAGTTGGTGAGAAATTTAAGTATCTATCTCAAGAATACGAGATAGTAGATATAACCGACAGTGGGGTGATGATACAAAGAGTTAAAAGGTTAGATAATGAGTTAGCTATATTTGTTAAGTTCAACTCAGAGAGATTTTATAAGGTATTTAAAGAGTTCAATATAGAGAACTTAGAAATACCTGATGTAGAGGACGGAGATGATGAAGGCTTAGATGTAGAGCTTGTTAAGATGAATGAAGAAACAAAGGAATGGGAAAGTGACCCTTATTTAAAGTTTCTTTTTATGCTACAAAAAAGCAACACGAAGTTAGAAAACAGAAAAGAGGTTACGGCTTACTTAAAGGAAGAACTTTTAAAAGATGATGAATTGAAGTTCTATCGTAGGCTAGTTATGGAGTTATGGCTTAGAAGAGCAGGTCTTATAGCTTTTGACAGAGATATTTTGTATAAGGCTATTGAAAAGGTAAAGAGAAGACCTGAAAGTTACTCCTCTTTAGAGATAGTAAATAATCTTTTAAAGCAGGTAGATAAGCACTTAAACAGAGGAGAACCTTTAACACTAAAAGAAGCTAAAGAGCTTGTTAAGTATCTACCTTATGAAGCTGAAGATATAGTAGTCTTAATGCTAGATGGATTTGATACAGGTGACGAGTTGTGGCTAACAGATTTAACTGTTGAGAAATTGTTAAAAGAGACATCTCATATAGCAGAACAAAGTAAAGGTGGTTCAATAAAAGAGCCTGACAATGTATATAATAAAGATAGCAAAATAAAAATTGCTAGAATCAAAAATTTTAAGAAGGAGATAGAAGAGATGGGACTAGAAAGTTTGTCAGATAAAACAGTAGCAGAAATGCTAAAAGCTTTAGAAGAAGAGGCAGATAAAAGAGGTCTGTTTGAAGATGAAGAATCAGAGGAAACAGAAGATGAGGGGCTTGAGGAAGAGCTAGACGATGATGAAGATGACGAGGAAATCGAAGAGGAAGCAGAAGATGAAGACTTTGAGCCTTATACAAAAGAGGAGCTTGAAGAGCTAGAGTTAGATGAACTTATTGAGATAGCAGAAGAAGACTTCGAGTTAAGTGTTCCAAAAAAAGCTAAAAAAGCAAAAGTTATAAAAATGATACTTGATGCACAAGAAGAAGAGCCTGAAGAGGAAGACATAGAAGATGAGGATGAAGAAGAGCTTGAAATGCCTGATTTTGAGAGTATGTCTTTAAGAGAGCTTAGAAAAGAAGCTAAAGAAGAGGGGATAGATATAAAAGGTCTATCAAAAGATGAATTGATTGAAGAGCTAAAAGCTTTATATGAAGAGTAGCAGATAGTTTAAAAGGTTAGCAATAGCAGGTATATAAAATGCACAATCATCTCTTAGAGGGATAATCTCCCTCTAAGAGCTTTTACAAAGTTTATTATTTAAATAGATTTTGTAAAGGAAATATAAATACAAGACGATGAGGTAAAGAACAATGGCTAAGATAGATTTAGATGAATTGAAAAGAATAAGAGAGAAGTATCAAAAACAATTTACAGAGCTTAGTGAAGTAATGAAAGCTTTAAAAGAGGATTCAGAGGTTAATTATAACAAAGCTAAAAAAGAGATTGAAAAATATAACAACACTTCTCTAACATTAGCTAGTGTTACAGATAGAGTAATTAATAAGCATAAGAACTCTTTAAATGGGTTGAAAGACATACATAATAGTCTGTTTAATATTCAAAAAATAAGTGAACTGTTTAGAGCTGTGTATATAATAAGAGATACAGAGATATTGTCGGATGCTAAGAATTTATGGGATAATATCTCAGTTGAGTTCTCAGGAGACTTAGAAGTCGTAGAGCTGTTAAATACAAACACGGCAATAGAAAGAGAGCTGTATTATATCTTTAGAGGGGAGTATAGTAACTATTCCTATATAAGAGCATATAGTCAAAATTTAGATAATCTTGTTAAGTATATAGATAATCAAATATATGGGTTAAATCGTCTTGATAATCTTATTCAAAAGTTAGAGGGGATTAAGTTCAATGAGATGTTTGCTGATGGCTCAGAGGGGAGCACTAATGTAGATGAGTATTCAGTCAGTATGTCAGATATTGATGAAGATGACTATAATACAACTTCATCTGTTTCTAAACCAAAAGCTAAAAGTAGAGAATCTATAAAGAAAACTAGAAAATCAAGACCTTCTTTAGGTAAAAGATTAAGAAGAGTCAAAGATGAGTAAATATGAATAGAACTAATAGAGCTACCTCAGAAGAACTTACTAAGTTATTAGTAGATAAGCTTGTTAAAGAGTTAAAGGAAGGACAGGATTTATTTCTTACAGGCTCAGGGGGAGTTGGAAAATCATATATAACTAGATTAATTGTTAAAGAGTTCAAAAGTCCAACTATCTTAGGTAGCACTAATCAGTCAGCTTTGAATATAAATGGAGCAACTTTACATAAGGTGTTTAAGTTAGAAACCTGCAAAAATATCAAGCAGTTAAAGGCTTATGACAGAGATAAAATAAAGAAGTTACAAGCTAGATATAACAGAAGTGAAGAGATTGTTAAGGAGTGGCATTTCAGACCTATAAAAGAGGTCTTAAATAAAACAGACTTAATTTTAATAGATGAAATATCCATGATAAGTAAAGACACTTTTGATTTGTTTATATACAGACTAAAATCTTTAGCAGATAAGAAAATCCCTATATTGGTTGTAGGGGATTTTTATCAGTTACCACCTGTTAATTCAGATTTAGCTTTTCTTAGTAAATATTGGAAATTCAAAACTTATGAGTTAGCAGTTATAAAGAGAACTAATGAAGTTAAGTTCAGTAAAGCTCAAATTGCGATTAGAGAGGGGAAAAAGTCCAAGCTAGTAAAATCATTAATAGATGTGTTATCTTCTCGTAAAACAGCTCCTAGTGGTGATGCTTTGAGGTTATATCCTTTAAATAAGCAAGTAAAAGCTTATAATGCTAAGAAGTTAAAAGAGCTTGAAGAGAAATCTAATAATATTGTATATACTTTCAAAACAGAGTTAGTGTTTAAGGAAGATTATATACCTAATTTTAGGGTGGATAGTTTTATAAACTCTTTACAAGTGAAAGACAGTATTAAGCTAGTAGTAGGAGCTAGAATATTGTTTATAGCAACTTATGATGGATTATATTACAATGGAGAAAGAGGAACTATCTTAGATATAAACACAGTAACAGGAGTTATAAGAGTTAAAAAAGATAATGGTAGTATTGTAGAGGTTGAAAGATTTATATTTTCAGATAAAACATATACGGTAGTAGATGGTAAGCTAACTCTTAAAAAAGAAATTGAAGTATCTCAGTATCCTATGATATTAGCTTATGCTGTTACTATTCATAAAACACAAGGAATGACTATTGACTCACAAATAGTAATAGATTGTAAAAATTTGTTTGCTGAAGGACAGTTTTATGTAGCTATATCAAGAGCAACTAGATTAAAGAACATATATTTAAAAGATGTTGATATAAATAAGCATATCAGACCTAATATAAAGGTAAAGCAGTTTTATAATAAGTTGAAAAAGAATAATCAACTTATAAGGTTGGAGAATTATTAAATATTTTATAAATTGAGGTAAGAAATGAACAAAGAAAAACAGATACAAGAGTATAAAGATAGAATGAAAAATATAACAACTGTAGCTTCAAGAAGAACTGGTTTAATTCTTGGTTATAGAGTTAGAATGTCTGTTAATGGTAAAGAGCATAGAAAATCTTTTAATATAAGTGAATACAATTCAGTTTCATTGGCTTTAGATGAAGCTAAAAAGTATAGAGATAATTTGTTAAGTAAAAGAAAAACAAGAGAAGCACAGATAAGTAGTAGAACAGGTTATCCTAATATGACCATAAAAATAGATAAAGATAATTATTCTTTATTGGTTGTTTATGGTAGAGGTAGAGAGAAAGCATTTAGCATAGACCAGTATGGTTATAAAGTTGCTATGATACAAGGAGCTATATGGTTAAAGAACACTTTTAAGAATGTAAAATATACAGAAGGATTATGGGATAATTTATCCACTAGAGTTGGTATGCTATATTTGAAAGATAGACTACCTAAAGAAAAATATGATAACATATTAGAAAAGACACAGTTCTCTAATTCTGTAATGTAATTAAAGGTAGAACTGTGTATAATAGTATGTATATTAAAAATAAATCTAAAAAAGGAGAAAGTATGAGTATAAAAAGAAGAACTAAAAAGAAAGCTAAAGATGAAGAGGTTAAAGAGACTGCAAAAAAGTCATCTTGGAGAAATAAAGCTGAGAAGCTAAAAGAAGCTGAACCTGAGAAAACAGATATAGAGGTCTATAAGCTCGAAAAGAAAGACCAAAAAGGTAGAATAGGCTTTCCTTTAACAGATGAGAACGGTGATGTAGTGATGATAAAGGTTGTTTATTTTAAAACTAAGTTCAAGCAAACATTAGCAGATGGAAAGTGGCACTCTTTTGTAGCTCCTGAACATAATCCTGAGTTAATGGCTATGTGTGAAGCTCATCCTATGTTAGAGAAAAAAGTAGAGAGAGTGACTCCTATAATTGTTTATGAAACAGATAGAAAAGGCAAAGTTATAGGGGATAGCTATGATATTATGGCTCTTAAGATAAACAACCCTAGATTAATAGAGTTACAGGAGATAGATGAAGAGGACAATCTTGCAGAAGTTGATGTTAGAGTATCATTGAACCCATCTAAAGATGTTAAGTTCCAAGAGATGAGATTCAAAGCTCTTAAAGATTGTCTATGGAGAGATAAGCTAGACACAGAAGAGATAGTTAAAGAGGTCGAAGCTTATGCAGATAGTGGAAAGCTTGAAAATGTCTTAGCATTTACTTATGATGACGATAAAATAGAAGCACTAGTAAGTGATGAGGAGTATGATGAAGACGAAGAAGAGTATGAAGATGATGAGGTAACAGAAGAAGACATTGATGAAGAAGAGTATGAAGATGACAATATAGATGATGAAGAAGAGGAAGAACCTGCTCCAAAGAAAAGAGCTAGAAAGAGAAGGAGGTAATTATGTATCCTTCTGATATTTTTAGAAAAAGTGTCTTTTTAGTTATAGTATTAACTTTTGTGGGGATACCTTTATATAAGTCAGTAGCAGACAGACCTTTGATAGAGAAATATAGTGAAGGTGTTATGACTAATGTATCTCCTACAAAGCTATCTCATAAAGGTTGGTATTGGAAAACTTGGGAGGGGTGGATACCTTTAGGTATGACTTCTGATGGTGATGGTAATCCTATGCTTGATAAGTGGTATTTTAGTATAGATAATGTTTCTAATCAAAAAGAGATTATATCTTGTATAAGAAACAATAAAAGAGTTAATCTTTACTACACTGATAATATTATAGTTCCATACAAACTAGGAGAAGACCATTTAGTATATAAATGTGAACCATCAAATAAAGATAAACAGTAGGGTAAAACCTCTGTTTATCTCACTTAAGTAATTAAGGTTGTATTGTAGTAAGTATAAATTGTTTAAGTGAGATAAAATGGGTAAAGAACAGCAAAAGATACAGCTTAAAAGATTAAGGAAATTAAAACCTCTAGGAAATCAAGCACAGAGAGATTTTAAGTATCCTTTGTATCAAATGTCAAATAAAGATATTAAAGAGGTTAGAGAGCTGTTATATGAAGAACAAAAAGGTATATGTCCTATATGTGAATATAAGATTGATAAGAGTATAGCAGTATTAGACCATCTTCATAAAGAGAAAGGACAAGTAAATGGAGAAGATGGAGCAGGTGCTATCAGACAAATGCTCTGTTTTCAATGCAATTCTCTTGATGGCAAATTGTTAAAACAGTTTCAAAGGTCAGGGCTTAAGAAGTATATAAAGTTCGACCATTGGGTGGAAAATTATTTAAGATATATAAGAAAAAAACCTAAATTGATAAAAGGAAAGTTATATATCCACCCAACAGAAAAAGAAGATGATTTATATATGGGGAAACAGTTATTCAATAAATTAAATAAACTGTATAAAGAAAAATATCCTAATAGAAAACCTTTAGAAGTACCTAAAAGTATAAAAACTAGAGGAAAGTTTAGGGGTAAATGGAAGATAACTAAAAAGTGGGAAGATTTGTTAAAGGAGTTCAACCTTGAATAAAGGATTGATTATTTTAAGAAAGTACGATAAAGTTACAAAAGGTGGCAAAAATAAAAGAGTTATTTTCTTATGCAGACAGTGTAAAGAAAAAGTAGATATGAATTACACTTGGTATAAGAAGTATGTAGAAAAAGAGCAGTTGTGTAGAAATTGTCAAAAGAAGAACAAGGAGAAATAAAGATGGGTAAAGGTTTCACTAAAGATATAATAAAACAAATACAAACTAAGTTCGGAAAAGAAAATGAAGATATAATATACAACCCTGATAAACCTATTGATTCTGTTTCTAGTGGCTCAGTAGTAGCTGATATGATAGTAAGAGACAAAGGTGATGGAGGGCTGTTAATAAAAGGTAGAATGACCGAGATATTTGGACCTGAGTCTAGCGGAAAAACCACCTTTGCTTTGCAGTCCATAGTTCAAGCACAAGAAAAAGGGTGGGTAGGGGCTTTCTTAGATTATGAACAAACTTTTGATTATGATTATGCAAGAGCTTTAGGAGTTAAGATTGATGATAGCTTAATAGTTATTCAACCTGACGATGCAGAACAAGGAGAGAAAGTCCTTAATTACCTTGTAGGAGTAGGTAAAGATAATAAATTCCTTAAAAACCCACCTGTAGAGCTTGATTATCTTATAATAGATAGTATCGCCGCTTGTGCACCTCGTAAGCTTATAGCTATTGAAAATTCAACAGGAGAAGGAGGAACTAAAGCCCTCCACGCCGCCTATTGGAGTAACTTTATAAGAAAACTAAACAGTATCGCTAAGAAAAGGAAGATAGCTATATATCTAACTAATCAAGTTCGTAATAAGTTTAGTATGGGAGGGCAATTCCAAGCACAAGCTATGAAAGACACAGGTATAGGAGCAGGGTTTAGTCAAGATGCAGGTTGGACTACAACAGGAGGACAAGCTGTAAGGTTTTATATGTCTGTGAGAAATCTTGTTTATCAAGCTAAGAAGTTAAAAGAAGTTAGAGAAGTGAACGGTGTTGAAAAAGATGTTGATGAAGCTATGTGGGTAGAGTTCAAAAATGTTAAAAATAAAATATCAGCACCTTTTAGAAAAGGTAGAGTAGTTATAAGATATGGACAAGGAACTGATGATTTACCTCCTATATTAGATTATCTGAAAGCAAATAAAGTTATTGTTACAAGTGGAGCTAAATATGTTTATAACTCATTAGATGGTAATCTTGACATAGAAGCTATAGGGGAAAAGAAGTTCAAAAAGTTAATAACTGATGAAGTATTTGAAGATATGAAAGAACAGTATAAGCAGTTAAAAGCTATGGAGAACCCATTTGAAAATATAGATGAAGATATGAAAGCATTTATAACTGATGAAGACGAAGAAGAGTTAGATGATAGCATAGAGTTTGAGGAAGTTGACACCAACGAAGAAAATACAGATTTTGGAGAGGAAGATATACCTTTGAAAGATATGAATATAAAACAACTTGAAGCTCTTGTAGAAGAACTAAAAGAAGAGGATGGTATAGAAATTAAAATTAAAGGTAAAAAAACTAAAGCAAAATTGGTAAAGGAACTTTCAAAGTATTATGAGTAAATCAAACAATATAGATAGTATAAAAGTTAAGAAATCTAAGATACGAAAAAAGAGGATTAAAAAATCTTCTAAAGATAGCATTGTTAATAGTAGTACTAAAGAAATTAAGTTTCAAGATATGATTAATGATGTTACTTTAGGAGAAAGTGAAGAGTTGATTAAGCTTATTCCTAATAATTCCGTAGATTTAGTAATAACAGACCCTCCTTATCTTATGGATGCTGAAAGGAAGAATAATAGAGGAACTACTATTCACTCCTTACAAAAGTTCGACGATAAAGAGTTCTTAGCTTTATGCAATGGCTTTGATATAGATTTTTTCTTAGGTGAGTTTCAAAGAGTACTTAAAAAAGTAAATATGTTTATATTTTGTAGCAATAAACAGGTATCCTCTTTAATGAAGTGGGGAGAAGATAGAGGTTACATTGTTAATTTACTTGTGTGGCATAAATATAATGCAACTCCTTTTTCTAATGGAGTATATAAAGCAGACGTTGAGTTCATAGTGCATATTAGAGAAGGTGGGAGCATTTTTAAAGGTAAATCAACTATAAAAAATAAAGTCTTTAAAATACCTAGTGTAGTGAGTAAGTATGGACATCCAACTGAAAAACCTGTATTCTTTTATCAAAGATTTATTGATTTATGTGCTAATGATGGAGATTTAATACTAGACCCATTTGCAGGTAGTGGCACTTTAGCAGAAGCTTGTAATCATCATAAAAACATAAAGAATTTGAAGTTTATCTTATTTGAAAAATCAGAGAAATACTATAAAGTTTGTAAAGAAAGGATTAAAGGAACTTCTAAAGATTGGAGTAGTTTTTTCAAATAGAACTTAGTATATTGTTGTAAAGATTTTAAGAGGAAAGAAATGAAGCAAGTTATAGACGATAGTGGAGTTATTGATAGTAGTGTAAAAAGATTATATGATTTGATAAAAGATATAGCAGTTATCATTATTCCTCTTTATAGAAAACCTATAACATTATACTTTAAAAATAGTAAAATATCTTACAATGAAATTGATAATCCTTTAGACGAAGAAGATGAGTATCTGACTATTCATTTAGAATTATCTGAACCTATTTCTTTATCTAGTATAGTTAGTTATGGAGAGTCAATAACTAAAGATAATTATTTGAGTAATCCTCAATATTTTGTTTTTAAACAGTTATTAGAAACTGAAATTGAAAACAGATTTAGAAAGTATATGAATTGCACTGTAGAAATTGAAGATATAAATGATGGGTTAAGCAATGATGAATTGATATATGAAATCAATGTAAAGGTTTATAATGGGTAAAGGAAAAAACATATATACATTAAAATTACATAACTTTCAAAGAATAAAAGAACAAGAGCTTAAATTCTTTGGATTTACAGTAATTGAAGGAGCATCAGACTTAGGTAAATCTTCTATAAGAAGAGCTATTAGCTTAGTAACTCAAAATCAATGGAATAAATCTTTTGTTAGAGACGGAGAGAAGAGCTGTATTGTTAATTTTAGTTCTAATGATTTTAAGATAGAGTGTAATAGAGGGGGTAAACTAAACAAGTTCAAGTTAGTTAAAGATGGTAAAACATACATCTATGAAAAAACAGGAAAAGATGTACCAGAGAAAATAAAAGAAGTAGGCTTCGATTATCTGCATTTAAAAAATGAAAAGCTGAACTTAAATATAGTAGGGCAGTTCGACCCTCTCTTTATGGTAGGCTTTAATACAACTATGAATACAAATATTTTAAATAGTATCTTTGATATTGATTATATTGAAAAAGCAGGGGAGTTATTAGTCAAGGACTTTAATTCTCAAAAAAGAGAACTGAAAAGAGAATTACAGGCTTTAGAGAAAAAAGAAAAAGAGCTACAATACAACAAAGAGCTTTTAGAAAAATATACCAACTTAGAAAAAGCTTTATCTGTAGTAGATAGAATATCTTTATATAAAGATTATTTCAATAAAGAGAAAGAGGTCAGTATTTTAGATTTAAGGCTTAAAAAGCTTCAAGGTATATCAAAGTATAGAGAAGTTATTAAAAAGCTAAATAAGCTTAGTTCTGTGGCTCAAAAAAGGGTTAAATATATAAAAGATTTAAAGATAATCCAAAAGAGGATAAATTTATATAACAATATTGTTATAATTGATGATATAAACCATTTAAAAGAAATCCACTTAGAAAGAGAAGAGTTAGAAAAAGAGCTTAAAAATTTATTTAAGAAAAATGAACTATTAAAATATATTAGCATTGTTAAGTCTATTAACCACTATAACCATATATTTTTAGAGTATAGTATTAAGTCAATGAAAGTAGAACTTATAAAGAAAGTAGAAAGTTATTATAAGATAGATAAGTACTTAAGTATATATGAAAAGTATCAAAAAGTGCAAAAAGATATTAAGCTTATTGTTAAGAGATATAAAGAAGTTAAAAAGAAATTAGATAATATGACTTGTCCAACTTGTGGTAGTGTATTATCTAAAGTTCATAATCATAAAGGAAAGAGATGAAAATTAAAGCAAGTGTATATAATAAACAACCTATTTTAATGATAGAGGAAATAAAAGATAACAACAAATATATAAATATGGATTCTGTAGCTCCTGATGTAGTTCAAACAATAACTAGAGAGTATGTAGAGGCAGAACTTAGAATAGTCGCAGACGAAGCCCAATCATTGTCTATGTTTAAGGATGAGGCTGTTAAGAAATTAACAAAACAGTATGTAGAGAATCACATGGTTGTAGAAAGGCATTACACAGAAATACCTTACACACATTCATATATAGCTAGATTAAAAGTTGCAGAAGATAAAGATATACAAGAACTAAGAGTGTGTAAAGAAAAGGTTATAAATTTAGAAACTGCTGTTGAGTTACAAAAACAGATGATAGACTCAAAAGATAAGATAATAGAAGAGCTAAAAAATAGAACTATATGGGATTATATATCTATATGGTGAGGTAATCTATGGAGAAGTTAGTAGATAGTTTCTTTGTCATAAAAGACCCTCATAACAGATTTGGTTTTAATGTTCCTATATCAAGGCAAGATACCTATTTTGATGAGATTAAAGATAAATATAAACATTTAAAAGAGCTTGGAAAAAAGTATAATGTTAAAAAGCTTTATATAGCAGGGGATATAAATGACATAAAGACTTTACATCTATGGTTATTTAAACATACTAAATTGAACTCAAAAGTATTAGAAGATTTAAAAGAGCAGTTTAATATTTTTACGATAGCAGGTAATCACGATTTACCTTATTCATCTAAAGAGTATAAACAGGAAAGTGTCTATCAGCACTATGTAGATAACAATTTAATCAACGATATTGATAATAGATATATAGTTCATAAAAGTTATATAATTGTAGGACTAGACTTTGAATCAAAGATAAAGAACTTAGAAGATAGACTTAAAAAAGTAAATGCTAAATTTAAGAGATTGAAGAGTAAATACCCTCAAAAAAAGATGATTGTAATGTTTCATGAACATATAACACCTAATCCTGATAATGAACCTGAGTTAAAGTATTCAACTTATTTTAGTTATGATTATTTAGCTAAGAAGTATAAATATATAGATATGTTTATAGCAGGTCATTACCATAAAGGCTACCCAACTACAACATATAAAAGAAAGATATTTGTAAATCCTTTTAATTTTGCAAGGTTAGCTAGAAGTAACTACACTTTAGATGGCTCACATAAACCAACTGTAACAATGGTTAGATTTTATAAAAACAAAGATAAAATTATTGTTAAGTATAAAGATATAGTATTGAGGCATAAACCTTTTGAGGAAGCTATCAAGATAGATAAAATATTAGAAGAAGCTAAGGCTGAACTTTCTATAGATGAGTTTGTAAGCAATATAAACTCTTTAGATGATATTAAGTCAATGCTTAGTGATGATAATCTTTCAATGTATGATATTGATAAGCTTGATGAAGCTAACCTAAGTGATGAAGTTAAGGAAAAAATAAAGTATTACATATCTTCTGCTAAAGAAAGTCAAAGAGGGTAAAAAGATGAGTGAAAATTCTAATAGACGAGTAATTAGTAGGAAATACCAAAGACCAATATATGTATCTTATAGTATGTATAAATGTTATAAGAGCTGTAAAGAATGGTTTAGGCAGAAGTATATACTTAAAAAACAAGTAACATCTGACAATGAAGATTATAATGGTTATCATAGTGCAGTAGGTAAAGCTATTCAAGCAGTTTTTGAAAATGTTATAAATAAAGGTATCAACTATAAAGATTTAGATATTTTATTTCAAAAAATAGACAAAGATATAATCAATATTTCAAATATCTTATATAGCGATATTGATAAGATAAACTCAATGGATAGAGTTGTTAGTATTGATGGAAACACTATTATAAAAGAGTTCGAGCCAACTCATATAAAATCTCTAAGTGGTGGAACTTTAAAAAGTGCTAGGATTGATTTTATAAGAGAGGTGATATCTGTTTATAAAAACCCTTTAAAAACTTTGTTAAGTACTTATGATGTTAAACATATATCAAGTGAAGTGAAATTAAGTTACCTAAATAAAGAGTTGAACTTAAATATGAATGGAATATTAGACTTTCTAATTTATGATAAAGCTTCAGATAGTTATATTATATTTGATGGGAAAAGAACTTATAATCCTGATTATATAGATAAAGAACAGCTAATATTTTATAAAATACTTGTAGAGAAGAACTATAAAAAGAAAGTTAAAAAACTAGGCTTTATAGATTTTACAACAGGTGAAACACATCTTATTAAAGTAACTGAAAAAGATGTTAAAGAGTATCTAAAAGATTTATCTAAGTTTGCTAATGATTATAGTAATATAGAGAAAGAACAAAAATGTAAAATAGGCTACCACTGTAATTGGTGTCCTATAAATAATGATTGTTTAGTTTATAGCAAAAAGACTGTATATGATGGTAAGAAATTAAAATATCAAAAGATTAAAGGGTAAAAGATGGCATGGATACCTTTTCTAAATGACGAAGAGAACGAGAGCTTTAGGGATCTATTTGAAGAAATAGATATAAGTGATTCTGAACAAGAATATTACCCTTGTGAAGATGATGCAGAGGAAGACAATGACTAAGCTAAGTAGAATAGATTTAGTAGCTTTGTGTAGCAATTATTGTGATTTATATGAGAAAGAATCAACTAGCAAACAATTAGAGTTTTATAAAACAAAATTAGGAGTTAAGGTTAATAGAAAATCTAGCAACACTTTTGTTAGGATTTATAATTCATTTGCTAGAGAAGAGTATAAGATAGGTGATAAAGATGATATGAGTGTCAATAAACTACTATATTTTGTTTTTAGGGCAATACCTTATAAAGTTCCTTTAGGTGATATGAATAAATATCTTTTAGACACTAAGTTAGATGTAGATGTTAATCAAATATCTAAGAAAGAGAAAAAAGAACTGGTAGAGAAAACTGTTAATGACAAGTTAAATAAATATTGGAAAGAAAAAGGATACATAGATGGGAAAAGTGAAGAAGATAAATGAAGATGAAATACTTGAAAAGTTTGAAGAACTTAAGTTAGATGAAAAGAATTTATCTAAGCAGAAAACTAAGTTAGAGTTAGAGCTTGATAGGTTAGAGGAAGAACTGAATGAGCTTGAAGAGGATTTATCCAAAGATTTAGGTAAAGATATATCTATTAACTCAGAAGAAGACTTAGAGGATTTAGAGTTAATTAAGAAAGATTATCTAAAAAAAGCTAACGAGCTTATAGAAGAAATAGAGGAGCTTGAAAAAGATGGCTAAATATCTTAAGCAAAATGGAGATAGAGTTAAATTTAACAACTGCTATGTCAAGATTGACAATAAAGGTAGATTGTATATAGAGGAGGGTAGTGTAAAGAGGTATGTAGTTAAATGCAACGGCAATATTGATTATGCTACAAAAGATAAAATAAAAGAAGTTACTAAAACAAATAGAACTTAATTTTAAAAGTTATAAAAGGATAAAAGATGGGATTACAGATATTTAGTATAGATATAGAAACAACTGGTTTATCTCCTGATAACTCAGATTTATTGGAAATAGGGTTAGCTTATTATGATTTTGAAAAGATGAAAGGAAAGACTTATCAAGAGATGTTAAGTGAAGTTCCTAAAAGAAAAATCATAACTAAGTTAAAGAAGTATAATCAACTTCAAGGAAATATAGTTGCTTTTGAAATGCACTTAACAAGTGGGCTTTTACAGAACTATAAAAATTTAGATAAGGTTGAAGATATTGAACTTGAAGAAGATGTAGTTGTAGCTCACAGCTCTTTTGATGTTATAATACAGATATATAAATTTATGCTTGATGTAGGATATATTACAGATAAAGAGTTAAAAGAAAAAGGATTAGAGTTTTTAACAGCAAACTACTATAATCTAGACGATGTTGTTTCTATAGTTAAAGATTATAATTTCAGAAAAACAATAACGGTAGCAGGTAAAAATGTAGCAAGTTTTGATATACCTTATTTACAAAACTTGCTACTTGAATGGAATAAGTATATGAGAGTTCGTCATAGAGTATTTGATCCTACAGTATTTTTCTATGATAAGAGCTTAGATAGACTTCCTGATTTAAAACAATGTATGGATATCGCTAAAAATACAGATGAGAGTTTTCCTAGTGGAGAAGTTGCTCATGATTCTTTAAGTGATTGTTTAGATGTGTTAAAATTGATACACTATGTAAATAATAGATATGATATATCTAAAACTTTAATAAATTAAAAGGAGATAATAAATGTCAGAAGAGAAAAAGAGAAGAAGACCTAAAGCTATGAGAAGCAAAAAGGCAAAAGATATTAAAAATGATATAAACACTGAAGTAGAGGATAATTACACTGTAGCTACTTCAAGTATCGGAGATAGTGCTAAGTTTTCTTTAACAAAAGACCAAATAGCTAGAATTGTAAAAGCTATGAAACCTGTTGTAAGAGAAGATAAGTTCAAAGTTGAGGTGAATCCTGCAGGTAGTAATATAATTGTATCTGTTGATGAACAAGGATTTCAAATAGGTGTTAATCTTGGAGTGCAAACTATAAAAACTAACGAAAAGTTTGTATTTTACATAGATAAATCTATTTTGCAAAGGCTTTCTGGTATAGTAGCAGATGAAATAAAATTCGATATAACTTCTGAGAATATGAAGTTAGATATAGCAGGAACTGCTCTTAATTTAGGTTTAACTATTGAAGAGTTTGATGTAGATTTAAACTATAAAAGTGATATATCTGAGGTTAAACCCAATGACTGGTTAAGTGAAATGTTAAACCGTATATCTGTTAGTAAAATAGCAGATGGTAGCCCTCTCGCACCTGTTATAGCTTTAGGAAAAGACATAAGATATGGCTCATTAAAAAACTTGTCTCTGTATAAAAAAGGCTTTAGCAAAATAAATGTTAATGTATTACCTGAGTTTGTGAATTTTATGAAAAATGCTACAACTTTAGGAGATAACATAGAGTTTATACAAGACAATGAAAACAAGCAATTTATAGTGAAAGTAGATAATGTTATCTATAAGACTTCTATGCTTGATATTCAATTTCCTGCTGATGTTGCTAAAATGCTAGAAGAGTTAGAAAGTGAAAGCACAGCCGAGTTTAGTAGAACTAACTTATTGCTATCTTTAGAGAGATTATCTATTCCTCTTATAGGGGCAAAAACACCTGAAATAAATATTGCTTTTCAAGAGGACAAACAAAATGCTTGGGTAGTGGTTTATAGTGTAGGTAATCAAGCGAGTAATGATATATGGGAAGCGTCTTTTGTAGAAGGAACTTCAAGTGCTATTGTAAATATATACAACTTAATGGGAGCTTTAGGGGTGGTAGATGAGAATGTTACAATAATCAACTATCAAAACTTCTTAGTGGTAAGAGATACAGTACAAGATATTTTATTAGCTAAATATCTATAAGTAAGTTGTGAGTGTTTTGTATGTCATTGTTAAGTGGAGAAATGCAATGACACAAACACTCATCTTTTTCCTTTTCCTCTAAGAAGTCAGCATGGTAGCTTAGATAAAAAGCAAACTTTACCCATCGCAACTCTTGCTACCGTGCTGTTGGATTTATAAATTTTAAGGATAAATGAGTATGACTGGTATAACTTTAGAACAAGTAAAAGAAAGAAAAAACTACTTAAAAGCTGTTACAGATGTCTTGGAAAAAGATTGTACTATTTTAAAATCTGATATAGATAATTTAACTAAAGATATATTGATATTAGAGAAGGCTAATGAGTTCATAACCTTATCCATTGAGAATAAAGTGTCTTTAGTTAAAGATAGAGTAGAAGAGCTTGTAAATTCAGGCTTAAATGCTATATTTAGAAAAGATATACAGTTTCAAATAAAAGCTAGTGTTAAATATTCTAAAACAGTTTTTGATTTAGTTATAAAGAAAAAAGAAGTAGAAGGGCTTACAGAAGCTCATGGAGGTGGGGTACTTTCATTAGTAGCTTTTATTTTAAGAGTAGTTGTAGTTATGTTATCTAGCAGACGGAGGTTTATAGTCTTTGATGAGAGCTTAAGTCAAGTATCTGCTAAGTATCAACCTTTATTATCTGAGTTCATAAGTAAGCTATGTAAAGAACTAGATTTTACATTTGTTTTAATAAGTCATCAACCTTTATTATCTCAATATGCAGATATTGTTTATGAAGCACAAGATAAAGGAAAAGAGACTATATTTATTCAAAAAGGATTAAAAGATGGAAATTGTAGTAACAAAAAACAACAAAGAGTACGAAGTAGAAAAGCTAAACTTAGTTCTAGGAGAAAATGATAAGCCTGAAAAGCTAGAAGTTACCTATCTATATGAAGATAGTGAAGGCAGTTTAAGATATGGAACTGTAGAACTTGATTTAGAGGATAAGGGTAATCAATCAACTGTGTATAATGGGTATATGAATCTAAAATAAAAAGATAATCCAAAGGAGATATTGAATAATGAATGATACATACAGAGACACAAAAATAGAAAAAGTATTGAAGTTAAAATCATTAAGAGATGAAGATAAGGATTTTTATGTTAAAGCTCTAAATAGTGATATAGTTTTATATAGCATAGATGATAAAGCTAGTATTCTCACAAATGAGTTAAGTTGCACTAAGTTCGACTATGATAGTTTAGATATTTATTCTACAGATGGAACTATGTTAGATAGCTCTTTTATAAAAGAAGACAGTAAAACTGTTATAGCAAACACTTTAAGTGCTTTGGATTTAGTTTCTAAGAGTGCTAAGGATGATATAGAATTTATAAAAAATGTATCTATTTATTTAGATAATAACAATATTAGATTTATTGTAGAGTTAAATGATAAACTAGATACTGATGATATTTCTAAGTTCGTAGGTAAAGAGTTCAGCAATCTTAATTTTGTTAAAAAGATTTATATAATGAACTCAGGACAGTATAATAAAAAAGTAAGTATGTATTACTTGAACACAGGGTTTAAACATAGAGATAGCAATGGAAAAAGAAACATTCAAAAAAACACCAAAAAGAACTTTAAAACTAAATAAAGAGTATTCACAGAAAGATATAGAGAAAATATATAATCTCTCTATATCGTCCTCTAATAAGAAAAAAGCTTCAAGGTATATCAAAGGTCAAAGAGGGTTAAGAAATACAAATATAGGCTATATACTGAATGAACAGGATTATAAAATTCATAATAGTTTAGTTATCCCCCTTCATAATATATTTGGCAAGGTTGCAGGAGTAGAGCTTCGTAGTTTAGATGAAGAACAAGTTAGATATAATAAACTATATTCAAATAAATTGTATATCCCTCTATATGGTTTTCCAAATAAACATACAACTTCTAATTATGTTATTTTAACTGAAGGAGTTTTTGACACTTTATCTTTGATAGAATTAGGTTACAACTCAGTTACAGGGTTAAGAGCTTCTGTATCAAGTTTAGTTTTACACTATATGGCTATCTTCTTTGATAAGATAATCATAGCTTTTGATAATGATAGTGCAGGGAGAAATGGAACTAAAAAAATATATGATTTTTATAACAAGTATTATTCAGATATTGAGATAGATATATTAGATATTGACTATTCTTTATTTGATGTGAACACTAAAGATATAAATGATATATTTAAGCTATTCAAAGATAAAGGAAAGAAGTATTTAAAGGAAGTTATAGAAGAGACTTTGTATTAAATACATAAATTAAAACAAGGAGAACTTATGAAAGTGATAGGCGAAACAGTAGAAAATTTTGGAGATACAACTGAAGAGATTATAAAAGAAGAAGAGATAAGAGAAACAACAGAACCTGCAGGGGTTAAAACCAAAGGTAGGTCTTTTTATGGTAATTTAACAATAACTACATTTGTTAAAGAAAGAGACTTTGAAAAAGGTGAGTTCATACTAGGAGTAGACTTTTCAACAGATAAGCAAGATAGCATAGTAGCTTTTGAAATAGAGGATAAAAAGCTAACTGATATTTTTAATAAGTCTGTTAATAGTCAAGTTAATAGAAGTGGGTTAGAGATGTTTTTAACTAAAGGTTTCTTAAAAGCTATTCAAGATAGCATAGACCTAAATAAATTTGAAAAGTCTTTAAATGAAGTCGATGAAAAGTTTAAGGCTAAACTAGAGGAAGTTTATAGTTATGAAATATCTAATGGATTAATTGAAGAGAAAGAGTCTGATATATCAACTGTCGCTTCAAAAATAGAAGAGGTCGAGCAAAAGAAAGATAAAAAAGATAACCAACCTAAGGTAATTGACATATCTCTTGATGAAAAATCCAACACTGGTGATATAGAAGATGATGAAATACCTGAAAATTACCAACCATTGAAGTCTAGTGTAAAGGTTGATGAAGAGATAGAAGAAAAAGAACCTTCTTTGGAGTCTGTAGCTAAGTTGTCTATATAGCTTAGAACTGCTTAGCAGATGAACAAAATGATAAGTTGGGTTAGTTTGTTTAGTTAAAAATGTATATATAAATATGAGATTTGCTTTAGCTTATCTCAATAAAAATTCTTAAGTAAGGAGCAGAAATGCCAGAAGTTAAAGACGAGTGTCAAGTTGTAGAGGTAAATAGCTTAAATGAGTTCAATAAAGTTCTAAATGAGAATGAACTTGTTATGGTAGATTTTTGGGCTGAGTGGTGTGGACCTTGTCGTATGTTACATCCTGTGTTAGATGAAGTGAAAAAAGAAGCACTTTTTAGAAACAGAGGTTTAGTAATAGCAAAGGTAAATGTTGATAAAGCAGAAGAGGTAGCAATCCATAACAATATAAGAAGTATCCCAACTTTGAGATATTTCAAAAATGGTGAGCTACAAAAAGAGACTGTAGGGCTACAAAGCTTAGATGCTATAAAAGAGGTTATCAATAGTATAGATGATGAAGGTAGAAGAAACCCAACTGTAGAAGATATGCAGTTAAGCTAAAGCAAGTGCAAAAGGAAAAAGACAGGGAGTTAATTCTCTGTCTTTCTTTAAGTATATAAGAGTATGTTTAAAGACAGACAGAATAAAGGTTAAGGTATATATGGAGAAGTTAAGAAAGAGATTGAAAGTAGCTAATAGATTAATAGCATTATTTTTAATAGAGTTATTAACTCCTATAACTTTTAAAAGTTTTCATATACAATATCCTAAAATGGATAAGAAGTTTGAAAATCAATATATCTAAACTCTTATATTATTCTCCATTAAAGAAAAGTAAAAGAGGTAAAGAGGTTATAAGAATTCTTGCTGAAACTTATAATAAACCTGAAGACTATATCTTAGAAAGATTTGCTATTTATCTTGGAGCTTTAATTAAAGCAAAAGTTAAAAAAGCTATAAAAACTCAAAGGATAAAAGGAAGACCTATGAAGATGGTTTATCCTTCTTTGTCTGAAAGCTATAAGAAAAGAAAGAATTATAAAAATAGAGATAAATTTTATTTGAATACTGAGATGTTTTATAAAGAACTTAAAGCTTGGAAAAGAGGAGAAAATATTTATATTGGGTTTCCTAAGAGATTAAAGCATAAGAACGGAGCATATTTATCTGATATATTAGTATATCTTGAAAAAGGAACTAGCAGGATACCTCCTAGACCTTTATTTTCAGTAGTAGTTACAAGTATAGCTAAGAACATTATATATTATTTATATAGCTTTGTTAAAAAAGTAGCAAAAAACGAAATAAAATTGTAAAAGGGTTTAAGATGAATAGAAAAGTTTATAAGTGTTCTAACTGTGGTGATTTTCATTCTTTTATTATTAATATATCTGCTGGAAAAACTTTAGCAAGATGTAGTAATTGTAATTGGGTGTATTTAGAGAACGATTTGATAGAAAAAGGTTATCAACCTACATCTAATTGTAATGATTTGGTGGATAGTGTATCTTATAGTTTAAAAATTACTTCAATAGAAGAGTTAAAAAACAAACATAACACTAAGCATAGTGCAGAGAAAATTTTTAATAATTATTTTAGTAATTTCAAAATTACTAAAAATAGTGATGTAAATCCTGCTACACAGATAGCTTGTCAAGTTTATCTAAAACATTTATCAAATGATGAGATAAAAGGGCTATTAAGAAACCAAGTTCATAATGCTTATAAAATGTTAAAAGATGCAATGAATCTTTTAGATAATGGGCTTTTAACATATTCTAAACCTATATTTAAAGGTCATCAAGTTCCTTATAGTCAAATAGAAGCAACTTTTGACATAATAGCTATTCATTATTACAGAGAGTTAAATCAAGCTCAACAAGAAGTATATGAGAGCTTAGTAAAAGAACAGGAGAATTTAAAAGCAAAGGCAAAATTTGTTTATTTAGCAGTTAAATTTAAAAAATATCTTAACAAGTGGAAAAGAAATCTAAACAATTTAAAGTTAGTAAATAAAATAAAAGAAACTTTATCCCAACCTAATATTTATAAAAAAGATTATATAATTCTTTATAGGAGTCAAAAATATATTATATACTTAGATTTGTTCTCTTATAAATATATGAGAGTTGGGCTTAAAATAGGCGAACCTAAAAATGATGAGTTCTATGCAGATATATATTTAAACATTGCAGGAAATATAGTTATTGTTAGTAAGCAAACTGTGTATATTTAATATGAAAATTCTATAAATTGTAAAGGTATAAAATGGATTATATAGTAGATGGAGTAAAGATTTTAGAAATTATGAAGCACGAGCCTAAACCATTACCTTGTGAAAAATGTTATGGCTCATGTTGTGGTAAGAAAGTACATTTCTCTAAAAAAGATTTAAAGAGGATACAAAAGAAATACACTTCTTTAATTGAGAAATTAAAAATATATGCAGTTCAATTAGATAAAAAGACTTTTCAGTTTGAATCAGATTTAGAGAGTTATAAAAAAGATTGGTATTGTATCTTTTATGATAAAAATAGTAACAAATGTTTGATATATGAGGAAAGACCTCAGGTATGTAGAATGTATGGAAAGTCTAAACTATTATTATGTCCTTTTGAAGGGATGGATTATGTACCTGAAAAAGGAAGTGCAGAAGAACAAGATTTAGTTATACAAACTCAGATTAAACAATCTCAAACTTTGTTAGGTAGTTTTAATAAACTAGCAAATATATAAATTCTAGGAGGAAAAAGATGGGAGATTTTTTAAATATAAGACATTATTTAGAAAATATAATAGATAGAGTGGAGGATTTAAAAGCAGGTCTTGATGAAGAGAATTTAATAAAGATAAAATGTAGTGATATATGGGATGGGATAGCAGGTAATATTTATCTTGATAAAGATATGAGAATGATATATCTAACAAGTGAAACTACATTTAAAAGATTATATAAAGAAACTGAGTTCTCTAATATAAATGAAAGCTCTTGGTTAGTTTTTAAAATAGAAGATACTGAACTATTTGCAATAGATATAGATTATTCTATTGTCTTAGAAGATATTTACCAAAGATTTACAGAGGAAGAACTGTGAGGCAAAGAACTATAAAAGATATGTTAGATATATTTCATCAGATAGCTAGTAATGGTTATTCTTTAAATCAAGTATATTCAGATTTTTTAGAGATAACTGCTATTTCTTTTAGAACTTCTGTTGTAGATGAAAAAACAAGAGAGAAGATAGAAGAACAATATAGTAGATTTTTAGATAAATATAAAGCAGATAATATGAAATTGTTTGCTAAAGTTTTAGCAGTACTAGTTGAGTTACAAGAACAAGAGTATAGAGATTATTTAGGAGAGTTAGCAAGTGAAGTTGCTATATTGAGTAATAAGAAAGGTCAAGTCTTTACACCTTTACATATTTCAGATATGATGGTAAAAATGACTTTAAATCAAGATAGTATTAAGAAAGCATATAAAGAACAGGGTTATATAACTATTTTAGAACCCTCTGCAGGGACTGGTGCATTTTTAGTATCTATAGCTAGACAAGGAATAAAAGGGGAGTTACCTTGTAATTTTCAAAAGGAAATAAAGATTCAAGCTTGGGAACTAGATAGAACTGTTTTCTTTGGACTGTATATTCAAGCTTGTCTATTAGGGTTAGATGCTGAGATAATAAATGGAAACACTTTAACAAGAGAGGTTTATGAAAGATGGATAACTCCTGTATCTCATATAAATAGAATGGAAAGCATTATATCTAATATTTTTACTAAACCTAAAGAACAGGATATATTTAAAGATAGTGATGTTAAACTTGATAGGTCTATAAAAGATAGGATAGCAAAGATGAGTGAGAGACTAAAAAGAGGTGATTTTGATGAAGATTAAAAATTATTCTCAAAATTGGATTTTAAGAGCTAAAGATAGTTATCATAAGTTAGAGAGTGTTTTAGATGTTTTCTTTCTTAAAATAGCTAATTTTGTTAAGTTGTAAGGAAATAAGATGAGTAAAGAGAAAAGAAAAAATTTATATATCAATACAGAGGGGTTAGATAAGTCAGGTAAATCAACTTTACTGAATCAAATAAATGGTTACTTTAATAGTAAATTTTTTACAGTAGCAGAGGAACTAGAAATTGGTAAAGAGAGTCCATTTGACTTAAGTAGAGCTATAAGGTCTTATTTGTCTTTTAGCTCCGAAGAACTTGTCATAGATAAAGAATTATATAATAAGATGGCAGGGATTTTATTTACAGCAAATAGATTTAGGCTTGAAGCTTATGTAAAATCTCAAACAACAGTTAAACATCTTATTATGGGTAGAGGTATAGTATCAACTTTAGTATATGCAGAGATAGATGATTTACATTATAATAATTTGATAAAAGAAATAAACTTAACTAAGCAGTTAATCACTCAACCTGATATTATATTTTACCTCGATATAGATATGAACACTTATATAAATAGATTAGGTAATAACTATTCTGAGTTAGAGAGCTATGAAGCAGATATACATAGTTTTAACAAATATAAAGCTCGTTATGCTAAATACCTTGATGTTATGGAGAAAAGTGGAGTACAGGTTATTAAGTTAGATGGTAGGGATAAACCTGAAATTATCTATAACAATTTTGTTATAGAGATAATAAAAGCAAGACCAGATTTAAACAATAAAAATAGTATATATTTTATATAAAGAGGATTAAATATGAGACTAGAGGGTATTAAAACAGGTAAAAGTTTTATGTTCGCTGAGATTGAGTTACTTGCAGATAAAATGAACTTTAAGTTAGAAGAGTTGGGGGGAAATATTATAGGTAAAAACTTTTTAGTATTGGAAAATCCTTATAAAAAAGATGAACTATATTCTTTTATTTTAACTGATGTTAATCCTGCTTACATTTATACTTGTATTTATGCAAATAGTAAGGATTAGTCTGTGAGTAAACACTTAAAAGGAACTTCTTTAGCAGGTGGTAGTAATATACACCAAAGGGTAGAAAATGATTTTTATGCAACTGACCCAAAATCTGTAGAAGATTTGCTTATAAATTATGATATTGATGGAAGTTCTTTTTATGAACCTTGTTGTGGGCAAGGTCATATATCTAAAGTGTTAGAATGGTATTATCCTAAAGCTAAACATTATGCATCTGATTTAGTATATAGAGGTTATGGACAGGGAAATATAGATTTTTTAAATACAAGCATTAATAACTTACCTATTAAAGGTAAAAAAGTAGATTGGATAATAACTAACCCACCTTTTAAGTTAGCACAAGAGTTTATAGATAAAAGCTTACAACTTACAAATATTGGTGTAGCTATATTCTTGAAAATTCAGTTTTTAGAAGGACAAAAAAGAAAAGAATGGCATCAAAAATTACCTTTGAACTTTGTATATGTTTTTAGCTCAAGGCAGTTAGTTCTTAATAATGGAGAGAGGATTAACCCTAAAACAGGAAAAGAATGGTCAAGTACTATGTGCTTTGCTTGGTTTATCTGGAAACATGGGTATAGTGGAGAACCAATAATAAGGTGGGTATGATGAAAAAAGAAATAGATGATAGCTTTGTAACAGCTTGGGGGCAGGTTACTTTAAAAACAGATGCTAGTGGCAGTAGGTTAAAAGATTTTAATTTCAGACAATTTATGGCAAAGTTTATGTATGAACCTATTTTTTCAAATTTTGAAGAAACTTTTAAAAGTGCATTAGAGAAACAACTAGAGGGTTACATGCCTAACCACTTGAGAAAATATGTTAAATATGAGATAATACAAGATAAAAGTAATGTATCTATTGTACCTAAAAATGTATTTACAATTTTTCTTATGATGGGTAAAATACAATATGCTTTAGATAAAATCCCTGAACTTTATTATGATAAAGAAAGATATGAAGATAACAAATTTCTTGTATATTATTTTAGAGATGAAAACAATGAAGGGTTTAATTTTATAAGAAAAGAAGAACTTGCTATAAAAAATATAATTTTAAATGAAGATAAGAAAAAGGATTAAAAATGGAAGTAGAACTGTTACACAATACACCTTTACACATAGCGAGTAAAGCTATAAGAACTGCTTGGCAGAGTTTTGATAAAAGTGATAACGGAGGACAAAAAGATAAAGAGCTTATAGATAGAGTAGGGAATAAGTTTAAACATAGTTCAACTTTAGAGCATCTGGTTTATACTTTTTATATTAAAGGAATAAGTAGAGCATTATTACAGGAATTAGCAAGGCATAGGATAGCAAGTCTTACCGTAAAATCAACTAGATACACATTAAAAGAATTGAAAGAGGAAAAAATAAAGTGGTTTAATATAGCAGGTGAAGTTACAGATGAAGCATACAACCTTGTAGAGAAATATTGTGTATTACCTAAAGACTTAGATTTTGAAGATGAAGTTAAATTTAAAATTGCTTTAGCTAATTCTTTAGGAACAATAGCTAACTCTAAATTATCAAATGATAGGATAAAGTATTTACTGCCTGAAAGTTATAAAACAGAGCTTACTTACACTATAAATGCTAGAAGCTTACAGAACTTTTTAAGTTTAAGAAGTGATAAATCGGCTTTATGGGAGATTAGGATATTAGCTCGTAAGTTGTATGAAGCTTTACCTAATGAACATAAATATTTATTTGGAGATTGTATGAAGGATATAAAAAGAACTTAAAACATATTTTGATGAGTATTTAAGTATAGTGTAAAAATAGGAACATATAAAATGAGTAAAAATAAAGACTGGAGAAATAGTAGAATCTATAGAATATGGAAGATAACTGTTATAAGAAGAGATAGAGTTTGTCAAGTATGTGGCAGTAGAAAAAAGAGACAAGCACATCATATAAATTCTGCCAGATATTTTCCTCATTTAAGGTTTATAGCAGACAATGGTATATGCTTATGTTATAGTTGTCATTTTCATTTTTATCATATATTATTTAAAGGCGGAACTAAAAAGAAAACAACTAAAGAGGATTTTGTTAAATTTATGGAGATAGCAAAACATTATATTGAAGTAGGTAAAGGATTAAAAGGTGAGTCAAAAGGAAATATCTAAAGAACAGGTAGATTTATTTCATGTATCTAAGGTAAATAAGTTATCTAAAGCAAGACTTCATAAGTTAAGAGATATGGTGATATTTAAAAACTCTCCATATCTTAATAAAGAAACTTTTGAAAAAGCATATAACAAATATAAAAAATATGTTAATTATAAATGGAAGAACTTACTTCATAAATCAGATGAAGAGTTATCTCAAATAATGATGGCTTGTGCTTATAATTATTATCTCAACAAAGACCATTATTTAAAACAAAGACCAGATGCAAATACAAGAGATTTAACTTTATTCTTAGATACTAGATTATCTAAAGCCTATGATAGAAAAAATAAAATGTTATTGAAAAATAAGCTAGGTATAGTATTTCTTAATTATTTTGTTAAGGAATTTATCATAGCAACCAGGGTAGATGGTAAAGAAGATAAGTCAGTATTGAAAACATCTGAAAATTGGAAACAGTTGTATAGAACTACAATAAAAACAGTTTATCTTGGAGATGACCCAACCCCTGCAAATATATTTTCTACATTGAGGTTTAGTGATGGAGCACAGATACCATCTAATTTTAGACCTTTAAGTGCAGGTTGGATATTTTATAATTATGGTTTTTTACCTAATAAAGATAAAACTAAAGATATATATTTGCATTGTAGCTCTGAAGGGTTTTTAGGAAGATTGTTGTCGACTTTTTATATAGCATACCATAATCCTAATTATAATATACATTACTATACTATAGACCCAAATATTAATGTAGTAAAAGCTTTTGATGAAGTGGTAGAGTTTCTTAAAGATTATGGAAAAGTTAAGAACTGGTTTCCTAAGATTTTTAATATAGGTTCTGAACAAGATGAAGCTGATTTTTATAAATTGTATGGTAAGAAGTTCCATGTATCATTCACAAGCCCACCTTATTTTAATTTAGAAAAATATGCAGAGACTTATACAATACAGGCAGTCTTAGACATTGAAAATAAAACCAAAAAAGAATACTATGTAATTGATGATAAAAAAGAAAATATTACTTATATAGAAGCATTGAAGTTATATAGAAAGGGCAACACTGTTTTGTATAAAGATAATAATTTTAATATAGAAGAGAAACATAGTGAGAGTGATAAAATAGAAATAATAGATAGAGGTCAATACAGACAAGAACTTGCTAGTAAGTTAAAAATAGGTGATAAGATAAAGAGAAACAACTTGGTATATAAGATTATTAAAGTGAATAAAGTAGGTCAATCAATGAGATTTAAATCTTATGATGCTTGGAATGAGTATTTTTTGAGACCAACTGTAAAGAACATATATAACTGTTTAAACGATAGTTGTTATTTGTTGTTAAATGTAGTTAATATAAAAACTCATCCAACTTTAGAAAATGATACCATTAGAATAGCAAAAGAGAATAATTTTAAACATATAGATACATTGAAGTTCAAAATACAAAGAGTACCGGGTTCTGTTAAACTTAAAGATGGTAGCACAGTTCTCCTGAAAGAGTTTAAGAAAGATTGGGAACCGATATTTGTATTTCAAAAAGGAGAAGATAAAAATAAAGTTGTTAAATCTGACGAGTAATGATTTAACAAAATCAGGATAGAGCTATCTTAAAGATAGAGGGGATTCGGGAGGGCGAAAAACAGTTGTATGACTTTGGACGGTTATATGACTTAGAAAAGGAGTCCATTATGAAAAGATTTATGCTAATGCTTGTAGCAATGGTAGGTGCACTATTCAGTGCTAGTTTTGGTGGTAACAAAGGTGGTAAAGCTTCCGACCTAACTGCTGTTAAAAAAGGTAAAGCAAGTCCTCTAAGATTTACTAAAGGTAAAAAAGGAACACCTGAGTTGAAAGCAGGTAAAGGAAGACTTACAGAAACCACTAAAAAAGCTATGGATAGAAGAACCAATGTAAAAGGTGGTGGAACTACAGCAAGAGGTAAAGTCGGAGGACCAAACACTCCTAAAGTAGCTCCTACAAGAAAACCTAGAAGAAAAAAGTAATTTAGCTTTTAGGAAACCAACTTTTAGAAAGAGTAGTTAGAGTAAAACCTGCTACTCTTTTTCTATTTATAATAACTTCAATTAACTTACTTCAAACAATTTAATACAACTTAATTTCCAAATCTTTTTAATTGTTAATATTTAATAGAAAGTTTTTAGACTTGTATATATTCAAATAGTAATATATAGGAGAAAAGATGAAAAGAGATATAAGAGTCCAAAAGAGAAAAGGAAATCTTGAGCCTTTAGATATATCTAAAATTAGAAAGCAAACTAAAATAGCAGAGTTGTACGAAGATACAAGTTTGTCTGAGCTGGAGGTAGACTCACATTTACAATTTTATGATGGAATAAAAACAGAAGATATACAACAAACTCTTATAAAAACAGCAGTAGATAAAATAAGTATAAGAAGACCTAATTGGACATTTGTAGCTTCTAGGTTGTTTTTATCTGATTTATGGCATAAGTTTGGTTTAGTATATGGTAAAGATGAAAATGAAGTAACTCTAAAAGATGTTATTGATTACGGTATCAAAAGAAAGAAATATATAAGAACTTTAAATATTGATTATACAGAAGAGCAAATAAATGAACTTCATAATTATATGGATTTTGACAGAGACCATCAATTTACTTACTTAGGTATAAAAACTTTATATGACAGATATTTAGTAAAAGAAGATAACGGTTATCCTATTGAGATGCCACAATATATGTTTATGTTGATAGCTATGTATCTTGCTGGTAAAGAACAAGATAAAATGAATTGGACTAAGAAGTTCTATGATATGATAAGTAAGTTTGAAGTAATGATGGCAACCCCAACTCTTTCAAATGCCAGAACATTAAGACATCAATTAAGCTCCTGCTATGTAGGTTCAACTCCTGATAATATAGAAGGTATCTTTGATAGTTATAAAGAAATGGCACTGTTATCTAAATATGGTGGTGGTATCGGTTGGGACTGGTCTAAGGTAAGGGCTATGAAAGGAGAGATAGCTGGATTTAAAGGGGTAGCAGGTGGTGTAGTTCCTTTTCTTAAAATTGCTAATGATTTAGCAGTAGCAGTAGACCAGTTAGGCACTCGTGCTGGGAGTATAGCAGTTTTTCTACCAACTTGGCATTTAGATTTAATGGATTTCCTAGACTTAAAAAAGAACTCAGGAGAAGAGAGAAGAAGAACACACGATTTATTTCCTGCTTTATGGATAGACGATTATTTTATGGAATGTGTAGAGCTTGATAAAGATTGGTATTTATATGACCCTCATTCTGTAAAACAAAGATATAATATAGAACTAGACGAGTTACAAGGTAACGATTTAAAAAGAATGCTGGTTAAGTTAGCTAATGATGATAAAATCCTAAAAGAAAAATTTAAAGCCAAAGAGGTATGGAGAAAAGCACTAACCTCTTATTTTGAGTCAGGTAATCCTTTTTTAGCATTTAAGGATACAGCAAACAGAAGAAACCCAAATAAGCATAATGGTATTATACGGTCATCCAATTTGTGTGTAACAGGTGATACGAAGATATTGACTAAAGAGTTCGGTGATATTGAGATAAATAAAGTAGTTAATCAATCTTTAACTGTTTGGAATGGAAAAGAGTGGTCTGAAAATGTTACAATAACTCAAACTGCAATAGACTATCCTAATCTGTATAAAGTGATTATAAGTAATTTTGAAGATGGAAGAGCAGTTGAAATAAAAGCCACAGATTATCATAAATGGTATAATTCTATAGGAGAAGAATTTAGAACTAAAGATTTAAAAAAAGGTATGATTTTAGAAAGCTTTATGTTGCCTGATGGAAAAATTGAAAATAAATATGTAATCACTTATATTGAGAAGTTACTTTTACCTGAAGACACTTATTGTGCTTTAGAACCTAAAAGAAACAGGTTAATGTTTAATGGAGTCTTAACTGGTAATTGTACTGAAATCTACCAAAATACCGAGCCAAATGATTATAAATATAACCTTTGGTTTAAAGGTTATGAAACTGCTCCTATAACTTTACATGAAAATAAAATTGTTAGTGTTATAGACCAGTCTGATACTTTAGATGGATATGAAGTCTTATACACTATAACTGTTAAAGAGCTTACAGGTGGAGAACATATTCTTTTTAATATTGAAGAGAAAAATGTATCTTTCTTTGGACAAGTAACTTGTATAGAGAAAACACAAGGTCAAAATGGTAAAACTGCTGTTTGTAATCTTGCTAGTGTAAATCTATCTAAGATAAATACTAAAAAAGATTTTGAAAGAATTATCCCTATAGCTATAAGAGCTTTAGATAATGTTATTGATTTGAATTATTACCCAACTAAAAAAGCTGAAAGAGCTAATAAAGAGAACAGAGCTATTGGTTTAGGTATGATGGGTGAAGCACAAATGTTAGCAGATAATAAGATAATGTTTGGAACTAAGCTACATCTTGAAAAGATAAATAGTATTTGTGAAATGTTTAGTTATAATGCAATTAAAGCATCATCTGACTTAGCAAAAGAAAAAGGCTCATATTTTGGATTTAAAGGTTCTGAGTGGTCTAAAGGTATCTTTCCTATAGATAGCAGTATTTCGTTGCAGGAAATTGATGACAGGCTTTCAGGGAAGTATGTTTATAATTGGGAGAAGTTGAGAAAGAAAGTCAAAGCAGATGGTATGAGAAATGGTTATCTTATGGCAATAGCACCTACAAGTTCAATTTCTATATTAGTAGGAACTTCACAAGCAATAGAACCTATTTATAAAAGAAAGTGGTTTGAAGAGAATAAGTCAGGATTTATACCTGTAACTGCTCCAAATATAAACCCTGAAAATATAAACTATTATATAAGTGCTTATGATGTAGAACAGAAAGATATTATTAAAGCAGGGGCTGTAAGGCAAAGGTGGATAGACCAAGGGCAGAGTTTAAATATATTTGTTAAACCACAGGAGGTAACTGGAAGATATTTATCTGAGTTATATATGTTAGCTTGGAAATTAGGATTGAAATCAACTTACTACCTTAGAAGTCAGTCACCAGAAGCAGAAGACAAAGATGAAGAAGATTTTGATGTAATAGACAGGTCTTATGAGTGTGCAGGATGTCAATAATCCTACACACTATATAATATAAAAGAAAAGGAACAATATGGTATTTACTTTTAGTTCTTATAGAGGAGAAAGAGAAGTGACTTTTCCTGCTAGTTCAGTTAGTCATATAATTACAGAAAGCTACAATGAAACATATAGAATAGTGTTTAAAACAGGAGATAACTTTGTAACTTATTGTAAAGAGAAAGATATTAAACAATTAAAATCAAAACTAGGAGAAGATGATGGAAAGAAAGAGAGTATATAACCCTGACTCAAATGAAACAGTTAGAGAGAGAAAGATTTTTGGAGGTAATCCAACAGGTATATTTGAACTTAATAGCATTAAGTATCAATGGGCTTATAATTTATGGGATGTAATGTTAAATAACACTTGGTTTCCAAAAGAGGTTAATCTTACAGAAGATGTTAAAGACTATAAAAATTTAACTGAAATTGAAAAAGAAGCTTATGATAAAGCTTTATCTCAGCTTATCTTTATGGATAGTCTTCAAACAAATAATCTTATTGATAATGTAAATCCTTTTATCACTGCACCTGAAATTAACTTAATATTGGTTAGACAAGCTTTCGAGGAGGCTCTACATAGTCAAAGTTATGCTGTAATGGTAGATAGTATATCTCCTAACTCTGCTGAAATATATGACAGGTGGAGAGTAGATGAAAAGCTGAAAAGAAAAAATGACGAAATAGCTAAGGTGTATGAAGACTTAGCTAAAAATCCAACAGATAAAGCTATTGTATTATCTATGTTTGCTAATCAAATATTGGAGGGGATATATTTCTACTCAGGTTTCACATTTTTCTACACTTTAGCTAGAAGTGGTAAAATGTTAGGCTCTGCACAAATGATAAGATTTATTCAAAGAGATGAAATAACACATTTATTGTTATTTCAAAATATGATAAATTCTACTAAGAAAGAAAGACCTGAACTATTTACTTCTGAACTTATAGATGAAGTATATTATATGTTTGAAAAGGCAGTAGAACTGGAAGTAATGTGGGGACAGTATATTACAGGTGGAAAGCTTTTAGGACTTACTGATGGTATCATAGACCAATATATAAAATATCTTGCAGATAAAAGATTGACAGCAGTTGGCTTTAAAAAGCTTTATAATGTTAGTCATCCTATAAAATGGGTAGATAACTTTTCTAAGTTCAATGACCAAAAAACTAACTTCTTTGAGGGTAATGTAACGAACTATAGTAAAGGAAGTCTTGATGAGTGGTGAGAAGAAAAATCAAGATAAATAGAAATTTTATAAATTTTTCCTATTTAAGCTAGTTTTAAGGTTTTCTATGATATAATCTAAAATATATAAAAAATTATAGGAGGGTTATATCATGGAGATAGCAGTAGTTAAAGGGGCAATATTAGTTCGAGAGATTTTAATTGAAGATATGTTTGAAGTGAAAGAACATAATGGAGAGTTAAAAGTTTTTGATAAGTATGGTAATTTATATAAAAGTCGTGGAATAGGTATATTAGAAAGGTTAGATGTTAAGTCTGATTTTAAAGCAGGAACTACAATAAGAAATAGTGAGCTTTATCATAAATTTATGGTAGCTAAAGAGGTTATAGTCCTTAAAGAGTGGCTAAAGTGTAAAGGTGAGGAGATATAATGTTTTCTTATATAAAAGAAACATCTAACAAAACAACTCACATAGAAATTTTAGATATTATTGATGAGTTGAGAGCTGAACCTAAAACTAACAATAAAAAGAAAATCTTAGAAGAGCATAGAGATAATGAACATTGGTTAGCAGTTCTTAAATATGCTTATGAACCTGAAATTAACTATGGTGTTATTTCATTAGACGAAGAGTGTTTTCAAAACCATCATAAGCATAATGCAGAACCATTTGGGTTAGAATATATGTATGCTCTGTTACAAAAGTTAGCTAATAGAGAGATAACAGGGAATAAAGCAAAAGATGAAATAAGAGATTTTTGTCGGAACTGCTATGATGGCTTACAAGATTTGTTACAACTTATTTTATGGAGAGATTTAGATATTGGAGCTAGTATCAAAACTTTCAATAAAATTTATAGTAAAGAAGAACCATTCATATATGTCTTTGAAACTATGTCTGCTAGAGGTAAGACTATAAAATACCCTTGCATAGGTAATACTAAGCTTAATGGACAAAGACTTGTTATAGAAAAAGAAAATGGAGAAATAAAATTCATATCAAGAAATGGTAAGGAATACACTCCTCATTATTTAATCAAACAAGCTGAGTTCTTGTTAGCAGAGAAAGATAACATTGTCTTAGATTGTGAAATAGATGGTATTCCTAGTGAATATGGAGAAACTTCTTTATATAATAGTGATGCTGTTAGATTAAAAGTGAATGGACATATAAATCAATTCATAAGAGGAACTGCTCCTATGGGGCTAGATATGAAGTTCAGAGTGAATGTTTTTGATGTACTTTCTTTAGATGAGTTCAAAGGGAAAAAGAAATCGAAAATAATTCAAGAGAGAATGGAAGACCTTGTAGCTTTATTTGATGGAGTTGAATTACATAATTTTAGATATGAAGAACCTGTCATTATAAATAATGCAGATGAAGCACAAGAGTTCTATTATCATATAGTATCTAACAAAGGTGAAGGAGCTATTTTTAAGTTACTTGATAAACCTTATCAGTTAGGAGATAGTCAATATTGGGTAAAGGCTAAACAGGAAGTAGATGTTGATTTAGAAATTGTAGGCTTTTACAGAGGAGCTAAAGGTGGTAAAAGAGAGCATACTGTTGGTGGAGTTCATCTTAAAAGTTCTGACGATTTGCTTTATGTAGATTGTGGCTCAGGATTAAAAGATAGTGATATAGAGTTCATTTTAGATAATCAAGATTGGTTAATAGGTAAAGTAGTTCAAGTGAGGTTTAACACTATTAGTAAAGATAAGAAAACTAAGATTAATTCTCTATTTTTACCTAGATTTGTAGGAGGTAATAAAAACATAGGTAATTTTGAAGCTAGTCTTAGATTAGATAAAGATATAGCTAATACATTTGAAGAGATTAAGCTTGAAGAATTAAATGCACAAAGATTTTTATTTAAAAAGGAGAATTAAAGATGGAAAATAATAATTATGTTAAATTGAATAATGATATTATCATTGTTTTAAATGATAATATTTTAACCTTTAAAAATTTAAAAACAGGCTATTCTAGTAGTTTAGAAGTAAAATTATATAGTTGTTTTCGATTTCCTAGTGACTTTAATAGAAATATATTAGCTTATATAACTGCTTTTGAAAAAGAGCATTTATTGGATAGTTTTAATCTTACTTATATGCATCTGTTTGATGGTATACATTGCTTTAAAAAGTTAAATGATAAAGAAATAGTAATTTTTGCAAAAGAGGAGTATATCCCTCATATTATAGGTTATAAAGGTAGAAATATTATGAAATTAAAATGGATTTATAATTTAAGAAAAATTACTGTAAAAAAGGAGAAATGATGAGATTAGAAGATAAGAACTTTGCAGATACATTAAAATTGTATAAGAAAGTAAAGGATGATATAGAAGAGAAAGGCTATAAATCAAAATACACTAGAGTTCAATTAAAACAACTTGAAATGCAAGTTATCAAAAAACAAAAAGAGATATTACAAAAGAAGTCTAAAGAAGAGTTAAGAAAAAAATATATAGCAAGGCAGGTCAATATTAAGCTGTGTGAAAAGAAAATTGATTCTTTGATGCAGAAGTTAAGGAGATATAAAAATCACCTTAGATACCAAAATATGAAAAAAGATATAATTTTAGATATTGAACCTAGCCTTGAGTATGCTTTAGTAAAAGAGGAAATTCAGGCTTTAGTATCTATGCTTTTACTAGATTGTAAAGACTTTAATTATAAGGTATTTTATTATAAGCTGAACTTCTCTAATTTCACAGATAGTATAGACACTTTAGTAGATGTCTTTACATTTTTGAAAGTGTCTTTAAAGCTAGACTATGATGATATAAGAATATTATTTTATAGAACTTGTAATAATGGAAACAAGGTTATGACTTATGAGATGGTAAATGAAAAATTAGAAAATCCATATAAAGACCATTTTTCAGTATCTAAGCGATACAACTCTATATTACAAAAAATAGGTAAGTTATTTCTTAAAAATAGAATTACAAATTATGAAGATATAAAGGATTTGCTATGGGTAAAGAACAAGAAAAAAGATTAGTCAGTTTCTTTGAATCTTGCAGTATAGATGAAGGTGTTTTATATGAAACCTCAACTGTAAAGGTATATAAATCTAATATGTCTAAGCTGTTTGCTAATCTTGATGTAAGAGAGATTATAGAAGAGACTGATGATTATATAGTTTTTAATGGAAGAACTTTTCATGGTGCTAAAAATGTAGATTTTTATAAGTCTAGTGAATATGATTATGTGGCTGCACCTAGATGAAGTTTTATAAGATGGAGTGGGTGTATAAGTTTATACCTGTTCCTGTGTTTTTATCTGATAAGATAAGAGAACCTTTTAGTGGGTATTCAAGATTTGTATATATAGTTATTAAACCTAATTGTATTGATGATTTAGGATTAATAGAGCATGAGCTAACTCATATAAGGCAATTTTATAGAACTTTAGGTTTAATGGATTTGTTGAAACATTTTAGTAAAAGGATAAAGTTAAATAGAGAATTAGAAGCTTATATTAATCAAGCTAACGAGTATGGTTATTCTAGTTACTATGAAGTGTCTTGGATTGTAGATAGTTTGATATATGATTATGAACTAGGTATATATGATGAAGAGGATATATATGCTAGTATTTTAGTGAATTTAAAAAAGAGAAAGGAAAAAGAATGAAAAAGTTATTATCAACTTACACAATAAAAATAGGAGATGTAGGAAATCCTATAGATATAGAGAAAGGAAAAACTGCTATACCTGTTACAAATACAAATAAAATAGAGTATAAACCGAATGAGTATGGATTTTTTACAATAGATATTCCAACTGGTTTATATATAGATTTACATCCAAACAAATGTTTGCAGGTAGAGTTAGATATAACTTTACCTAATCCTGAACACTATGTAATGAATTACAAAAGGATATACACTAGAGAAGAGTTGTTAAATAAAGAACTTATAATAAAAGCTGTTTGTATAGCTGACGATACAGAGTATTGGTCTGCTGAAACAAAAGAAGCACAAATTATAGATTCTTATACTAAACTAGGTTATCTTTATGTTACAAATGTAGATACATTAAACATTTTCTACCAAAAAAGAGATAGTAATAATAAAACAGTAGATGAAGTTCTTGAAGAAGTTAAGGCATCAACTTTAGCTGATTTAGATTTACAACAGGTTAAGGTGGTATCTGTAGATGAGAATAAAATTGCTGAATTGTTATATAATCTTGAAAAATATAATGGATTGAGTATAGAAAATATCTTAGATAGTAAATATGCACCTGAAAAGAAAATCATAGTTATATATGATGTATATGAGTTCATGGAAGAGAAGCAAAATATATCTAAAGAGATAAACAGAGTCCTTAAGGTTTTAGATAAAGATAAAGTTATTGAACTTTATAAAAAGATGAAAGAAGATAAAAGTAAAAACAAAGATAGCAACTCATTATCTTATTTTGTAGGAGAGTGAATATGAATAAAAATAGTTTAGATAATCTGTTAAGTATTTTACTTGTATTATCAGCAATTATACTATTAGTAGTATGGGCTTATTTAGGTAGATATACTTATGATAATCCTAGTAAAACAAGTGCAACAGGGGGAGTGTTTTTTAAAAGAACTTTAGATTTAACTAAATATGTTAAAAATTCTTCAGGCAAAGGATTATTTGGAAAATATGATACATATAACATAGGTGGAACTAAATCTAAAGTTATTTACTACAAAGATGAGGAGTAGATATGACTTCTGAAAACATAGAAAAATTTGTAAAAGAGGAATTTATTTTCCTTAAAGACTTAAAGCATATAAAAAGCGAGTTCAATCAAATAAACAAATATAAGGAAGATGATTTATCTTTGTATCAAATAAAGAAAGGTAAAGCAGTTTTAACTATTGTACCTCATCTACAAGCACAAAAATTTTTAATAAGAGTTAAAGGTGGAGAAGTCTTTGATTTAGTTCCTAACTTTGAAGAAGACAGCTATATTATATCCCCTAGAAATATAGCTATATATGATAAACAAGATGACAGTTTTGATATGCATGAGGTGGCTAGTTATATTTTAGATAGCTTAGTAATGTATAAAGATATGTTTATCGAAGGTATTAAATATTCAACTCAAACAATACATAATGTAAAAACAAAGAACTTAACAATATTTGATTTTTATAACTATAAGGTTTATCTAAATATATAGAGCTGTAGTTCAAGAACGAGGAGTATTTTATGAATTATGTATTGTTATCTGTAAGTGCAGTAGTTTTGTTTATAGTATCTGCTACACTTAACATAAGTGGATACACTCAGCTATTTCCTAAATCTGTTATAGTAGTATCTATAGTCTTAGCAGGGTTGGAGTTAGCTAAATTTACGATTGTAGGTGTAGTATTCAACTTAGGAGATTTGGTATCTAAAAAACTAAAAGTCATTTTATCTTTGTTTATTGTAGTTTTGATATTTATATCAACTGTAGGGCATTATGCAGTATTGACTTCTTATTATGTAAAGAGTTATCAAAACAAAGATATATTAGTTAAGGATACTAAGTATTTAGATAATCAAATTGTTTATATTAAAGAACAGATAAAAGATTTAAAAGCTATATATCAAGACTATCCTAAAGGTCATTCTACAAAAAGATTAATAGCTTATAAGAAAGTTAAACCTGATATAGATAGATTGCAAAAAGAATTAAATGAACTTCAAAAACAAAAATATCAAACAATAAAAGAAACTAACAATGAAGATAAAAAGAACACAAATATATTTCAAGCTAGTGCCGATTTGTTAGGTATCAATGCTAATAAGTTAGCTAGTCTTATAATATTTATCTTATCTTTGATTATAGACCCTATGACTTTATTAATGGTATATACAGCAGGAGCAGTTAAAAAGAATATAGAAAAAAGAAAAGAGCAACAGAGATTAAAAGAGGAAGAACTTAAACAGAAAGAACTAGAAAATAAACAAATAGAAGAGGATTTACATCTGTTTAGAAAATTGACAGAAGCAAGAGATTATAATGTCAATAATACAACTATAGATGATATTGTAGAGTTCAACGATGATGAGGTTATAGATTTCTTTCCTCATCTTGATACAAAAGAAAAGCAGGAATGGTTTAAGTTAGCTTTAGTGTGGCGAGAGTACGGTTTTATGAATGATAAAGATATATTGACCATAGATTTTGATAAGATAAGGGATTTAGATATAGACAATATATATGATAAATATAAGGATATGTATTTAAGTAAATCTAAAGAGATAGAGGAAAAGAAAATTGAGTGAAGATAACAGAACTGAAGAATTAGATAAAGAAACTATAAAAGAGGTCAAGGTAAATGCTAAGATAGCATCCTTAATCTTGAAATATAAAAGAAGTAAATCTAATCAATTTAATTTATTGAAAACAACTATAAGTTATATAGAAGGATTGACTGGAGTTACTACAGATAAGTTCAACGATTATAAAAAGGTAGAGGTATAGATATATGAGTAAAGGAAGTCCTTTAAGATTTGTAGAAAAAGAAAAGAAGATATCTAAGTCTAAAACAGTAAAAAAGAAAAGACTTGTTAAATCTTCTAAAACTAATAAAGCAAAAGAACTTAAGAGGGTTTATATTATAGAACCTGAAAAGAATTGCTGTGTAATCTCTAAATCAGACTTCTTAACTAATTTAATAGTTTCTCATATAGTAGCTATCAATAATTATATAGGGTATGATTTAGAGGCATCTATCTTAGGAAAATATATTGTCATTGATGATGAAGCAGAACCTATAGAAAATACTAAGCTTGTAGTATCTAAAGTAAGACGAAAAGATAGTAGATTTTTAGAGATTAACTTAGATGAAGATTATATAAAGATATTTGCTTATTTGTTATTAGATGAACCTGATAAAAAATTCTTAAGATATTGTGATAAGTATTTTAAGAAGCTAAGACCTGAACTCGTATTCTATTATATGTATGCTATAGTAGAAACAGCTTTTGATAGTGATGGAGAGTTCAACATTATTCAAGCTGATTTAGTTAGAGAAACTTATAACTATAAAGGAGAACATACATATTTAGAGAAGTTCAGAACTGTAGTCAATTTTGTTAAGAGTCCTAGTGAGAAGACTTTACATAAATTGTTATTGATTGTAGATGGTAAAGATGAGAATTATCGAGGTATTGTAAGGATTATTGATAATATAGCAAATAAGAGCTATCCTAGTTATATAGAGAGTAAATTTAAAGATGTCTTAGAAGGTGTTAGCTTTCAAAAGAATTTACTAAAGATATTGGTTAATATGTTACAAGCTGATTCAAAAGAGGATTTTATCTTAATGTGTCTTAAGAATATAGTTTATATATAATGGTAAGAAAATAATTATTTTTCATTTAAGCTAGTTTTAAGTTTATTATGATATAATTATAATAGAAGTTGAGATAAAAGCTCATCTTCAAATTCTATAAATTTTAAGGAGAAAAGTTATGAATAAAATTGAAGCATATAAAAGCTTAGTTAGAGATGATGGAAATGTAGGTAAAGCTGTTATGTCTGTATCTGATTTAATAGAAGCATTAGAGAGGATAGAGGATAAAGATAGTATTCCTGTATCAATTATAGATACAGAAGGTGAAGCATGGTTTATAGATAAAATTCTTTTTCAAGATGAAGATGGAGAAAAGTATCTATATTTTAAGCCTTAAGAGATTATCTCTTAAGGTCATTTTATAAAATTCTAAAAGGATAAAAAAGATGTTAGTATTAAATAATAGAATAAAAGCAAGAAGAGATTTTTTAAAGGATTGGTATAAATCAAAGAACGGAAATAAAGATATAAAAATTATTAACGATAATAATTTTTTTACAATAAAAGATGGCAATGAGGAAAGAAATTTTGTCGTATTGTTTGAGGTAGAGTTGGAGATACAGGCTAAAGATGTATTTAAGCAAAATTTTTATGATTATTATTTAGAAAAAATGAAAAGCAGTTTAAGTGAAGATTCTTTTAAATATATCTCTGAAAATATGCTAAAGAGTGTTGAAGAAGCTTTTAAAAGCTCAAATTACCTTGATACCTATAAAAAGAGCTTTAATATATATCAAGTTGAAGGTTATAATAAATATTTTAATGAAAATTATATGCTCAATATATTTATAAAAGAGATAGAGGAATAATATATCCTTTATCTTTAAATTATTCGCCGTAAAGTTGTAGAACTTTGTATATATAAAATAATCAAATTTAATAAAAAGGAAAAATATGAAAAAGTTAGAAGTTAGCACGGATAAAGTTAATTATTATGCTTTAGAAGAAGAGGATATAAAAAAGTTGTTTAAAATAGAAGCACAAGAGCAAGTGCTATCTATTTTAAAAGGTAAGTATGGGTTTAACCATATTTTAGGAATAGAATCTAAAGACCCAATCTCTGTTATAGAGATATTAAAAGCTATGACAGGTATAATCCATACAGATTGTTTGCTATTTCCTGATGAAGAGGTAGAAACAGATTTTGAAGAGGGTGATATAACTTATATTGCACAAGTAACAAAAGAGTATCAATTTGACTTAGAGTATATATTTAGTGCAGATAAAGATATTGCTAAAGAGTTCAACATACCTGAAGAGACTCCATTAGTGGTAGATACTAACTATGGCTTTAATCCTCTTATGAGATTTAAAGTAGATGGTAAAGTAGTAACTGAAGACTATTTACTAGCTATGGGTTATGCAGATAAAGAACTTATAAAGTCTTATAGAGAGTATGCATCTGCTTTTGTTAAGGTCTTAAGAGGTTATTTCATGGGTAAAGGTTATAAGCTTATAAAAGGAACTGTAAAGTTAGGTGTAGATGTTGGAAATAGGCTTAGACTAGTGCAAGGTTTCTATCCTCATCAATACTATGTAATATCTTTATAGATTATTAAGTAGGAAAGGCAAAGATGAGTTTATTTACGAAATACAGACCTAATAGTTGGGAAGATGTTAAAGGGCAAGACCATATAATATCTATCTTAAAGGGTATTCTTAAGAGAGGAACATACAAGGAGATGAACTCATTAGTGCTTGGAGGGGGAGCAGGTAGTGGTAAAACAACTATAAGTCGCTTGTTTGCTAAAGCTGTGAATTGTTTAGATAAAAATAACAAACCTTGTAACAAATGTAAGCACTGTCAAATGTTTAATGCAGGTGAATATCCTGACTATATAGAAGAAGATGGTGCTACATACAATAAAAAAGAAGATATACAACAATTAAAAGATTTAGCAAATATGTATGCTAATGTGCCTAATGGACTTCGTATCATTTACATTGATGAAGCTCATGCACTTTCTAATCAAGCTTGGGATATATTGTTAAAGTTATTAGAAGAAGGAGAAACAAGAACTATATGGATATTTGCTACTACAGAACCTGAAAAGATTAGACCTGCAATTATAAGTCGTTCTATGGTATTTTCTGTTAGACCTTTAGGGGTAGAAGATATTAAAGAAGAACTTATAAATATTTGTAAAAAAGAAAAAATAAAATACGACAATCAGTCTATAACTAAGATAGCAACAATGTATTCAGGGAAAACTAGAGACGCTATAAAAACTTTAGATATGTATTATAAGTCTAAAGGTGATATTGTAGATATTGAGTTATCTTCAAGTGAAGAAGATATGCTTGATATTCTTAAGTTAGCTTATTTTAACAAAATTGATGAAGCATATAAATTATTAGAGAAGATGATAGTTATTAAGAACAGTGATTATCAAAGAATACTATCTAATGTTTTGATGAGTGCTTACTCTTTTGGCAAGTTCGATATATCCTTTAGTATAGACAGTAAAAGATTGGATAAATTTAAAGAAGTAGTTCAAAATGATATAAAGAATCTAATTAATTTATATCTACAAAATAAGCCTAACTCTTTAGAAGATATGAAATTATATTTGTTGTTAGTATCTGAGTTAGGTATTGGTTTATCTAATAAAGCAGATGGAGAAGAAAATTCTAAAACTGTTAAAAGGAAGTTTGTACCCAATGTAGATAAACATTTAGGAGTTGATAACAAATATAAAGAGAAGTTACAACCTAAAAAAGTTATAAGAGTAACAGAAAAAGAGAGGAAAATAAATAAGTTTAAAGAACTTGGTTTTAGTTAGTTAAGACTGTATAGTTAAATATGTATATATGTAAAATATTAAATTTGTGGGCTGTTTGGGTGGGTAAAGAATTTTGAAAAAGGAGAGTGTTATGCCAAAGAAAAAAGCAAAAGACACTAAGAAAGTAGAACAAGAGGTGGCTGATTATACAGCTAAAAATCAAGAGGTTATAGAAGCTGAGAGTGGTAAGTCTGCAAATGATATATTTTATAGAAGACTTGCTAAGAGGTTAGGAGTTCCTATTAAGGATAGAAAAACTCTTGAAGATGTTATGCTTACAATAGCTTTAACAGTTCAAGAGACAGTAGCTATTAAAGGCTCATTTACAATGCCAGGACTATGCACAGTAAAAGCTACAGAAGTTGGAGAAAGAGAGGGAACAATACAATTCGGACCTAAAAAAGGTGAGAAGTATGTTACTCCTGCACATATTGCTCCTAAGTTTGTTAAACCTGATGGCTCTTTTAAAGATTTATTAAATGGAAAAGAGGAGCTATTAGCAGAGGATGAAGTTGTTACACTTGAGGATGAAGAGTCTGATGTAGAAGAGACTGAAGAGTAGGAAAAGCTAATGCAATATAAGGTACTTTTATCTTCACAACCTTTTACTTATGAGGTTTATCAAGAGTTAGAAAAAAGAGGGTTAAAAGTACCTTATGACCCTAAAGTTCAAGATATAAATATATATGCTTATCTCCCTTTATCATTAGAGGGGGAGATAAGCAGTATATTAAAAAGATTTAACTTACAAGACCTTAATTGGTTGGTAAATGAATATGAAGTAAATAAGAACTTAAAAAAAGTTGAGATAGTAAATACACCTAAAATAAATGATTATGTATATTTACTGTCTGAATTTAAAGAGTTACCCTTTCAAGTAATAGATATAAAAAACGATGTAGCAACTATAAAAGCTATAATGAAAAATATAGATATTGTTGTTGAAGAACCTTTAGATAATTTAGTCTTAGTAGATTATGAAAAAGTAAAAGAAAAAATATACACTTCAAACAAGTTACCTGAAAATTTAAGTAATTCTATTTATATAGATTGTGATAGCATCGAAAACGATATAAGATATTTATTTAGCTTGATATTAAGATTAAAGTTACAATATCAAGATTATGAAATCGTATTGTTAAATCCTTTACCTAGTTTTAACTCTTTAATAAATGAACTGAAATTAGCTTGTATATATGGTGATATTAGGTTTGTTGCTAAAAATATAAACTATAAAGATTATATTTATTCTAACAACTTAAATTTATATATGTTTAAAGAGGATTTAGTGTTATTATATGAGGTCGTAGAAGGAGAGATATATCAGTATATAGAGGAGATAACTTATAACACTTTAGGATTTAGTAGCTTTGATAGTTATCTATATTTTCAAGTTATTAAAAATCTGTATCATAGTGATATTATAGATAAAGATATAGATTTTAACATACTAAAAGTTAAGCTAAATCAAGATATAAATTTAGTTAAAATGCTTTTTATCAAATATTGGAAAGATATTGAGAATAAATACAATCTATTAAGAGATAATATAAAAGTAGAAGAACCTTATCACATTATAGAATCAAGTAATGAAATAAACTACAATTCTTTAATAAATCTCTTAGAAAATCATAAACTACATAAATATATAGATAATATTGAATATTTTGTATATATGATAAAGTCATAGGAGATAAAGAATGGAAGTGAATAATAACTATTGGGATTATATATCAACTTTAGACACTAGAGAGAGTGAAGAAGATATAAGGGAACTTATAAAAGAGAACTTTCAATTTTTAAAACCTTATCTCAATGAACTGTTTTATGTAGAAGCAAATTATATTTATCTGAATTATGTGTTTGATATACCTCAAGCTAAGATAGCAGAACTGTTTGGAGTTAGTCAGTATGGGGTGTCTAAAAGGATTAAGTCAGCTTTAGAGAAGATAAATAATTTATTTAAAAGACCTGAAAATAATAGAAACATAGTTAGACAAGATTTTAAAAATTTATTACCTAATTATCTTGTTGAAATAGCAGTTATATATTATTTTATGAAAACTTTTAGTATAACAAGTGAGATAACAGGGTTTACTTATGGTAATCTTAGAAATAAATTATATGATGTTATAAACTTATTAGATAAATACTCTAAAGTTAAAACACATCAAGAGTTTGTTAAGCTTTATAAAAGAACTAAAAAAGAAAAGAACCAAAATATATATTATATGAACTCTTTGAAAGATAAATCTATATTTGAGTTAGAGGTTACAAAAGCAAAAAGATATTATGATTATCTTAATAAGTTAATAAAGTCGAGTAACTATGGTGATTATACTTTCAAAAGAGATGATAAAAAGAGATTAGAAAGACTTAAATGAAAAAAGAAACTTTGCTAGATGTTTATAATACAAAGAACTTAGATATAGCTAACGGATCTTTATCTTCTTTAGTAGAATATCTTATAAGCAATCCTGATTTAGATTATAAAACTGTTTATATAGATTTATGGAGTGATGATACAACTATAAAATCTATTTTTGGTGGTATTAAAGAGTGCAATCATAAGTATATAAACGAAGATAACAATTTATGTAAGTGTGGAGCTTGGGTAGGAAATATTGGAGAAGAACAAGATGTTTGTTTATATTATAAACATTTGTTTAATTTATATAATAATATTGATGTAGATGAAATCTTTATACGGTTAGATAGATATTACCCTATTGATTTTAATTTCTCTCTATTTGGTTTAGAGGTCAAAAAGCTATATAGGTATGCTAAGATATATGTTATATATAATAATGCTCTTAGATTCAATTCTCGTAATGATATAGCTAATAAATGTAATTACTTTTTTCTGTTACATTTATCTAAGAAGAAAAAATATCTATGGAAAAATGAAATACTGTTAAATAAGAGTTTTAATCCAATTTATCTGTTTAAAGGAAAGACATTATTTGTTAATCCTTATTATGATGATATTAGTCTGCATAACATTGACTATTACATTTGTAATACTGATGTTTTAAAATATCTTCATAAATAAAATAGATAAAGGAATTAAAATGAAAGCTAATATAAAAGGCTTAGATAGGGTTATGTGTGATGAACCTATGACTTCAGTAGCTTGTAAAAGCTCTGTAGATGGTTTTTTTAAATGTGAAACAACTAAAAGTATGGGAGCAAAAGCATCTAGCTGCACTTTATGTCTTACTAAGATAAAGTCATTAGGAGGACAGGTCAATTCAATAGGAGATAAAGGTTATAAGATTAAAGGACTTGGGAGATTATCTGTAGTAGCTTTTACTAATCTATTGAAACAAAACAATGATATAGATGTTAGATACCCTGATGGTATTGATAATAATGAAATGATAGAGAAGACTAAAGAACCTTTATGGAATGTATCTAAAGATATAAATGGTGATTTTGTTCTTCAAAGAAATTTTTAAAGTAAGGGGTTATTATGGGAGTTATGGATAGACTTATGAAACAAGATACAACTTCTATGAGAGTAGAAGATAAGATATCACTCAAACAAAGAGATTATGGAAGAGTTAGTGTCGCTAGAAATGAAATATTAGCTAAAGAACAAAATATGAAAACAACTGCAAGTCAAGAAGTAGTATATAAATCTCTATTTGATATTATGGATGATACTTTGTCTTTATTTGATAGTAGAGATAGACAGTCAATAAATGTATTGAGAGCTTTAAGTGCAAATATAGATGATGAACATAACATAACTTCTTTAGCTAGTTTATTTCAAAAGAAAAATGGATATAGCTTTGATGTTAAAAGTGAAATAGCAAAAAGAGGACTTTATAGTTCATTTTTAAATATGTTAGCAGATGGAAAGCTAGTTACAAAAGAGATAAGAGATGTTATACCTAGTAGCATAAAGATAGCTATTGTTAAAAGAAAAGACTATAATAGCACTGATTTATTAAATAGAAATGGTGTTACTTTTTTAGGAACTTTACCTGCTGTAAAAGTAGATGATTTTTCAGAAGATAGCATAAATTACATAGGAGATAAGCTAAAGATTGTTAATGGTAAAAACCTATGGAACTTTATGAACTCTCAAAGAAAAACATATTTAACAGAAACTAAAAAAGATATGATAGAGGATACACTTTTACAAAATGCAGATGCAAAGACATTAGCAGATATTGTATATAGAAAGTTCAGAAATGACATAGACAGTGGTCTTAACTTTCTAAGGAACCATAACATACCAACTCAAAAGATAAAAAAGGTATCTATGTTGCTAAAGGTATATCAAGATTATTAAAAATGAATACAACTATATGGGTAAGTAGTTGTAACAAAAGGAAATAAGATGAGTGAAATAGAAGTAAAACTTAAAAGACTACGACCTATTAAAGGTGAATATATAAAAGATTATTTAGATAACTTAGATGTATATAAAAATTTATCAAGTAGTCATGAGTTCCAAAATCAAACTAATGTAGGTCAAGGTGGAATAAATTTAGAAAGTATGCTTGAAACTGCAAAGAAACAACTATCTTTTGTATATGATAACCTAACTGATAATTCTAAGTCTTTTGGGGCTAAGATGGATAGTATATTATCTTTACAGATGTTAGCATTACAACCTATAATACAAAACCTTGATGAAACCTTATATGATGAGAGGAAAGCTCATAGTGCCTCTCGTTTGAATGGTATGATAACTCATTTAAAAGATAGCTTAATACAAAAACAACAGTTTGAGTTAAAAGAAGAGATAGATTTATTGCACCCTAAAATACAAAAAGCTTTTAGTTTTTTAGTTGAGTCATTTATATATGTACTTACAGAGGTAGGGGTAGATGCTTCAACTAAAGCTATGATTGTTAATTCTCTATCTCTTAAAATAATGGGATTTGAAGAGGAAATGAATAATAGACTTAAAGGGCTATCATTCTCTATGCTTGATAATCTTGAAAATCCTATACTGGAGGGATTACCTAATATTAAACAGTTAGAGTTAATCAATCAACAAAAGAATACCGTAAAACCTATAGATAAAGATGATGACGAAGATATTGAAACTGTAGAAGATATATCAAATAATATTAACCAACAAGAACAATATAAAAAAGTTAATTTAGATAATCTTAATATAGATGAAGATAAAAAGAAAGCTATATTAGAGAAGATAAAGCAAAGGAAAGGTGAGTAATGGCTTTATCTGACTTTCTAAGAGATATAGTTAAGCAAGTCGAAAAGGAAGCTAGAGTTAAACCTATGACTATAATAGAGTTTGCAGAAGCTCCATCAGGGCTTAACTATACTCTTTATCCTGTGCAGAAATTTATATTTAAAGTATTTTATAAAATTCCTCTGTCTAGTGATATAAATGAAAATAGAATTATAGTAAAAGACCAATTCAATGAAAAAACTTTATATGAGTTCGACGAGGTATCTTTTTTTAAATTTTTAGAAAGAGAAGGACGAATAAACTTATCTTTCCAAGATTGGGAAGAGATGGAAGACACTATTGATGAAATTATTTTTGTTATAGGGAGAAGAGGGAGTAAAACTACTATGACTTCTATAATCTCTGCATATACAGTTTATTTATTATTACTTATGGAAGACCCTCATAGCTATTTTGGTATAGTTCCTAACGAACCTATTGGTATTGCTTTATGTTCTAATAGTTCTGAAGGGGCTGAAAGACAATTAAGAAACCTGATACAGCTTATTAATCCCTCTCGTTTCTTCCAACCTTATATTTATGGAACTAAAGGTGGGAAGTACTGGTTAAGAACAGTTAAGTTTAAAGAAAAAGAAGAGCTAGGATTAACTACATCGCCGGGTGATATTCTTATTGAAGCCTACGCCGCTAGTCCATCTGTTAGAGGTGCTAGTAATATTGTTGTAGTAATGGATGAGTTCGGACACTTTAATGATGCAGATGTTACAAACAAGAAAAAACCACTAGACGAGAAGTTATATGAAGCTTTAACCCCCTCTGTTGCAGGTTTCACAGACGATGATGGAGTAGCTTATGGTAAATCCTTTATAATGAGTTCTCCTAATGGTAAAAAAGGAGCTTTGTATAAGTTCTATAAGAACTCTTTCAATGATAAAACATATTTAGCACTAAATATGCCTAGTAACTGGGTTAATTATAAAATATCTTCTAAGAGATTGAGAAATGCTTATAATAAATCTGAGTTATCATTTAGACAAGAATACTTAGGAGAATTTGTTGATTCTGCAGGAGGTTGGATAAGCAATAAAGATAAAATAAAAGCTATGATTAATATGAATATGGTCAATACTTTAAGAAATGGTGTAAGAGGTAAGAAGTACTTCTTAGGTATTGACCTTGCTATGAGTGGGGATGGTTTCTCTCTCTGTGTAGCTCATAAGGAAGCTAGAAGGGTTAATCATAAAACAGAAGATGAAAAACTTGAAATATTATTGAATGAAAAGAATATAATTGTAATTGATTATATTGAATACCATTTACCTGAAGAGGGAGAGGTTTTAGACTATGAGTTCATAATACAACGAATAAAAAATGTTTATAGGTATTTTAATATAAGTAGAGGGTATTATGACCAATGGGCAGGTCAAGTATTTACTCAATTATTTGCTAAACATAAAGTACCTAGATTAGAGATGATACCATCTACTCAAAAACTAAATAGTGAAGTAGCTAAATTGTTTAGACAGTTAATTATGGAAGGTCGTTTAATGTGTCCTAGTGATGTAGATTATTTTATTGATGAGATTTCTAACTTACAAGAAACAGTATCAAGGAATAATTATGTTAAAGTAGAAGCTAACTCAGGAGAACACGATGATGTTTTTGATGCAGTTAGTAGAGCTGTTTATATGGCTTATAGGTTAGGAGAGTATGAACCTTATATCCCTAATAGTGCTAAGAATAACAAAGTTTTAGAAGAGAAGATTAAGCAACAAATAAAAGACAATGCAAGTAAAGTTAAGAAAAATTTTGGTGGTATGGAGCTACCTAGTAGTATAAAGATAAAAAGGAAAGCACCTTCTTATTTAATAAATAAAAGAAGATAAAAGGCTAAAATATGGTAAAAATTGGTAACAGTTTAACAGAGTCAGAACAAATAAAATTAAAAGCAAGAGCATCTGCAGGGGATGTTAAATCTATTAATGTCTTAAAGATAAACTCTGCAAAAAGAAATTTATCTACTACAAGTTCATTAAGCTTTGGTAGTGGAAATTTAACTTCATTAAGACAGGCTGTTGATAAAATGAGTTTAGAGGATAATTATATTTATATAAGAGCTGAGTTATTAATGGAGTTAGTTATTTCAGGTGGGCTAACTATCTCAAGATTAACTTTAGAACAAAAGATTATTATATTTGCTTGGCTGTATAAGTATGATAAAAAGATAGGTAGAATCATAGATATATTTGTTAATTTACCTTTAAGCACTTTGAGATTACAAAAACCAACTCAAACTAAAAATGATATACTTCAAGATTATGTGTATGCTTATTTTGAAAGATTTTGGAATAAAGTATCTTTTAAGAAAAAACTAAAAAAAGTATTTTTATACACTAAGTTATTTGGGGTGGGGGCTTTACTGTTAAGCGATGATTATAATGAAAAGTCAGATACAGTTATAGACTTTACTAATTTAAAAACTCTTATTCAAGATGAGATAACAGAAGAAGAATGGGAAGAGATAGACAAGATAACAAAGGAATATAATAACAACCCTGATAAAGTTTCATTAGAAGATAAAAATAAAGTTATATCTAAACTTGTTAGAGGTGTTAATAATCAATATAAAGGGGTGGAGTTCGCTAAAGTTGTAAATCCTTTTGAAGTTATTAAAAGAAAATCAAATAAAGATATTGATTATCATATATACAATATAAGTGAAGATACTCATATTAAAAAGTTCTTAGAAAGTGAGATGGGGGTTAAACTTAAAAGAAACCCTGATGATATAGTAAATATGTTAAAAAAGATAAACTATTCTGAAAGTTATATAAAATTATTTCTTAATAGCAATGGTATGGATGGAGTACAAGTTGATTCTAACCCTTATTATTCTTCTTGTTATATAGTATCTATGGAAGAAGAAGGACTATCTAACTTGGATAATTCTAACTTTAATAGAGTATTACAAAGTGCTATTGATTTAAAGATGGTTAGAGATAGAGAAAGAATGAAATCAAATGAAGCTTATAAAGTTATAAGGCTTGTTACTATCCCTGAGGGAGAACTCACACCTGACCAAGTAGCTGAGTTTGAAGCTAAAGTATTAGACGCCGCTGAATCACCTGAAGGTAGTGTTATTACAACTAACTATAATGTTAATTGGCAAGAGTTTCGTTTGGATGCTAGAGAACAGATAGATTTACAAGGAGTAGAACTTAAAGCAGAACAAGATATAAATTCAACTTTTGGTATAGCAGATGTACTCGTTGGAGGAGAAGATAGTTATGCTAATTCTTTTATGAAAACTGAAATGATGGTAAATGAGTTCAATGCTAGTAGAATGGAACTAAAAGAATTTGTAGAAGAGAAGATATTTAAACCTATAGCTATTAAGGCAGGATTTGTTGTTAAAGATGAATGGGGAGAACCTAAACCTGTTTATCCTAGCTTGAAGTTCGACAGAATATCTATTGCCAGAGGTTCAGAAGATTTTGCACTATTACAAGAACTAGCTAGTGCAGGTAAGTTGCCTTGGGAGACAATTATAAATGCTCTCAATTTTGATTATGAGGAAGTACAAACTAAGTTGAGAAATGAAAAAATGAGTATTTTAAATGATAACATAGGTGCTGTAATAGATAACTCTGCTGGAGGTTTAGCTGAACAATTATCTTCTAACCCTGAGTTTTTAGAGAAGATAGCAGATATATTACAGTTAAAGATAGATATAAATAAAGAACCAAACACAGATGAAGAATCACAGGGAGATGAATAATGGTAAAAGTTAAAAGAAGATTAAAAAGATTTAATACAAGTGCTTTAGATAAAATCATAGATTTACATGAAAAAACAGCAAGAGAGATATTTGATATACCTAATCTTAAGAAAATATCTAAAGGTGGCTCAGATAGACAAGTCTTTGATTTGGGTGGAAATAAAGTCTTAAAGGTAGCTAAGACGGCAAGAGGTTTAGCTCAAAATGAAGCTGAGTGGGATTTTAATTTAGCAGGAGGTATTTTACCACAGGTATTCTATAAAGGAAAGAACTTCTTAATAGTGGAGAAAGTTTATTTTGATAAGAAAAGACCTTTAATAAATGCTCTCTGTAAATATTTGAAAAACCAAGATACATATACTCCAAGTGCTTATGAAAGAAAATATAATATGGATAGAGCTTTAGAAAATGCAGAAGAACAATTTAAAATACCTTATTTAACTAATTTAAGAGATTATGATTATCTTATCGGAGATTTAACAGCACCTAGAAATTGGGGAGTTACAGGTAGAGGAAGAGTTGTACTTGCTGATGGAGGAACTGTTAGTTCTGATAGTATAATGAGTCCTCCTCAATGGGTTAAAGGAGAGTGGGAGGAAGTTAAACAAAAGAATAGAGAACTAAAAAAGTTATACGGAGATACAGATAAAATTATAGCTAGTAGTTTAGTAACTAAAGCAAAGATTGAAAAAGAGTTCCTAGAGAAGAACAAAGATTTACCTGAAACTGTTGTATATCAAACCCCACCTATAAAAGGTGGAAAGAAATTTCTATCTGTTATAAGAAGAGGGGATAAACCTAGTAATTATTACTATTATTCTCAAAGAGTAGGAAAAGATAGCATAAGATTTTTGTTATATGATGCAAATAAAAAAGATAAACCTTTTGGAGTTTTAGAACAGTTTGAAGCTAGTCAAAACAGAACTACAGTTGGAGCTTTTAGTGGCTCAATGGATAAACCTAATTTAACTCCAAAAGAGATATGTAGAGAAGAAGTCAATGAAGAGAGTGAATACACTGTAACAAAAGCTGAGATGAACGATAGGATATTTCATCTTAAAAATATGAGAGTAGGGAGTCAAACAAATGAAGTAGCATATCTTTATATTGTAAATGTTACAGGCTTAAAAACAACTCCTAAAAAACCTGAGAATGAGTGGGAGGAGAACACAGATACTCACTGGCTATCTTTAGAAGAGATAAAAGATTATTGTAATTGGGAAGCTTTTATTATAGCAGACAGAGCTAAAGCAATATTTAAGGAATTATAAAAAATGAAGATTATAGCTTTTGAGATTAAAACATCAACTTTAGAAAAAATGTTAAAAAAGTATCTTAAAAGCATTTTTGAGAAAGATATTGAATATAAGATAAGTATCTATAAAGATGAAAAAACTAAAGAACCTTATATCTATATAAATGAAATTTATGTTTATCCTGATAAAAGAGGTCAAGGTTTAGGAACTAGATTCCTCAAAGAGGTTATTAAGTTCGCAGATATTCATAAGTTAAATATAGCTTTGTTATCAACTTTAATAAACAATAAAAAACAGAATAGCTTTTATTATAGACAAGGTTTTGTTAGATTAAAATGTAAAAATTGTAAATACAATATGAGAAGATATTATAAAAGGAAGAACAATGAAGATAATAGCATATAACAGTAATCCCAAGAACTTTAGAAGATACCATCAAAGTAAAGGACTGTTTAATAAAAGGTCTATGAGAATAGCTAAGAGAAATCAAAAGACACATAAAAAATCAGCTTTAAAAAGATTTTGTGGAGATAAAATAGACACTAATTGTATTACTAGAGCTTTGAGAAGTAATAAAAAAGAACTTAGAAAGTCTGCTAATTTTGCCTTAACTTTAAAAAAGATAGCTAGTCGTAGAAAGGGTATAAGAAATAAATTTGATATAGCAACTAGAAAGAAAAACGATGCTATTTATAATAGAAAACATAAAACTGAACTACAAAAGGTTAATAGAGCTAGATTACAAAGTAAAGCTAGTTCAAAGATAAACTTCGATAAGATACAAAATTACTTCACAAATGATATTTTAGAAACAGTAGCACCTAAAGAAAACAATTCTAACCTTTGGTTAGGTGGAAGTTTTATAGGAAGACCTTTAGAGTATTTACCTTATGTTTATAGAGGTATTTCAAATGAAGAGTGGAACAATATTCAAAAGAAAAAATATATCAAAAGTGATGGAAGATTAAATTTATCAAATGAAAAAGGACTGACTGTTTATAGTATCAATCCCAACACTGCTTTAAATTATGCTAATGATTTTATTCCTGATAGTAAAAAAGAGTTGAAACCTACAAAAGATAAGCCTAATTACATAGTTCAAGTAGATATTAGAGATATAAAAGATAAATTTTTTATAGATAAAGCTGATGGTTATGTTAAGACTAAAAGTAAAGTACCTATAAAATATATAACTAGAGTGTGGGAGGTATATCCTAATAACAAAACTAAGTTAATTTTCAAAAGAAGCAATTTAGACGAAACTTTTAACTCTAAGGCTAGTAACAAAACTATTGTTTATCATGGAAGTAATGCTAATATATCTAAGCTAGAACCTAAATATATGATGTTAGACCATGCAAACTCACAAGAGGGTGTAGGTATTTATTTTACAACTGAAATATCAACTGCTAAAAGATATGGTAAAAACATTTACACAACAGAAGTAGAACATACAAATTTTATATCTTCAAGAACTAAAGTATCTGCTTTAGGTAAGCAAAAAGTAATTAAATTGTTAAAAGAGTTAGGAAAGTTAGACCGTGAGAGTGCTTTTTATCTTGTGACTGATTATGGTGTTTATATTACTGAACCTGAAGAGTATGAAGATTATATGATGGAAGATGTTTATAACAGTATGAGAACAGAGCAAATAAGAAATTTTCAAATAGAACTATCTGAGAGATTTAGTGTAGTAGATTTTGTTAATGTATGGAATAAAGTATTGCCTAAAGTTCATGGAACTTATATTTTACAAAAAGGTAACGAGATTTGGTATTCCATTATAAACACAAAATACAAAATTAAAAGAGTTAATTAATATGTTTGATTTAGAGAAAGCAGTAGAAGATTTTAAAACAAAAGGTGCAAAGTATTTTATTAGTACTTATGAGAAAGATTTTGAGAGATTGTTAAATCAAGCTCCTAAAGGAAAGCTAAGAAGCTATTTAAAGTCTAATTTTGGAGTATATGCTCTTTCAAAGCTTAGGAATATATTATCATTAAATAAAAAAGATTTTCTTTATAATCCTATTTTTAGGCTTGTATTAGATGAATTTTATTTGCTTGATAAATATAGTCAAAAAGATTTAGATAAAGAGAAGATTATTTTAGATAGAACTCTTTCTAAATATCTTACAGATATGGGATACACTTATTCTATGGAAATATTGAATGGTGATAAAGTTCTTAATATAAACTCAATATATGTAGATAAAGATAAAAGAGGTCAAGGTATAGGAACTAAATTTTTAGAAGATTTGATTAGATTTGCAGATAAATATAATTATATTTTAACATTAACACCTAGTTCAGATTTTGGAAGTGATGTTAATAAACTTAAAAAATTTTATTTTAAATTTAAGTTTCAATCAAATAAAGGTAGTAAAGCAATAAATCAATTAAGAAACTCTATGTTTAGACTACCTAAGAATTATAAAAAGGATAGATAATGAGAATAATATCAATGGATGTTAAAGCAGATTATAGTAAGATGACACCTAACAACACTAAAATAGTTATACCTTATATAAAAGTTAAATTGATTAAAAATTCAAAAGATAAAAAAGACTTTGAAACTTTTTTAAAATACTTTATAGATAAAGGTTATTATATAGTTATAAACAACGGTAGCTATGAAATTTCTCAAAAAGAACTTAGAGATTTAAAAATAAAACCTAGTTTATTAAAGAAGATACACACTTATGACTCTCCTAAATATAATCCTTATGTAGTGAGAGATTACAGTTCTTTTCCTGTCGAAGATTGGTTACAGCAAATAAAAGCCTTTGAATACATTAATAATGAAACAGATGAAGGAACTGGATTTTATGGTGATTGGAGCTAAAAGTATGAAAATTATAGCATTAACTAAAGGGCAAACAGAAGATAAAGGAACTATTGCTATTGATTTTGATGGAGTTATTCATAAGTATTCTAAAGGTTATGCTGATGGTAGTATTTATGACGAGCCTATGACAGGTGCAGAAGAAGCAATGATAGAACTTCTTGATAAAGGTCATAAAATATTTATATTTACTGCTAGAAAAGATAAGAAAGCGATTAAACAATGGTTAAAAGATAACTTTAATGATAAGAGATTACATAATTTGCTTATAACAAATGAGAAACTACCTGCACAAGTTTATATTGATGATAGAGGGTATAGGTTTAAAGGTTGGGGTGGTGCTATGAACTTCATAGAAAAATTGGACGAGGAAATAATATGAAAGAAAATAAAATCATCAGTTTAGATAAAATACCTAATAAGGTAAATCCCCCTAATCCTATGAGAAGAGGTGTTAAAAGAACTGCAAGAAACTATTTCAAACAACCTCATATTCCAAAGAAAATGCTAAATCCTAATGCTGAAAATCTTAGTATTACTTCTGATAGTATAGAAGATGAAGCAAACACTAATAGGAACTTAGAGGGAGAAGAGATAATAAATCATTTTGATAAAGTAAAGTGCGACAATTATTCTTGTTATATTGAAAATGATAACTATTTTATATATCCTAGAACAGGTATAAAAGTGGATTTAGATGATACTGTAGAGTTGGCTTTTAATTCTAATGATTGGATATTCACTCAAATAACAGGGTTAGCTAGTGTAAATATATTTGATAATTATAAGATAACTCCTGCAACTACAAAATTTGTCAATAATAACGGTAATGCTTTTAGTGATAGAATATTAAAAAAATATTATAAAACTTTTATAGGAGCACATAATTTTAGAAATCATAAACAAGTTATTGATGAGTCTTATGGTATTATCTTAGATGCAGTATTAAGAGAAATACCTGTAAATAATGAAGAGTCTGTCTATTATGTAGATTTACTTATTGCTACAAATAAAGTTAGACACCCTGAATGGACTCAAAAGATAGAAAATAAAATTGTTAGATTTGGTAGTATGGGAGCTGAGTCATCTTCTTTTAAATGCACTTACTGTGGTAATATTCCAACTTCTTATGATGAGTTCTGCGACCATTTTAAGTTATATAAAGGTAAATATTATATAGACCCTGCTAGTGGTAAAAAGTTAAGGATAGCTCATCTTGTAGAAGACTATAAAAACAAAGAAGGTAAAGGATATGTAGAATTTGTAGAGTATTCCTTTTTGGATATACCCCCTGCTTTTGAGGGAGCTTCAATGGCTCATGTTATTAAAGTACCTCAAAATACAAATGTTAAGTTTAGTATTCCCAGACAGTTATTAACTAAATCTGCTTTTAATGTCTGGAAAGAATTTTATAAAATAAATGATAATGGTAATAATGTAGGTTATGATGAACTTACAGAGAAACTACCTGCAATATCTGAGTTTAAAGGAGACTAGATACTTTTAAAGTAGGTTAAGTTTGTTAGTTGTATCTTGTAGATATGGTTAGTAATTAGCTTATTAAGTTAGCTTAAAAGGAAAAAGATGGGTAAAGTAAAAGCTACAGATGATTTAAAAATATTAGAAAATCTTAAAAAAGGTATATACACTGAAGAGTATGTACAAAAATTAAAATTAAAAGATACATTTAGTTTTAAAATAAAAGCTTATTATATTCATAAAGATAGATATAACTTTGAGGAAAGTAATTATATTTCAAAAGAGAGTAAGGTTAAAGTATTTTGTAATAAGTGTAAAGAATATTTTAATGTAAGAGTAGACACTGTAATAAGAACTAACTCTAAAGGAGGGTGTCCTAATAGATGTTGGAGAGAACCTTTTAGAGGTTATTCTATAGGTAATTTACACCAAAAAGAAAAAACTTTAAAAGAATTTAAAGAGTATGTTAAGATTTCAGGGTTAGATAAATTTTTTAAATATGATTTTTCAAGTTATAAAAGTGCAAATGAAGGTATTGTAACTACCTGTCTATTACATAATGAAACTTTTAAAAAACCTTTACATAAGTTACGAAAAGGGGTGGAGTTTAGGCAATGTTTATAAGAAAAATGGATTTAAAGAACATCATAAAACTCCTCCTAATTATTTTTATATAAAAGGGCAAGATAAATACAATAAAAAAAATTTTACAAAAAGTAAAATATCAAAAAGATATAATATACCTATTAATGAGATAAAATCTGAAAAAGCTGTAATGTATGAATTAGGTTATAAAAGGGTATATGATAGTGGATTAACTTGTTATATGAAAGTAAATTAATTAAAGGAAATAAATGAGTAATAACACACTAGATAAAATAAAAATTTATAATATTTCTAGTAATGAACAAAAATACCCTGAGATAGGCGATTGGCATAGTATTAATACATCTGCATTGTTTGGCTACAATGAGATGAAAGAGCTTTATTTTAAAGATAAAGTTACTTATGAAAAGAAGTATAGGAAAAAAGGAAAGTTCATAGGGTTAGGGCTGAATTATGGAGGAACTTGGAAAGTAGTTCAAGATAATACAGGTTTCTCTGAAAGTAAATCTATAAAGTTATTTGCTAATTATTTTAAAAATCTGAAAGTGTTTAAGAAGTACTTAGATAAAATAGTTGCAAAGGCAATGAAAGTTAAGTATGTAGAAACTTTTTTAGGAAGACGGTTATTTTTACCTCAGTTAGATAGTGATGAATGGTGGATAAGAAACAAAGGAAAGAATAAGATATACAACTCCCCTATTCAAGCTATGGGGGCTGAGATGGTTAAGCTGATAACTTTAAAAGTGGGAGAGTACTTAGAAAGATATGATATTTATTCTTGGCAATTCAATAATATTACTAAAAGCTATCATAAAAGAATTGTAGGTATCAATTATATTTATTATAAAAAGCATAAGAAAGAAATTGAAAAAAGATTTAATGATGCACCTGATGGGCATACAAAAGTCTTAGTAATAGGAAAAGATAAAGAAGTTAAGTTCGAGTATCAAAGGAACTTAAAAATATCTATGAAAGATATACGAGATTTTAAAATGTTTATAATATGGTAAAGGAAAAGATAATGTTTGTTAAAGCTAAATATAATGATATAGATATGTATAAAAGAGATGTACAGCAAGATTTATTTATTCCGTTCAATACAGTCCATGATGAGATTGATTATCTTATAGATTCAAATATGTTTAAACCACTTCTAAAAAAGATTATAAATATATCTGCACTTAAAAAAGTTATGGGTAAGTTGAAATTACCTTATATTAATATATTGTTTGATGTAGAATACGATGAGTATAATAGTTGGACTGCTAAAAAAGATATAGATATATATCAAGTAGCTTTACATGAGGAAGAACATAAGTGGAGAAAAAAGTATCAAGATTTGTATAGTAAGCTCAGTCAAAAGAGAAGTGATACAAATAAAAAAGAACCTTTAAAATCAAGTAGTAAAGAAAATCAAGTATCTTCTAACATAATAGAGCTGGTGTTACCTGAGAAAGAGATGACAGAAGAACTTTTAGAAAAGATACAAAAGTCATCAGAGGGTAATATTCGCTTAGGTGTTAATGTCAATGGAGATATAATGTGGTACTCTAAGCTTATCAACGAAAAGGTAGTGAAAGAGTATCTATAAAATAAATGGCATTAGCCAATATCTAAGGAGATACTTATGGATAGAGAGAAAGAGATACTATCTGTTGTGTCTGCACAATCAAGAGCTATGGACACTATAGCTTCAAGATTAGTAGCAGGTGAATACACAGATGAGGACATTCAAAGCAAGTTAGAGTCTGTTGCAAGAGTTCTTGAAACAACTGCAAGTGCACAAGATTACCTATATAGTCAAATACAAGATGCAAGTTCGTTTAGTGTTATGGCAAATGATGAGTTCGACTCAGTATTGAGTAAAGTTCTAGCAACTCAAGCTCAAGCAGAACTACTAACACAAGCATTAGAGGGAGAGCTTGTTACTATTGCAGGTGATGAAGAGAGCGACGAAGATGAACTTGATGCAGAAGCTTGTGGAGTACAAGATGATGAGATATTAGAAGCTAAGTCTTTTGATATGTATGCAGGTGATGAAGAAGGAAATGACGAGCCTAGTGATGAGGACGATGATGTTCTTGAAACTGATGCAGTAGCAGTAAGGCATAATCCAGAGACTGGAGATATAGAGGCTTATAGTGCTAAACCTAGTAAGCCTAAAATGATGTATATTAAAAAACAAAATGCAACTCCTCTAAGAAAACCTGCAGGTAGATTAAAAGTTAAACCTACATCAAGAGGTAAAAAACCTTTCGGAAAACCAACTGCAAGTGCAGAGGAGCTTATGGCACAAGCACAAGAGCTTATAGCAATGGCACAAGAGATAGGGCAAGGTGATAATCATGGAGAGATAAATCCTCAAGTGAAGCAAAGAGAACCTAAGTCTTTAAATAAAATGGTAAATGATAGTGCAAATGGAGTTCCTGCTGTAAAAACTGTAGCAAGTGAAACTACTATGCAATCAACTGCAAATGATAGCTCATCTATGATTAGATGGGACTTTGTGTAAGGAGCAAATATGTTGAAAATACTTTATAAAAATGGATGTATAGACGGAAATACATTTGAGCTAGACCCTGATATTTATCTAGGTCAGGATGCACTTGAAGCAAGTGATAATGAAGAAGTCCAAGCTCTAGTAGCAGGTAGATTAGCTACTATAGGAACTGATGGTTATGTAGAACTAGCAGATGGTAATCCTCTAGGTGTTATTGTAAATGATGCAGAGGGTAGAGACCTATATAACAAACCTGCTTTAGCAAGTGGTAAAGTTCCTGTTATGTTTGGAGGAGGTCTTGTAGAAACTGACCAAGTAGTCGAGGATAATATAGCTATAGGTGATAAACTATATTGTGGAACTGGTGATAATAAAGGTCTATGGACAAAAACTGCTTCTGATGGTGCAGAAGTAATAGGTGTTGCTGTAAGTGCAAACTCAGCATCAGACAAAACTGTTAAAATACAGTCAAGAGTATAAGGAGAGTCGGATGGAAAGATTTATCCCAACAAGTGTAGCTCAATCAACTAGCTCACTACAAGATATAACAACTAGAAACGAGCTGACTGCAAAGCTTATGGTAACTGCCGCAGGTAGAGAAGAATTGGCTGTGTCAATGGTAGAACCTCTAAGAGAGATGAGAGACTATCGTGCAGTAGGTAGAAGAGCATTTAGAGTATATCCTCTAGGACAAGGTGCTATTCCTGAGTTTCCTAAAGATGTAGATGTACCTGCTTATGTAATAGGTGAAGAAGGTGATGAAGTTCAAGCTAAAATAAAAGGAAAGAAAGTACTTGTACCTCTTTTCAAAATAACTTCAAACCCTATGATACCTATAACTGAAATCAAACAAGCAAGATTTGACTTAAATGATAGAGTTAGAGAGAAAGTTAAATCAGAGATTGTTAAAGTAGAGGATGGTAAAATCTTTGAGCTTATGAAGATAGTAGCAGAGAGAAGCACAGATATAAATGCACTAACAACTGTAAATGAGTCAGAGCTAACAGTTAAGCACTTTAGCGAAGCACAAGCAGAGATAGAGAAGTGGGGAGAGCTTGATGCAGTAAATATCTTCATGAACCCTTATTGGAAACAAACTCTAAGAGAGATGAACAATGTTCAAACAGGGTACTATGTAGATTTTGAAACAGCAAGAGAGCTTATAACAGCAGGTTATGTTGCAAGAATCAATGGAACTCAAATTCATACTTCAAGTATGGTACCGAAAGATATGATATTCATAACAGCTGACCCTGAGTTCTTAGGAAGACTGGTTATTTCATTCGATTTAACAGTCATCGAATCAGAAGATGCAAAGGCTCTCGAAGTCGGGTATAGTATCTTTGAAGAGATAGGTATCTTGATACACAACCCTAAAGCACTTAGTGCAATCAAAATCAATCTAGGACAGTAGTCTTAGTTTGTTAAGGTAGTTGAGGGAGGTTATCCCTCTCTACTTTTGTATAAGTAGTCAAGAGGACTTTTTATATAAGGGTAGAAAAAGATGGGTAAAGATAAAATTAGAATAAGAACAGCTCAAGGTGTATTTTACATAGAACCTACTAATCATAAATTTTCTTACAATACAAAGCAATACCTTGAAAAGCTTTTCTATAGGTATCCTGATAAATTTAAACCTAGACAATTTAGAAAATTTGCTTGGTTTAGTGCAAAGACTTTAACTAAAGTATATTGTTATGGCTGTAAAAAATATATAGAGCAAACTCCTGAAAGATTACTAGGAGGTAAATTTTGTAAAGTATGTGCAGGTAATGTACAATACACAGATAAACAATTTAAAGAAAAACTAAAAGAAATTTATAAAGATAAACCTCATCTTGATTTTTCACAAGGGATTTACACTAAAGCAAGAGAGCCTTATAAGATGGTTTGTAAGTATCATGGAGAGTATATTGTAAAATATGCATCTACTTTGTTAAAAGGGTATAATTGTTATAAATGCACTAGAAAATCAACTGCTGAAAATATGAATAAAGTAATGAAAGAAAAGTTTAAAAATGGTTATAAACCTGATAGAATTAAGATGAGGAAAACTTCATTTAAAGATAGATTAGATAAAGAGTTCGAGTTCGTAGAACCTATTGAAGTTGTAGACCAATATTATGCTACAGATAGAGTAGAGATACGACATAAGAAATGTGGCTCTATCAGAACTGTAAATCTTGATAATTGTTCTAGGTTAAAATGCTTTAAGTGTCATAGGGTAGGAACTTCAAAAGGGGAGCAAGAAGTAGCAGAGTTTTTAAAACAGTATGTAGATATTGAAGAACATATTAAACCTTTTGGAGATAAAAGAGAGATAGATATTTATATACCTAGTAAAGATTTGTTTATTGAGTTCGATGGTGTATTTTGGCATAGTGATAAGTATAAAGGAGTTAAGGCTCAACAAGAAAAAACTTTAGAGAGTTTAAATAATGGATATGATATTATTCATATAACAGATAGTCAATGGTTAAACAATAGAAGTACTATTAAATCTATCTTGTTAAATAAGTTAGGATTAACTCCATTTAAAATAGGAGCAAGAAAATGCACTGTAAAAGAGATAGATTACAAAACTGCTAGAAATTTCGTAGATAAAAATCATTTGCAGGGTTATGCTAGAAGTTCTATAATTTTAGGATTGTATTTTGAAGATGAACTTTTATCTGTAATGTCTTTTTCTGTATTAAAGAAAGACTATGAAGTAAATCTTAATAGATTTGTGAATAAGAACTTCACTTTAGTTCAAGGTGGGTTTAGTAAGTTGTTGAGATATTTTATAGAAAATTACAAAGACAGATATAAGGTTATAACTTCATTTGCAGATTTACAATGGTCTAAAGGTGAAGTATATTATAAAAATGGATTTAGATATTTATACACAACTGTTCCTAGTTATAATTATTATACAAAAACTGATTTTAAGATGTATCATAAGTCCTATTTTAGAAAAAGAAGGCTCATGAGAATATTAGGATTAAAAAGAACTAATATGACAGAGTTTCAGATGGCAGATAAGTTAGGCTTGATTAGGTATTATGATAGCGGTAAGATGAAGTTTCAGCTTAACATATAACAACACATATAATCTTTCAATTAATCTTAATTATAAAAGTTTTACTATTTGTAATCATTAAATCTTAAAGAAAAGGAAATGATATGAAAGTCATAGCAAATATAACAATGAATGCACGAAACAATGGAGTTAAATTCCCACTTGTTAAAGGTAAAGAAGTTGAGTCAACTGTAGTGGAAGCTTTAGGGGATAAATATTTAGAGTTCCTTAAAGAGAACAAGTATGTTACTATTGTTAAGGATACAAATGAAGATATAGTAAATGAGGAACTAACAGATATAGATGAAGGTAATGATGATACAAAAGAACCTGAAACTAATGAAAACACAGATGAAACAACTGAAAACAATACTAATGAAAACACAGACACAGATAACCAAGATGAAAATAATCTTATAGTTGTTGAAATAGATGGAGAAGAGTACGAGCTAACAGAAGAGGAGTATCAAGAGTATCTAGCTTCATTAGAAGCAGAAGAGAACGAAGATACAACTGAAGTAGCAGATGAGCCTGAGATAGTGGAAGATGTTATAGAAGAACCAAAAGAAACTAAAACAAAATCAAAAAGCACTAAAAAAACTTCTAAGAGAAGAACAAGTAAAAATACAAAAAAGCTGTAAAAGATAGATAATGGAAAACCTAAGCACCTTAGCAGTTACCTTGTTGGAGTTATATAGGGAAAATGATATAAAACCAAATAAAAGGTCTAACAACTGCAGGGTGTATAGGATTAAGTATAAAGTCCAAGACTCAAAAAGATATATCTTCCTTGTTAAGTGCAAAGAAAGCTGGTCTAGTCCTGATGGACATATTGTTTCTATTTATTTTGAAGATAAAGGCAACAAGGTAAATAGAAGGAATATAATACCTCTTAACTCTAATATAAGAACTAGATGTCATTGTCCTGCTTTTGTTTATTGGGGTAGTGCTTATAATGCTACAATAAACAAATATATCTTAGATAAGAAAGAAAATAGACCTCCTGATATAAGAGACCCTTTTAGAGTAAATAAAGTTTGTAAGCATATAGTAGCAGTTACTAAAAGTTTATCACATAAGAATTTTAAAGCTTTACAACGAGGTCGTATTTACTCTAGTATCAATATGCTAGATTTTGCAGATATAAGTAATCTACCTGAAGTATCTATACAAGAAACTTTATCTGTTATTTCTCAGTATATAAAAGAAAATAATATAAGAACAGATAACTGTATAGATTTTGATAACTTCGAGAGCTATTTGCTAAATATAGGGATGATAATATGAGTGATACAACTGAAAATACTGAAACTGTAATTCAAAAGAAAAAACATAAAATCCTAAGAAGGAACTTACCTCGTATTTTTAGATTAATGAAAAAGATACATGGGTTTGAAGTAGATATATATAAATTAGTCGATTTTGAAAGTCCAGACATCGGTTTAGAGGATAGTTCTAAGCTTAAGTATAGTGAGAGTCCTGTTTATAGTGGAAAGGCTGTTATTCCTGCTTTAAATAGAGATAAGTATCAAGATAGTTATGGTATTTTAGATATGGAAGATGATGACGATATAATTTTATATTCTGATGAAGATTTACAAATACCTAAAAAATCCTTAGTTATAGTTAAGACAGCAAACACAATGGGAGAAACTAGGCTCATTGTAAATAATATAAAATCTATTAAGGACGATGATGGTTATCTTTATTTTAGATATTATTTAACTTCAGATAGTTCTAGTAATTTAGAAGATATAAGTAATGAAAGCTTGTTTGATGCTATAGTTAAAGAAACTGAAAGTATTAATAATGGAACTATCTTAGAAGATACCTCTGTAGTTAAAGACGAAGAAACTGATAATATTATTCCTGAGTATGTAGAAGATGATATTATATTTATGGAGGATTAGATGATAGGTAAAGTTATTCACAATTTTGTTAAGTTCATAGAAGAACAGTTTAAAGTTTATGATATAGATATGAACAGTAAGTATAATTCTGATATAAATAATATATCTGAGTATTCATCTTCTCTTAGACTTAGAAAACTTTTTAAAGATGATATAGATAATATTATAAGCCCAGACGATATTAAGAATTTAAAAAAGCAAAATTATGTACTTATGTTATATAATTTTAATGCTATTGAGAAAGACCAAGAAGCTTTTAATAATATCAACTTAGAAGCTGTGTTTTTACCTAGTGAAAGTTCTCCTTTTACCTATGATAGAACTGAAAAAACAGATATAGATACAGACCTTATTCATTATATTAGAAGTGTTAATGAGTATTGTAGTCAAGAGGATTTAACTGTTAGAGATGTTATATATGGTAGGATACCTTTTGACTTTAAGATAATAGTCAATGATATTGATTTAGCTTATAATTTACAAATGGCTTATTTGTCTAAGCTAGTAAATGAAAGGTCTTTTGGTATATCTATCAAGTTTGCTAGTTATCAAGAACCTTTAGATATTACATATAAACTAAAATTAAATAATATTAGTAATTTTAGTCAAATAGACCCTATCAAATATGGAAATTTATGGCAAATAGATTTCAATGGAACTTTAGAGGGTTATTTTCTTTCTGTTTATTCTAAAAAGATTAAAGGATTATGTAACATTGATGTTACTCTTAAAGTATGTAATGATTTAGAGAACTGTTAAAAATATAACTAAGTTTTAAAAGCTCTTAGTGAGCCTTTATGTAAAGGCTACATTTATACTAGGAGTTATATATGATTAATGTTATCATTGTCAATAAGACAGGCATGAATCAATATGTAGATGTAGATGGTAACGACAAAACAGAAGATACTGTTATAGTCGGACCTCACGAAAGAGTACAGGTATCTCTCCCAAATGAGAAGAGATTTTTAGAGATTAGCAAACAATTTGCTAAATCACTTATAGTAAGAAAAAGATAAGGAGTAGTTTATGGGTAGTGCAAAAGTAACGATAAGACAGCAAGATAGAACATTAACTATTCCTAGTCTATCATCTGTTTATGGTGGTATAGCTATTAGAGCTAATAAAGGTAAAATAGGAGAACCTTTCCTTGTAACAGGTGAAGATGAACTGATAGATAATTTTGGTGAGCCTTTGTTGGCTTCAACTGGGTATTACTCTGCTATGACTTATCTTGGTGAGTCAAATAAGTTGTGGGTAGTGAGAGCCGCACACGAAGATGTTAAGTATTCTGTGGCTTTAGTTAGAAGTAAAGTAAGCAATATTCCAACAGACCCTATCATAGATGGGTATATCCCTGACCCTATTGTTAAACCTTTAGATGGTGGAATGACACAAGAAGAGTTAGATAGTTATATCTTCCCACTGTACAGCACAGATAGAATATATGAGTTAGCAGAAAATACAATCTTTGCAAATGCAGATGATACAACTAAAGTTAGATTAAATAACCTTGATGGTCTTAAAGTTGGTGATAAGCTAGTATTTAACACAGGAGATATAAATTCTCTTAATAATGATAATATAGCTTATGGTATAGTTGATTTATATACTCAAGATTTAACTTATGATAAAATAACAGTAGATACAGCTATAAGTGGGGGTGAAGGTGTTGAGGTATTTAAAGATGATGGAGAGGGGAACCTAACAGCTTATCCAAACCATCCTAAAGTAGTTAGAGATTTTACTAGTTCTAAAGAGATTTTAGTAGATAATGCAGACTATATAGCAAATGGAGATTTAATCTCTATAGGTGGAGCAACTGCTACTTTCGAAAGCAAAGAAGTATATCAAGAAGTAGGTAGCTTTGTAGAGCTTGACAATAAAGTTACTTTAACAAAAGACTATAAGGTATATAAAATCTTACAAGATAAAATGGAAGACAGAGATGCTTTCTTGGTTGCTAGTGCAAATCAAGGTAAATGGGGTAATAAAATCTCTATAGGTATAGCACCTGCAAAAGATGATATAGAACTAGGAGCTTTCTTAGTCTTAGTTTATTATGATGGGGTACAGGTTGAAACTTGGAAAGTATCAAGAAAACAAGTTATCAATGGTAATGGAGACCAGTTATATTTAGAAGATGTTATCAATGGTAAATCTAAATACATCTTAGTTAAAAACAATGTAGCAGATGTTAGCTATATTGATGGAGAACCTGAGTTACCTTTATTTACTAATTATAGTTTATGGTTACAAAATCCAACTGATTTATTCCAAAAACAAAGTATAACTTTAGAAGAGAACTTACTTCAAGGTCATACAGAGGTTAAGTTAAATTCAGTTGCAGGTTTAGCTGTAGGGAATAGAATCAAGTTCGAGATAGACATCAATGATAAACTATCTTCTGAGTATAAAATCTTGTCTATAGATAGTAATAACAACACTATTATCTTAGATAGACCTATAGTTGAGGTAGAGATAAACAAAGAGATTATAGATGAAAATGGAAGTACTTATACTGCAAGTCTATATAAATTTGATGATACTGTAACAGATTTAGCAAATGGTATCAAAAATGGAGTGCAGTATTATCCATTAACTAAACTAGATAAAGTTTATTATAACTATCCTATGGGTGTTAGCTTTAGTATAAGTGGCATTGATGGTAAACTTGTTGATGCAGGTGCAAACCTTATGAAAGGTGGGGATGACGGAAGTCCTGTTACTGTTTCTGATATGGTAAATGCTATTAAACTGTTATCCAATAGAGAAGAAACTCCTGTAACATTGTTACTTGATGGAGGATACACTGTTCCTGCTTATGCACAAGCTCTTTATGAAGTGGCTAAAAATCACGATTTAACTCATGTGTATTTATCTTCTGATATAAATGCTGAGTTAAGTGCTAACTATAAAAATGAGATAGTTGATTATAAAGCAAGTCTTAACTTAAACACTGAAAAAGCAAGTGTATTTACAGGTTGGTTAAAAGTTTTAGATGAATATAATCAAAAAGAACTTTATATTGCACCAGACGGTTTCGCCGCCGCTTCACAAGTATTTACAACAGATAACTATGCTATGTGGTATCCAGCCGCAGGTTGGAAACGAGGTAAAATCGTTGCTCTTGATATAACTAGAAAATTCTCTGAGGGAGATAGAGACTGGTTTGTAGATAATAGAATAAACCCTATTAGATATAAAAAAGGTTCAGGCTTAGTTATATGGGGTAATGAAACTCTTATCAGTAACCCATCTCCATTACAACTTAGAAGTGTAGCTATGCTGTTAATCTATATCAAATATGGATTATATGAAGCACTTGAAAATGTAGAGTTCGACTTAAATGATGAAACAACTTGGAGCTTAGTTGAAGGCTCTATAGATGGCTTTATGAGAGATGATGTACAAGCTAAAAGAGGTGTTTATAGTTATAGAGTAGCTGTTAAAGATGTTATAACTGATACAGATATAGCAAATAGAAGGATGCCTGTATTCTTAGGTATTCAACCAACTATGGATATAAAAGAGATACCTGTTACCCTTGCTATATATAACAAGGGACAAAAAATAGAAGTAAGTGTGTAAGGAGAACGGTATGCAAATAGGTATAAATAAAAGAAAAGCATTGTTAGGCGAAGCTCAATCACTCTTACATTGGGATGTCGAGATCGTTAATCCTCCAAAGGCAATAGGAGCACCTCCAAAAGGTTTTCCTATTAGGATAACAACTTCTGATATGCCGATAGAACAAGAAGAGTATCAAGATGTAGAGCTTGGAGGTCATTCTTGGACTGGCTCAGTTAAAGTGATAAAAGCAGGAGAAATTAACTTCGAGCTATTTGAAGGAACTGACCAAGTAGTAAAAGACTATTTCTTGAAATTGCTAAATGCTAAATGGTCAGGAGATGGAAAAGAGACTTATGGTATTCAGCACACTATGGCTGATTTAAAATGTGATGTTAAAATTACATTGAGAGGACCTGATGATAAACCTACAAGAACTTATCTTTTAATAGGAACACTAATAAGGAGAACAAGTGTAGGTAGCTTAGGTCAAACAGCAGAGTTGCAAAGAATAGGTGGTGCTATGAAGTATGATGACTTCCACGAAGGCACTGGAGGAAATGTAGTTTATTAAGCTACTAAAGAAAAGTTAAGAGGAAAAACCTCTTAACTAATATTATAAGGAGAAAAGAACAATGAAGATAATTGCAGGACTAAAAAATTTAGATGGGGTAAGTGGATATACTGTAGTTATAACTTTATATTCAGAAACAGAACCTATAAAAGGTGTGATAAATAAAAAAGCAGTAGAAAAACTTTATCAAAAAATAGATATTATTTTAAAAGATAAAATGTTTAAAGGCATGAAAGTTGGTCGTATTCCTAAACCAAAAGAAAGTAATGGCGAAATAAGGCAAGGTATTATTGTAATAAATATTAAAGGAGTGGGTTCTAGTGTAGATTTACAGAAAAAAAGTGAAGAATTTATAAATAAACTAAAAACTATTTTAGGGGTGAAATCTCAAAAAGGATACAATAATAGTTTAACTGCTATATCTATACATATAAGAAGTTTATATTCAGGATTTGAAAAAAGAGCAGACAAACTTTTTGATAAAAAACCGACAGGATTATATAAGGCAGAAGCTTTTGCAGGATATATAAAATCTTCTAAGGCTATTATTTTAGATAAAAAGAAGTTTGAAAATATGCTAATAGGTTAAAAGGAACTAAAAGATGAAGATAGGTTTAAATCAATTAAAAAAAATAGGAGAAATTGGAAATAACTCAAATTGGTTAGTCAGATTTAGTAAACCATCTTCATCTTCTGTTTCTGTGTCAAATACTTTAAATGCTATTGATAATAAATGGTTTCCTGCTATGAGTGTAGATTATAACCAACTTTCTGTTACAAAGGTTGATGTAACAATAGGACCTGATTTAGTTATTCCTATACCTGTAAAAGCTGAGAAAGCTAGTAAGGTATCTATAGGGTTTTATGATAAAGATTTAAAAACTTTAAGATTAGCTTTAATCTCTTGGGTAGAAAATAACACTAAATTGTATAATAAGCATCTTGCACCAGATATATCTAAATTGAAAAGTATTGCTTTACAGTTAGATATTATTCACACAACTAAGCAAAAACAAGAGGTGTATAAAGATTCTTATTATGTAATATTAGATGAAGATATATCTTTTCATGGAGATTATCAATTTTTACTAGACACTAATACAGTAAGTTTTATGATTGTAGGGTATAATTAAAAATAAAAAACAAAAAGGAAGAACAATGAAAATAATTGCAGGGTTACAAAGTAAAGCAAATATTGCAGTTTATACTGTATTTTTTAAAAACAATGAAGATATGAATAAAGCTTTAAAATTAAATGATAAACTAAAAATAGTTCCTGATAGTGAAATTGAAAATATAGAAAAAGAGTCAAACGATAGATTAGCACATTTTGATTTTTCTTCTAAATATGCATCTCAGTTTGATATAGAGATAGCAAAGAAGTTAAAATTAAAAGTGGGTTATGCTCTATCAAAATAAAAATAAGGAACTAAAAGATGAGTGAGAATATAAATAGTTCAGACTATATAGTTATTGCTAAGGAAGACTTTCCTACAAAGTTTAGAAGTTATACTCATGTAAAAGAGATATACACTAGAGGATTATATTATAGTGAAGCAAACACTTTAGCAAAATATATAGGAACTGAATTAGTTTTATATTCTCAATTAGCTAAGTTATATGAAAATGTAATTAAGTTCCCTGAAGACTCAAATCTTACTATATATGATATGGAGATAGGAGATTTTATTATAGCTATGATAATCTCTTCTATCTATACTAAAAAACATTTTGGATGGATACCTAGTGTTGATTGTCCTCATGTGATTAAGAACCCTGAAATAGGTGCTACAATAAAAGATATTGAAAAGCTACAGAATTTACCTATTTTAAGTGAAGAAGAACAGAAAGAGCTAGAAGAACTTAAAAAGAAATTAGGTATATTACCTGAAGAAGTTCCATGTAAAGGTAAAGTGAAAGAATTGATAACTTTAGATGATTTAGATATAGAAACTTTTGTTAATCTTGAGGTACCTAAAAAAGTTATATTGCAAAACGGTAAAATAGAAAAAAACATAAGACCTTTAACTGTTAGAGATTTAATTATTTTAAATGAAAAAGATTTTAGTGATATAGAAAAAATAGACAAGAACTTAATGTCTTATGCTTTACTTATAGATGATAAGGATATATCTTATAAGGAAAAATACAATATAGTTATAAAAAGCTTATATGGAGAGTTGATAGACTTAATAGAATACAATAAAAGATGTGAGTTACATATTAATCCTATATATAAAAGATGCGAGTATTGTAGAAAAGAAGTTAAGCTTAAACTAGGATTGATGTCATTAAAGGCTTATCCCTAACTTTAAGTATTCAAGTATTATTCAAAACAGATTAACATATATGAAATGGTTTAATATGGACATTTCTGAAAATGCTTTCTATGAAGATGTTATTAATTTATTAGAGCTTGAAAAAGAAAAACGAGAAAAAGAGAAGAACAAGTCATAAGGACTTATAATGGCAAAGAAAAAACAAGAAGAGTTACTTTATGTGTGGGATAGTGATGGAGGTTTTTATAGACCTGTTGCACCTAATGATAAAGTTTATTACGATGAAAAAGATATAATAAGAACTATTCCTAAAAACAATACAGTAAATAAAGCTAATCTTTATATTAAAGGAAAGGATTATTTTACTGAACCTAAAGTTAATAAAACAAGTAAGACAAATAAGCAAGATAAAGATTTAGTATCCCTAAAAGATTTAAATTTATTGAAGAGAAATATAGAGAACTCTGATTTAACTAAAATTGTGAAAGAGTTAAACGAAATATTAAATAAAATTTCTAATGAAGAAATACAGCAAAAAAGTAAAAAAGCTTTAGATACCTTAAAAGAATTACAAAAAGTAAAAAATAAAAAAGTCTTACCTGATAACCCTAAATATAATGAACTGAAAAAAGAGAAGTTATTATTGAACACTAAATTAGTAAATGAATTAACTTCAATTCAAGATTATATAGACAATTTAACAGATAAAATAGAAGGTATAGAACACCGAATAAATAGCTCTAAGTATATATCTAAAAAATCTAAGAGAAGTTATGAAAGTGTATTAAATCATATTGAGAAAAAAGAAGACTTACAAAAGCTTGAAAAGATAATAACTAAAGAGTCTCTATCTAGCGAATTGTTGATAAAAATGTTATCTAGTATTAAGCAGGACATAGAAGCTAAAAAAGAAGACTTTGAAAAAGAGGGAATAGATTATCAAAAAGAATATTTATCTAAGATTGATGAAATAGCAATTAATTATCAAAAAACAGGATTACTAGACACTTCTGAGATAAAGAAGATAATTAAGTCATTAGACGAGTCATCTGTAGATGTTAATATTAGAGTAGATATAAAAGATAGTTTAAGAAAACTTGAAGAGAGTACTTACATTAAAACTATTCAAAATTTATTAAGTGAGCAGGTAGATATTTTTACTAAAACTTTAAGTAAAGATGAAGAGAAAAAGATAGAACCTATTAAAAAAGAATATCAAGCCGGAAGCTTGTCTTTTAAAGATTTTACTAAAAAGGTATCTGAGGTAGGGATTAATATAGAACGGCTCTCTAAAGTCATTGACAGTCTTTCTGAAAGTAATAGATTAAAAGATAATCTTATTCAGTCTTATATGGAGAAAATTAAGGATAATTTTAGTTCTGAAAAAGATAAAAAAGAGTTATTTTACCTCGAAGAGTTATACAGACAGAATAAAATAACTACAGAAGAGATAACTAATCAAATAAAAGCTCTCTCTAAAGGGTTAGATAATAAATCCCAAAGTAAAGTAGAAGAGTATCTGTATGAATTAAAGACTACAAATGAGGTCTTAGTCGAGAACTCTAAAGAAACTAACCTTGATAAGATAGCAGAACAGAATAAGTTAGAAAGAGAAGAGAAACTTATTGAAACATTAGAAGATGCTACTAATTCTTTGAAAGATATAAAAGCAGATAGAAATATTATGGGTAAAGTACTTGGCTCTTCTAGTGCAGAGGAGTTAGGAGAGAATTTAACTGATACAGTTTTAGACCAAATAGGTGATGCATTAGATTTAGATTTTTTGAGAGATGAAGATAATCCAAATAAAGGTAAAAGAAGAAAAGGACGAAGAACTACAAGAGGTAAATCCAAAGGTAGATTTAAGTCTTTAAAAAATATCACTAAAAGATTTGGTAAGAAAGGTAAATTTTTATCTAAGCTTGGTGTGGTGTCTAAGATACCAACTGTTGCTAAAGGTGCAGGTTTAATATCTGCAGGAGTAGGGTTATATAATTACACAACTGCTGAAAATGAAGAAGAACAAAAAGATGCAATAGGTAGTACTGTAGGTAGTTTTATAGGAGGGGGTTTAGGAACTTTCTTTGGACCTGCAGGGACAGTAATTGGAGCTTCTTTAGGTAGTATGGCAGGGAGCTATGTATCAGGCTTATTTACAGATATTGATGACTATATACCTAATGATATAAAAGAAAAAGGGGTTATAGATGAATTAATGTACATTGATGAAGTCTTAGAACCTCAAGTAGAGCAGTCAATTCAAAATAAAGATGGTAGCTTTGAAAAAGATGATTTAGATGAACTTAGAAAATATAGAAAAGAGTTAGAGAGTGAAAAGTTACCAAATTATCTTAAAAGTTTAGTTAATAAACAAAACAACTACCAAGATGATAAAGTAAAAGCTAGAGGATTATTGAAAAAGCTATCTAATATACCTGATAAAAAGTTATACACCGAAATTGCTTCTATTCTTGATAAAGAGTATAAATTAAGTAAAAAAACAGATAGTAAGAACAATATAAAAGTAAAATCTCCTAAGATGTCTGTTGTAGCTAGTTATGCTTTAGGTGAAGATAAAGAGCTAACTAAAGAACAGAAAGAAGAAGCACAAAAAGGTAATAATACAGATATATTACCTAAGATAAAAGATGAAGAACAGAAAAAAGAGAGTAAATCTTGGTTTAGTAGTGCTGTAGATAGCATTAAATCTTTCTTTGGGATAGGTGATGATAAACCTATAACAACTTCTATGGATAGTAAATCCACAATGACACCGCAAGAGATGGCTAAGTATGCTCCTAGTTCAAGGATTACTTTACCATCAACTTCTAATTATGGATTTAACACTAAGCAGTTAATATCTGATTTAAGAAGAGATGAGGGGGTTATACTTCACAAATATAAAGACCATTTAGGCTATGACACTATAGGTGTAGGTCATCTTATCGATAAAAGAGCTGGTATTCCTCTTAGATATATCATAGGAGAAGATAAAAATAGGATAACTTCAAGTGAAGCAGATTTTATATTGCAGTATGATATTAATAGAACAGCTAAATCTTTGTATAGCAGGTTGCCTTGGCTGAAACAACAACCTGAAAATATACAAAGAGATTTATTGAATATGGCTTTTAATATGGGAGTACCAGGGCTTTTAGGGTTTAAGAATACATTAAAGAAAATAAAAGAAGGTAAATACACTGAAGCTAGTTACGGATTACAAGATTCTTTATGGTATAAGCAAGTAGGTAAAAGAGCTAAAAGAATTGTAGCAGATGTTTATTACACTGGTTTAAGATTAGCTAATAAAAAGAAAAACACTACAAATGTTAAAGAACCTAATGTTGCTATTGTTAAGGCAGGAGAAAAAACAGAAGCTAATAAAGTTAATACGCCTATAAACACTAAAGTAGCTAACCAAGATAATAATTGGATATTACCTAAAGATAAAGATAGTTCTAAGGTATCTGATAGTGTTGATATACCGGAAAGTAAGACTAGAATTATAGATGGATTGTTAGAGCAAGGTATTAGTAACCCTGTAACCTTGTCTCTAGGTGCAGATGTATCTGTAGAGCAGGTTAATAAATATTTAGAAAATAGAGGTAAAGTTAAATCTAGTAAATATGAAACAACTGGAGATAAAGTTATTACAGCTAAAAACAACGAAGATAAATCAAGTAGTAAAGATAAAGTAGATAGTTCAAATAATACAGTCGTTAATAACACAACTGTATTTACTTCTAGTGGAGATGATTTTAGAATATCTAATCATGGTTTGGAGATTATGGCTAATGTAATATAGAGTAGGAGAGGATAATGTTATTATATGATAAGCTTGATGATTTATTAGACAATTATGGAGTTTCTATTATATCAGAAAAAGCAGATATAAGACTTACAGGACTTATAAACAATCCTAGTTTCTCTTATTCAAATTCAGCTAGTTTAAGCAATAATACTGCTGTTGCTATGACGGAAAATTTAGTTAAAGGTAGTATAAATTCTATAACTAAAAGAACAGGAACTAAAGCTTTGTGGGATGCTATTAAAGGTAACTTTCAAACACTGAGAAGCACTTATAGAGGTTATGATAGTGCAGATATAACCTCTTTTTCTATCACAATGCACTTATTTCCTAATAAATTTAGAAACGGTAGTGTCAAAGACATTGAATATCAATTAAGTAAATTAACCCAACCTGATACTAAGTTTGGAGATAAAGATAGAGACGGAAAAATAACAGATTATATGAAAAGCTATCTTTATGATGTAAACACCTTTGAAGGTTTAGAACAAGGTAAAGATGTGTTTAAAGGTCAATTATTGTCTTTATATATTGGAAAGCACTTTAGAATTGATGGAGATTTATTCTGTGATAGTGTCAGCAGAGATGTATCTAAGTGGGTAACTGTTGATGGAACTCCTATTTATAAAGAAGTTACTTTTAATTTATCAACTTATAGGGTGATGAACGCAGAAGAACAAGCAAGTTGGGTATTAAGATAAAGGATAATTTATGATAGATTCAAGCTTACCTAGTCAATTTAAAGAAATATACAACCAAGAGAATTATCTACCTGTTGTTAATGGCATTACAGATATTAACAATTCTCAATTCATAAAAGATTTAATGGAATTACCTTTTAAATTAGTAACAGTTGAAATGAGAGAGCTTGATGAGTTAGCACTTATTTATTTAGGAAGTGAACAATTATGGTGGGTAATTTCTTATTTTAATAAAGTAGTAGAACCTATAGATTTTATAAAAGACTATACAAATGTTAAGATACCTTATAGTGCAGAACTAGAAGAGTTAATGTTATTATATATCAATGAAGAAAAAAGTTTATATATAAATGATAAATATAATGAAGATTTAGATGAAGGTTTAGAGTATGTATAGCTTAGGTGGTAAAGGTTATATAGATATTAAAATTGATAATTTCTTTACTAACACTTTTACTTTTAATTATTTTAAAGCGAACTCTTATGCGGATTTAAGATTACCTATTGCTGAGGTTTCTATAAACACTACAACTTTAAAACCTATTGCAGGTATTAAAAAGAACAATACAAAAATAGTTATTAGTTATGGAAGAGATACAACTAATAATGAAACATACAACTATTTAATAAAAGACTTTTTAGTGAAGCAAGATAAAAATAAATATAATGTTATTTTGTATTTAGTAGCTGATTATTCTAATATATTGTATAACTTCAAACAAGATATATATGACACTTTAACATCTGATTTAGTTCTAAAAGCTTTAAGCATAAATAAATCTATTGATTATATTGGAGCAGACCAACAAATATGGATTAGACATTTTCAGTCTGATTATGAATGGATAAGAAGAGTATTGAAAAATAGCTATATAGCTAACTCTTTGGCTATAGGAGCTTACAGTAATAAAACTAAGTTAATTGTAAAAGATATTAAGAAAGAACTTGATAAGTCTGAAAAACATACTTTTAGTAACACTTCCAAAGAGGGTGTAGATTATATATTCGACAGTTATCAAATAGAATCTAATTTTGCTTTAGCAGGTGATTTAGTAACTAATGGTAAAGAGTACACTTTCTTAAATTTAGTAGATAGTGAGTATTACAGCTATAAAGCTGATAGTATATATGATGAAAAAAATACAAATAACTTCAATAATGTTATATTTGATAATGATAATACTTATAAAGATTACTATAAGTCTGAAATATCTAATTTAACAACTAAGATAGATTTCTTTTCAATGAATGTTTATGGGGAGTTAAAAAACACTTTTTTTAAAAGCTCTGAACTAGATTTATTAGATGTTGTAAGAGTAAATATCCATGAGTTCGTAGATAATATTGACTCTCAATTTTCAGGTAAATATCTAGTTACTGAGAAATCTATTTATATCTCTAAGGAAGATAACATTATAAAAAATCGTTTTAGGTTTAATAGATTATGAATAATATAGTATTAAAGAACTATTTTGATAGTAAATCATTAAAAGGCAAAGATTGGATAGGAATTGTCGTTGCTGTTAATGACCCTAAGAAAGATTTTAGAGTCAAAGTGCAAATAGATAATTTAACAGATAAAATTGATAAGAAGTTCTTGCCGTGGTATGTAGTTCCCCATCAAGCGGGGGATATGGGAAATGCACAAGGAAAGAAACCACCTGTTAATTCAAGAGTTATAGTTTCATTTTATACTGATGATATTTATAACGGATATGTGAAAGAGGTAATACCTAGTATTGTACCTGTAAAAGCTTAAGGAGAGATAAATGAACTTAATGGATAATAGTTATTATAATAGTAATGTTTATCACTCTAAAGGTAAAGAAGTAGGATACTTAAATTTATTAAAAGATTTGTCAGAAATAACATCTATTAATACTACAACAATAGAAGAACCTAAAGAAGTAACAACTTTAAAAAACTTTATAGATAAATATAAATATCCTAAAGAAAATGTTAAATCTTATCTGTTAGATAGAGAAACATTATTGAAGATGAAACCTACATTAGACACTATTTTACTAAATATACAAGATAATCTTTATTTTGTAGAAAATATTTTAGATGATTTAGTTGAAATTACAATGCTTATATATTTAAAGGAAGAACTTAATTATCATCACAGTTATATCTATCAAAATATGATAATAGAATACACTTCTAAGACAATCTTTAGTAAAGCAAAAGAAATAGCAGAACAATCTTTGTTAATGATTGTAGATAAAAGTTTATTAGATAGTCAAGATAGTTTAAATAAAGTTATACAAGATAGAAATTATGAAGACAATTATTTTAAATCAAATATAAATATAGCAGATATTGATTTATCTTTTTTAGATATAGTATTAAACGACACATACACTGAAGATTTGATAACAGATTCAATGCTTAGTTTATCCAACGGTTATTTTATTTTAAATCATTTAATATCTTCTAGTATTAGTTCTAAGCAAAATAATAATGCAAGTATGCTAAGAGATAGGGTAATAGATTATCTTTCAAATGAAGCTAATCTCAGCTCATTACAAAGAGATTATTTATATCTATTGCAGTCGAGTAAAAATCAAAGCTCCTCTAAATACTTCTTAGCAGATATTGTTTTATATTTTAGGGTTATTAGAGAGATGACTTCAAGAATGTATTATTTACATCAAATTGTTTATATGAAATCTGAAAGACCTATGCTAGTAAGCATTGAAGATAGAAAAGATATTTTAATCTCAACTTATTCTACTCAAAAAGCTATTGCTAATCTCAATATGAGTATTAAGTATCAAGATATTAGTGAAGATGATATTAATTATATAAAAGAATACACTCTTGAATTTGATGAGTTGTATCTGCAAAAAGAAACTGTAAATATAGCTAATGACACCATTAGAGCTGAAACTAATAAAGGTTTATTAAATGTTTATATAGCTAAAAATTACATATATGAAGATAAGATAAACTCTTTCAATTATAGGTATGAAGATTATCATCCAAATATATGGAGTGAGTTAGTTAAATTTGATAAGCTAGAATTTTATGATTACACTTTAGAGTTTATATACTCTGATTATATTGAAAAAATAAAATCAGATTTAGTAACTTTTTCAGCTAACTTACAAAACAATTATGATAATCAAATAAATATAGAGAACTTAAAAAATGATTATCTTTTTGATTGGGATGAAAATAATAAATCTAATTATTGTAATAGTGTTTATTTAGAAGATAATATACTTAAATTAAATCAAGTTATAGAATTTGTTGATAGTGTTTTTTCAATTTTCAATTTATATGAAGCACCTTTTCAAACAGATATAAACAATAAAATCACAGATTTAACAAATGCTTTGAATGATTTACCTAGTAAAGTTCTTGAAAGTGCTATCCAAGATATAACTAATCAATTAACAGAAAAGTTGAACAGTTTAATAAATATACCAGATATTCAAGCAGTTTTAGGTGATGATATTTTAGTAGATAAATATATAAACTCTTTAAAACAAACTCTAAATGATTTGTTATCTTCTATACCTAATTTAGATAGTATATTAGATGATATGAAAGCTAGTTGTAATTCTGCAGGGTTAAGTTCTAATGTAGGAACTTCAATAGACCAGATAGTAGATAATATCTTAAAAGATGTATTATTGGATAATGAAGGATTAAGTAATGATATTTTTATAAATGGTATTATTGATGAAAATGGAAAGATAGTGAATATCAATAATTCTATAGATATACAACTAGGTGGAGGTTTAGAATTATGTTAGATAATCTGCTTAGTAGTGTCAATTCTCATATAGAAACTAATTTCGTAAGCACTTTAAATAATAATCTAAGAACTTTAGATTTTGAAGATGATGTAATTGATAGTTTAAATGATATATCCAACTCTATTTCAGATGGATTAAGGGTAGATAGTTTTACTTCAAACGATATACTTGAAGCTTTGTGTTTAGATAATCTTTTAGATTTATTTGATTTACTAAAAAGACTGTTTAATTTTAGAATATTTGATGATTTATTACAATTTCTTTTATCTTTATTAGCTATGTTACAAGCTATTTTAAATATGAAGATACAACTAAATGAAGAGTTACTATCAAAGGTGCATGATACTCAAGATAATAAAGTAGCTTTCAAAAGGTTAGATTTTAGTATAGATGATAAGGTAACCACCTCTCCCCCTAAAGTAACTAATCCTGATTATTCTTTAGATGAAGACTATCCTGACAGTTATGGCTATGTAGATAGAGTATTGAATTGGTTTAAAGTTAATAAGAAACAAAAGACGGCTGAGGTAGTTCATCCTAGTGGCTCTTTTGTTAAGATAGATAAAGTAGGTAATTTTGTAAAGAAGATAACAGGGGCTTTTAAACAAATAGTAATGAAAGATTTTACTACAAAAGTTTTAGGTAGCTATGATTTGATTATAGATGGAAGTCAGTACATTAAAGTGAATAGTAATATACAGATTATTTCAGGTAAAAAAATAACTATGAAAGCACCTTTAATAATATTAGACACTCCTTTAACACAATGTACTGGTAGTTTAAAAGTAGCTAAAGAAATTGATGATATGTTAGGAACTGTAACTCATCACGAGCATAGTGTTAAAGACCATTCTGTGGCAGTTAAGAGAGGTTAGAAAATGACTTATGATAATATTATAATTTACTCAGATATAGCAAAGAGTAATGATAAGTCTTTATATAATTATAAATCGGTTTTGGATGCTGTAGAAAATGTTTTATATACTAGAGTAGGAGAAAGACCTCATAATAGGCTATTTGGCTCTAAGATAGAAGATTATCTATTCGATTTATGTACTGAATTAAATGCAAGATTTATACTGTCAAATATTATCTATTCTTTAAGTGTATGGGAGAAGAGAGTAACTGTTTTACCTGAGTCAGAGGTAATAGCTGATTGTGAGAACAGAAGGTATATAATTAATCTATACTTAAAAATAAAAGGTTTAGAAGATATAGTTAATTATTCTAAAGATTTATATTTAAAGACTAAAAAGTAAGGAAAAGAAGTGGCAACTGAAATAATATCATCTAATAATATATCTTTTGTCAATATTAAGCAAGATATTGATAATTTTTTAAAGAACTCTTCTAACTATCAAGACATACAAGATAGCTTACCTGCAAGTAATATAACTTTAATTGAAGAGTTGATGGCTAGTTTAGGAACTTATTTAGATTATAAATACACTAGAAATAGAGAAGAAACTTATTTATCAAAAGCTTCTTTACCTAGTTCTATTTACACTATAAGTTCAGTATTTGGTTATAATATAAATAGAGTGTCTGCACCTGTTATTTTAGTTAGATACAATGATGTTCCTACTTTACCTATAAAGAACTTAGATGTTTTTGGAGAATATCAAGGTTATAAATTAATTTATTTTGGAGAAGATAAACTAATAGAAAAAGGAGACTTTTTACAACTATATATTGGAGAACCTATTAAAGAGACTGTAAAAATAGTGTTAGATGAAGAAGGTTTTTTTAGTTATAATGTAATTCCTAATACACTTCAAGCAGTAGATAAAATATTATACAAATATGGAAACACTATAAAAGAACCAACTCCAAATATAGAAGATTTTGTTGTTTTTAATGAGGTTATACAGTTATCTAAAGATATATTTTCTTTGGAGCTTTTTATAACAGATAAAAATAATCGTTATGGTATAGATATACAAACAAATGATGAATTGTATATTGAGTATATAGAAACAGATGGGTATATTGACACTATAAACACTAAAGATATTAAGTTAAATGAAAATTTTATATATTATCAGTTATCTTCAAAAGGAACTAAAGGAGATAGTTTATCTAAAATAAAAAGATTAGCTCCTTTACTTTATTCTACAATGAGAAGAATGGTTACTAATAAAGACCATAGTTTTTTGATTAATGCTAATAAGTATATAAAATCTTGTTATGTAGAGAGTGATAAAGGTGAACCCATAAAATATCAACTAACAATTAGTGATGCAAGTAGAACTGAAATAACTATAAACGGGTTTACATTTGTTAGTATTGAAACTATAGCAAGTGAAATAGCAAGAGATTTATACCAACAGATAGACCATTCTTATTTAAAAGTAAATGTTAGTTATATTGATAATAATTTATATTTAGAAGGACTTAGTGGATTTGATGAATACACTTTTATTTTGCCTGATAATATAGAAAGCTCTATTATTAAACAACCTGTGAAACCTTTATGTTGTACTAATTTAGTATATTATATAAAATACAACACAGTTGATACGCCTATAAGTTTAACAGATTATGAAATGACTTCTATTTCTAGTTATTGTGATATGTATAAGTTAGGGGGAGTTAGATTAATATTTGTTACAGCTCAAAAGATAAATGCTTATTTAGATATAAAAATAAGTTTATATGATAACCAAAAGCAAGAAATAATTATAGATAAAATAAAAGACTATATGAAACAATATGAATTAATTTTAGGTGTTGATTTTAGTTATACAAAAGTTTTAGCAGATATAGCAAATATTGAAGATGAAAATGGAAGACTTATCTCAAATATATACCCTAATCAAGATGAATTTAATTATAATACAGAAGATACAAAAGATAAATATTTAAAGTTCAGTTATAATATTATTTTTATTTAGATAGGTATTGATAAATCTTCTAAGAGGTTATAAAAGATGTTATAGAGAAGAAAATTAAGGGCAAATGAAATGGACATAAAAGAATATATACCTGAGTATCTATTAAAAGAGTATAAAGATGTATCAAGCCCAAATTTTATAGAGAACTATGAACCAAATATAATAACTATATCTGCTGGTATATTAGAGTATTTATTTAAGAAAAATCCTAATATAAATACTTGGTCTGATGAGAACTTTGAAAATTATATTAAAGAGTTTAAAATTGATGAAGTTTTTTCTCAACCTGATTTAATTTACTCTATGAGAAACCCAAAATTATTAGAAGGGTTTTTTAAATTTAAAGGAACTAAATTAGATATCAATTTTCTTTCTAAGCTATGGAAAGATTATTTTTTAAATATAAATTCTGTGGAAAATCAATTTATATCTTCTATTACTGATTTAAACAGAGAAGAACTCTCATCAGAAGACTGTTTATTATCTATCGATTCATTTATGAAGTTAGAGGCAAATACTATAAATGATATGCTGGATAGTGGAAATTTTGAAGAAATAATATTGTATATGCTACAGAGCAGACTATCTAGTTGTGTAAATTATAATATTAAACCTTTTATATTAAACACTTCTGATAGTTATGATTTTTTATTAGATGATAGTAATTTATCCACTACTGTTAAAGAAAATGCAGAGGATAAGTTATGTTATGAAGAGATATATCCTATAAAATATGGAGGAGTACCTAACTATTACTCTAAAGACACTAATTTCAAATACTCAAAAAATACAGATTTAAAATATTTGAAAACTGGTAAAGTACCTGTAAAATATTCTAAGAATACAATTTATAAATATACTAAAGGAAGAGGTATTTTTGAAGACACTTTAAAAATTAAAGTTTTATCTTAATATCTATAAGAATAAGAAATAGGACTTAAAATGAAAGATAAATATCCTTTTAACCTACAAGGTTTTTTTAAAATATATGATTTATCTAATAAAAAACAAATATTATATGAAAGTAATTTAGTTGTAACTAAAGCTAGATATATTTTAAGAGATTTAATGTTTGAGGCTAATGAAGACATTATTATATCTAAAATAAAGTTTGGAGATAAAGGTTGTAGTGAAGAAGATAACATACTTCCTATACCTCCTATGCTTACAGATATAGGTTTAAATGCAAATGAAAATATATATGAAAAGGTTGTAAATAAATCTATATTAGATGCTAATAAAATTGTTTATTCTGTTATACTGGAGAAAGACGAAGCAAATATAGGTGGAAGTTTTAGTATAACAGAAGCAGGTTTATTTAACAATAGGGGTGAAATGTTTGCTAGAAAAACATTTCCTGTAGTGTCTAAAACTCAAGATAGGGCTTATGAGTTTGAATGGACAATATTATTTTAAAAGGATAATAAATGAGTGATATAGTTTTACCATATGAAGAACCTCAATTTATTTATGATGGAGATGATCCTTCTCAAGAAGAGTATGTTACACCTGATGTGGCAAATAGAGCTGGTAAGCAAATACAAGAAAATGTAAAATTTCTAAAAGATATATTAAAACAAGTATCGTCTTCTGCAAAAGATTTAGTAGATGATGAAGTTTCATCTGATTTAGTAGATGGAGATTTCGTTTATAAAAACTCTGATGGTAAGTATTATAAAGCTATAGACGATGGAACTTTAGCTAAAAATGTAATTGGTGTATATAGAGAAGATTCAAACGGAAATAAATCTATTGTTTTAGGTGGTTTTATACCAATGTCTGGTTTGCAGGTTGGAATGAGATACTATCTTTCTGATGAAGAGGCAGGTAAAATATCAACTGAAGGTAGTATCCCTATTGGTATAGCAATAGATGAAAATAATTTACTATTAGATATAGACACTTCTTCTGTAGAAAAAACAGAGGGTATGGTTATCCATCCTAATGTAATAACTAAAGATTATGCTATACCTGAAGGGTATAACGCTATAAGTGCAGGACCAATAACTATAGAAGATGATGTAACTGTAACAATACCAGAAGATAGTACTTGGGTAATAGTATAAAGGAGATTAAAAAATGAGTAAATTAGTTTTAGGAAATACAACTATAACAAATGATAGTAATAGTAGTCCTAGTAACGATATAATTATACCACCTAGTGGTATAGCTAGTCAAGAAGATATTTTAACTTTAAATAATACTATTACTGAAAAGATAAATGGATTAAATATTAGAAATAATAACGGGATTATCGAAGATTTAAATGGTA